AAGTGGTCAAGGAGCTGAAACATTCTTATCAGGTTTCTTAATGGGAGGTTTGGTACAAGGGCCACAATCCCTTCTTACTCAAGCTGCTCCCCAATTAGGTAAAGATCTTTATAACAAATATAAAAATCCTCAAGAATATTCTAAACAGAAAGAGGAAAGAGCGGCAGAAAGAGCTAAGATTACAAATTTCATGAACGTTCTTGCTTCTGATCCCAATAAAGTATTCGATTCAATAAGCGCTAATATTAAAGCGCAAAAAGACTTTTCAGAAATAATGGATCGTGCTGAAGAAAATGGAGATAAAAAAGAACATGGTGATGCTGTACAAGATTCAATATTTACTAACGTACAAACTCTTTTAGATAAAGGTTATATTGATTTATTTACAAATCAGATTGAAGATTATCAAAAATTAAATGACAATGAGCTAGCTGAAGCATTTGGCTATACTACTCAGTCAGGTGCTAAAGATGAATTTAATAAAGATCTAAGAGGTAGACTAGATTCTATCTTAAAGAAAACAAATGATATTAAGGCTCGTCACGAAAAGTATTCTAGTATTAAAAATCCATTTGCCTATGATTCAGATGACTTTGTAGAAAGACTGGATTACTTTGGATTTGAAGAAGCTAGAAAACAAGCTATATATAATGAGTATACATACGACAGAGCGCAAAGTCGTATGGCATCCTTGCTGGAAGCTGTAGCTGCTGACCCTGTTTTAGCAAAAGCTAAAGCTGGAAGAATAACAAGTATTTTTAACGAGTTTCAATTAGATGCAGAACTTGAAACATTAAAGGATGAGATTAAAATCTACGCCGAAGGTGATGCTAAACAAAAAGAAATCTCAGCTAAAAAACAAAGACAATACGACTCTTTATTAAAAATAAAGAATAGTATGAGCAATCACGGTATTGAGGTAGAGCGTGCTCGCAAAGCTGCGGTCAGCCCTGAGAAAACCGATGAAATTAAAAAGGATGTCATTACAAATGAAAGTATTGGCGTAGGCTCAACAGTTAGTTACCAACCTAGATCTGGATTACCTATTTCTGGTAAAGTAATTAAAAAGACAAATACCAAAGTAACTATTCAATACACTGATAAGAACGGCGAGGTAAAAACTAAAGTTGTTAGTATCAATGCTAAAAGCTTAAAGGGAATTGGAACTAGTGGTCAGCAGTTAGAAATAGACTTTGATGGATCAGATCCTGCATCTCGTAATGTAGATTACTTTAAGAAAGAACTTAAAGCTGATTTAGAAGAATACTTAAAAGTATTAGCTGAGAATTCAGAAGATGGAGGACAGCCTATTCTGTCTACAGATATAGATAGAATATTTTCTTATCTAGAGGACTATCTAGAATTAGGAGTAGATGCTAGAGCAGCAAGTATGAACGTTAACTTACTTAACGATCCTATGTACTTCTCTGAGGCAGCTAAAAAATTCAGTGCTGCTGCTAAAGCCGCTCAAGAAATTGCGGCTAAGAAACTACAAGAAGCTTGGGATGTATACGAAGCTCGTATGCAAACTAATCAATTACTTCGCGATATCTACGAAAAATTCAATGTCTTCTTCATGCCGGAAGAGATTGATAAATTAATTAAAGGAGAAAGTATACCATCTGTATTTATTGACGCTGGTACTAAGAAACCAATAGAAACAAATAGCCTTAAGTATAAAGAGATATTAGAATTCTTAGAACTATTTGAGGAGGCTAACGGGTTTACTTTAGCAGGTAAAGAAATATCTGAAGAAGGTGCTGAGTCTTTCCAAAGACCATATGACTTTACAGAAAAGGATGATACTAGAACATATAAAGACTTTGTAAAAGCTTTAGGATTAGATCCTAAACTTAAGAGTCAGATGGTTTCTACAAAAGATTTACTGAATTATATAATCAAAAATAAGTTTAGTAAACCGGGAGCTAAAGCTTTAGCTAGAAGATTAATGACTACCGTCAAAGATTCTGATCAGATAGAAATTAGTTCTACCTCTTCTCAAGCATTTACTTACTCTAAAACTGCAGGTATTACTATAGATTTAAGATACTCTTCAAAAGACTACGGTCAAATGCAAGTTTCTTTAGAATACTCTGTCCTAAATCCAATGCTTCAGAAGATTGTAGAAGAAGGATTGCTTGACGATAAGTTTACTAAGGCTACCACAAATCTTATGGATGCCGTAAGAGAATACTACGAAGCAAATAGAGATTCTATAAAAGATCCGAATCTAAATGCAATGTTTAAATTCATGCTTTCTAGTCCACAGGCATTCTTATCCGAGGCTTTGACTAATACTGTTGCTCAAACAGAACTAGAAGCTATACCGTATAAGAATACAAATAAGAATCTATGGGAGGAAGTATTAGATGCATTTAGAGAGTTCTTAGCTAAACTCTTAGGGTTCTCTCAAAGTTCTAGTAATACAGCTTTGACTGAGGCAATAGGTATTATATCTAATAAAGTAGAAAACAGACCTATTATAGGAAGCACTGAAGATACAGGTATTACTCCAACTGATACAAGCGCTGCAGCAATTACTGTAGATACACCGTTTAATGATATGCCAAGAGATCTGCAGACTATGTTACGTGCAGAACTTAAAATCTTTAACCAGGAACAAATATCTAATAACAAACCTATTATTCCTGATTCAGAAATTACCCGATTCATTAAACAAAACGATAGAGCTAAAAAACTTATTGATAACTACAATAAACGAAACGGTCTTACAGGCACACCTACTAGTACACCTGCAACAGAGCCTACAGCTTTCACAGTTACCGTAGATGGTTACAACATCAATACTTACGAAGATGGAAATATCGATGTAACTAAAGATGGAGAAGTAATAGCAGTTGGACTAGCTAACGAAGCTGAGGCAATGGCTGCTATCGAACAGCATAAGAAAGAACAAAGACCTGTATTTAAAATTAAACAGAAATTCAAAGGTCTACTTATATACACAACTCTTGCTAGTAGTGTAGATGATCTAGATAGCATTAAGGAAGGAGTCATCAATGGGGAAACTTTATTAGCTGAGGCTTTAGCTGATAATGGACAAAGCATTGAAGGTACTACTATAGATGCAGTAATGTATAAGCTTTTTGTAAAAGACAAAGCTCTTGCAGAAAAAGTATACGATGATGCGTTAGCTAAAATGGAGGCTGCGGTTAATGCCGGAGATACTGTAGTAACAACTATAGGACGATTTGCTCAGAAGGCTGATATGGTACTTATCCACACTAACGATAACGTAATTGTTGATAAAGCTGGTAAAGATGCTGTATCTAGAGTTAGAGCTTACGAAAGCGCAGCTAAGAAAACAAAGGTTAAAAGCAATATCCAGATCTTAGAGATTGACTCTCCTATTATAGACGTACTTACAGGAAAAGCTAAGGCTACATCTCTTAAAGAGAAGTACAAAGGCAAGGTAAAAGAAAGTATCGAGAATGCTAAATCTATGGAGGAGCTTGATGATATTAACAGAGAAACAACTTCTTTAATTCTTGAAGATGAGAACCTTACAGCTGAAGAGTTTAAGGAACTTATGAATAAAAAAATGCAGGAATTATCATCAAAAATTCCTACCTTTGAAGAAGTAGAGAAGAACGATTTAGTAGTAATGAAAGATAGAAAACAGTACGGTCGAAGCGGCATTGTACAAGTTCTTGGAAAGAATACTACTAACGGCACGGTTAAAGTAAAACGACTTAATTCAAATGAAGCTATGACTTTATCAAAGGAAGAATTCGAAAATGGTGCCGAGTACATGTATCGCGCAGGTACTGAGAAACTTGAACAAACTGTTACAATAACTGCTGACGAAAAACAAAACTCCAACTCTAATATGGAAAGCGCAGGAGACATTAATAATGTTGACGCTATCAGAGAAGATATGGAAAAGGCGAAGAACTCTTCTGCCGAAGATATAGATGATGAATTTACTAACTCATTTGGCTGCGAATAATGATTAACTGTACCCTAAGTAACAAACAATTAAGGATCCTTCGTACTAAAATTGCGAAGGATCTTTTGACTTATGTAGATAACAACGAAAACTTTGATCTTAAAGATTATCTATCTAAAATCTACAATCAAGTTAACGATGCTACAAAGAACCAGAACTTAGCTTTGGACTATGCTAGAGTATCTCTTCCTTTTATCAAACAGCTTTTAGGAGTAGACAATACTCTTGAGAACTTACCTGAGCAAGGATTAAATATTGCTGAGCTGTACAAAACAACTAGATTAGCTGGAGACGATAAGAATGGTTTTCAAGTCGTAGTAGACTACTTAGGTGTTACTATTAATCCCGCTAAGAATCTTGGTGAGGTAAAAAAAGATCTTGAAAAAGAAGAAGATCAAGAAAAAGCAGCTAAGAAAAATGTCGATAATCGCGTAGTTCCTACTATCTATAAAGAGACAAGAAAGCCTTATGATCCTGTATCAACTAGTATGCAGGAAGTTTTATCTGGTAAACCGGAATCGGTAAGAGATCCTAGAATGAAAATATACAGTGACATTACCAAAATGATACTGGATAAAATTCCACTTGGTGGAGCAAAGGACTTTGAAGGAATTGAATATCCAGGAGTAAACGGGGGGATCTTTGTTAAGATGATGCGATACAATAGAATCGCAGTTAATGATACCTTTCCTCATGTAAAAGAGGTTATCGAATCAGGTGTAGACCAAGACTATATAATTGAAGACTATAACTTTGCTTTTGTTTATGTACTAACCGATAAAGACGGCAATGAACTTCGCTTTAACGATAAGGGAGAAGTTACCAAAAGTGGAACTTTAGTTTATTACAATACTCGATTTCTACCAAAGAGAGGATCGAATAAGTTATTTGATGTAGACAATGTTACTAATACCCAAAAACCTATAGAGGTTGCTAAAAATTTAGGTATTTCTATTGAGGAAGCAACAGAATTTTTAAGAAGTGGCTTCGAGGAATTAGCAAAGGCTTACGATTATATTAGATTAAAAGATGGTAATAGTATAATGTATTCTATTACCGGCGGAAGCAAAGGTGCTATTGTGGATAATAACCGCAAGATGGTTCCGTTTCAAACTAGAATTTTTAGAAACGAGCCCCTAAGCTTTGCCTTTTATGCTAAAGACAAACTAAAACCTGGAGATTTCTCAGGGGTATATGTAACCGGTGCACAATCTAACTACCCGGTATTAATAGCTCCTAGAAGTATATCTGATTCGCTTGCAACAGACTTGGTAGAAATGTTAACGAAATCCGTTAATAAATCTGATGGTCAGCCGCTAAGTAATAAAGAGAAAGTTGACATACTTTCTACATACATACTTAACTCTGTTAAAGATATACAGTATGGTGTAGATAAAAGCAATGGGGCAATATACATAAAGCTAGAGGGACAACCTTTAAAGCTTTCATCGCCAGAAGCAGCTGATACATTAAAGAACGTTTTCCTAAAACAACCTAGTGGATTTGATAGAAAAAACATTATAGCATTACCGCTAGCTAATAGCAACAAAAATGTTACAGTCTTTTCTAGAAATCCTAATGGTACATTTAGCACAGAGTCTGTTCCGTACATGACGTACTTGGAGCAGAATATGGACATGAACGTAGAGTTAGACGAAGACGGACTACTTAAACGTTATAACCCATACTTTAATCTTATGATTAACCTTGACAGTATGGGCAAGGTATTATTAGATAATGGTAATGTAGACGAAAAAGAAGAGACTAATAATGAAAAGGTAGCTAGACTTAGAGCGGAGGAACAAATAGAAATTCTTAAGAAAATACCTAACATAGATAGTTATAAAGTAAAAGGTAAGATTGATAGCAATCTTATGCCTGAAGATATTAAAAAAATATATCAGGAAATTTATGATAGATATGATGCTGTTATCACGCCTATACTAAGAGATCAGATAGAACTTGAGATAATGGAAACTCTTTCTAAGGTTCAAGATGTAGCAGCATTTACCGGGGCTAGAGATCTAACTCCAAAGGAACAAACCGAACAAGATAGAATTATAGCAGAGATTACAAAGAAGTATTTAGGAAGTTCTAAAAAAATAGCTAAGCCCGTAACTAATACTACAGAAAACAAACCAGAAGAGTTTGTTAATCATTCTGGAGGAGCATATGGCGGAGATACTCTTTGGGATATTATAGGAAGAAGATTTGGTGTAGTAGAACACAGACATTATAGAGAAGCAAGTAATAGGAATCTATCTAAAAAACTTAGAGACTTTGGTGTATCAGCAACTGTCCTTACAAAGGAACAGATGGATACAGCCAGACAAGAGATAAAAGACTTAATTAATAAAGATTACCCAGATACCGTAGAAGGAAACTTACAGGTAAGAAACTACTACCAAGTTGCTAATGCGGATTCTGTATTTGCAGTTGCTCCAATTCTTAGAGTACATAAGGATACAAGAGGAACAGTAGTTAAAAAAATAAAGGCTGTAACGGGAGGAACGAATACAGCCGTGCAATTAGCTATAGCATTAAACAAACCTGTTTACATTTGGGATGCTGGTAGCAAAAGTTATGAAGGCACAGGAAGATGGTATACTTATGATTATTCTGTAGAACAATTTGTGCCAACAGATACACCTACTCTTACTAAAAACTTTGCCGGCGTAGGTACAAGAGATGTCGAAGACTATGACGTTAAAGATAGATTTGATCAATGGGGACCAAGATTTCAGTATGTAGGAAAAGACATAGAGCTTGAGGCAATACAAGCAATTACCGATGTATATGAAAAAACTTTTGGTAGCAAACCCGAAGTAGATCCATTTGTAAAAGCGGATGCTTTACCACCTATCGAACAAAATTTTGAAGATGGTGAGGGCGGTAGAACTATGCAGCCTCAGTTTAAAGGTAAGTCTGCAATGGACTTAATTATATCTGGAGATAGAACTAGAACTACTAGAGCAAATACAGATATTACAAGAATGCTCAAAGACTATAATCTACCAAGTATTACTGCTCTTAAGGGTATGATTGTTAGAATGGTCGACAGAAACGGTAGACAAGTATATGCAAGAATAACAGACGTCTCTAGATTTAATAAAACATACCAGCTTGACACGTGGCAGAAGGAGGGATGGGACGAGGCTACAACAGATAAGCTTTTAGGTAAGTACCCATACGCTATAGAATTTGAGGTAGTTAAAGATCCTGGTCAAAAAACTGCTACAGAAGTTAAAACTGTATCGGAAGACTATGGTGTTGTACAAGCTGAAACTAATCCTACGGAAAGCGAAAAGCAAGCAGACATTGATTTAATTAAGCCACATATACAAAGACAGGCCTTTAAAGAAAATGTAGGTAAGTATGCTAATGAAATGTTCCATTACTCTTTAAGATGGGGTAGAAAAAACTATAACTTCTTTGTATTAAAAGATGGAAAGTATGTTAAATCTACAATAGCTGACGAGGGATCTCAACTATATTCTAAAGATAGAAATGGTAATTACGTTAAATCAAATAGAAAAGATAAGGCTGCTTATAACAACGGATTAATTAATCCATTAGATATTGATTCTTTTGCAGGAAAAGGAGATATGTATGGCTATGATCTAGTAGATCAGAACGGAGATCCTCTTCCATCGATTTCAGAATTACAACCGATTATAGATAAAATTGAATCTGCTCTCGGTATAAGCATGAGAAATTACGACTCTGTCATAGGTAATATTTATTTACCTGGAGAGTATGTATATCCACATAAGGATACTTCTGAAAGTAAATCAGCAAGAAAGTATCCTGTTATTGTATACAGTATTGGTAACGATGCTGGATTAGGTATAGTGGATAATAACGAAGGTAAGATGACTTTTGCTAACGAGTATGATGCAAAATGGTTACCAGCTGGTGAAAAATTAAAAGGTTATACAAATGAGGTATTAACAAAGCACGGTAGTATCTATACTTTCGGTATGGGCGGTAAGGGTAGATTTGAATTAACTCATAGTACGCCGATTAATTCTAAGAAAGATACTCCTCAATCTCCGATAACATTACCAAACGGAAAAGTAGTAACTAACTATACTATTACTCTTACTTTTAGAAGAGCTGCAGACCTAGCAGAAGGTATGGCAGATTCTCCTACAACGTCTGATAAAGTTAGCGCAGTAGAAAAGAAAGCTGCAGAAGTTGTACAGAAAGTAGAACCGCAACAGATATTCCGTAGAGGAAGATCAAGTGCAGATAGTAATATATTAGATAACTTGATGAACGATGACGACTTCATCGATAAAAACGGTAAGAACAAATTAGGTATTCAAGGTAATATTAAAGCAACTAGAGAACAGATTGCTTTAGCTAAAACCTGGTACGAGAATAGCCCGCTTAGCAAACACATACCATTTAAGGTAATGTTCAATGCTATCAATACTGCTACTAAAAACGGTATTGCTCGTTGGGATGTAAACGGTATTACACTGTTTAAAGGATCGGATTACTCTGATCTATACCACGAAGCATGGCACGGCTTTACACAGATGTTCTTGACTAAAGAAGAAAGAGATAAACTATATAACGAAGCACGATTAAACAAAGGATCGTTTGTAGCATTTGACGGAAGTACTGTAACATTTGGAGCAGCTACTGATGAACAAATAGAAGAATACTTGGCGGAGGACTTCCGCGAGTATATGCTTGGTAAAGGAAAGAAAGTATTAGACAAGACCCCGGTTAAGAAGAACATCTTCCAAAAGATATTTGAATTCTTAAAGGCATTGTTCGGTAAGACTAATGCTGATGACGTTATTACTAATGGTAACAATAACAGCTATACCAACGAGCTATACGAGAAACTAAGAGTAGGAGATCTAAACCAGTTTACATTTAACCAGGCTAATAGAGTATTTACTACTTTGAATAAGGTAGTAACTACAACTACTCCTAAAGATAATACTACCCCAGCTAAACTAGGATACGAAGCCTCAGCATTAATTGGATCTACAGTAGATGCATTATTTGTTGAAGCTATCGCTAAGTTAAATGGCGGTAAGACACACGTATTTACTACAGCGGCTATACGTACAGTAAAAGGACGTACCACAGTATATAAGTACGTATTACAAGAACTAACTAAGCAGTTAGAGAACGTGTATCTAGACAAACTCGACATGGAGGCTAAAGGACTAGATACACAAGATATAAACTATGAACTAGATACTCTATCCTATGCGGTAAAACACTTCGGTAAGCCCGATGAGGTTCTTAAACCAACAGGGGTAATGAAGTACCACATGGAGACTAGTAAGTTTATGGAGTTTGACGATCGACAAATAGTAGAGCTGAATAAGATCGATGATAGTAAACTAACTATCAAGAACGAGTTCGAATCTAAATCGGGTAACGAAATGTCGGGTAAAGAGAAAGCCTCTCCTATCCTTCTATATACTATCCGTGGTTTATATGCTTACGATACTGACGGTAGCGTCAAGACTAACAGATTAGGTTTCCCTAAACTGATGGACCCTAATGCTGCATGGAACCGTATATATAATATTACAGACGGAGCTAGAAACATCCAAGATGTTTATAACAGATTGTCTGAGGCAGCGGTAGACTACCCTGCTATTGCGCAATTCCTTGAGAAGGTAGGACCTCCTACTAATATGGAGACTAGCTCTCAACAGTTATGGACAGATATTACAAATGTCCTTACTATGAAGCGTATCCCTCTTATGGCAGTACGCACTACTTTCTCTTCAGAGTTCGTAGAAGCTGTAGATCCTGAGACCGGAGAAGTTTTAATGGAGGGTAACAAACCTATCAAAGAAACAGTAACTACGTTTAAGGTTACTCCTACAAGAGCAGGTGGTGAATACAGCAAGGTTGGTGCTAAATGGGATAACTACTTTGCAGTAGCCGCACCTAATCAATATATTACTGTAGGCGCAGATAATGTTAATACATTAAATATCCAGGCTGTTGCGGAAAACTTTGACCGTACTTTATCTATAAACAAGTTAGATACTGTATTTGAATTTATGGAAGCTATAGGTATGCCGTTGGAGAATAACTCTACCGTACGTAAAGCTTTAGCAAATAAAAATAACCCGACATTCAAAGCTATATACGATTTACATACGACTATATTATACGGTATCTATCCTTATAATAATATGTATGCCGGAGCAAATCCGATTGTAATAAAAAAGCCTAGCGACTTAGTTAAGGAATACAAGGTTAACATAGATGACTTTAAGGTAGCTAATAAGCTTAGCGGTATCTCAATTAAGTATAATACTATACAGAACTTCCACCTTACTTGGTCTGATGACTTCTCTGATACTACTGTATCTAACGCTGAGGGAGAAAACCAATACGAGAAGTCTCTACGCGGTACGTTAATGAACCAGATAGATAGTATTAATACTGCTGATACTATAACCGAACTTACACAAGAAGGCGTTAGTAATGCGGAAGACTTAAGTATGAATCATCTTGCTAAGTCACGTAATCCTTTTATGAAGACTTCAAAGTTCATGAGAAGATTATTTGACGAGAACGGAAAGAAGATTGTATACGAATCAGCATGGGGAGATAGAGTAAGATCTCAGATCGAGCTTCTAAACATGTCTGGTACTTCTGTAGAAATAACTAACGTTAGAGGCCTTATAAATGAAAGTGGTATTGCCTCAGCTAATGCTGATGAGACTACTAAGATCTTACAAGACTTTTACATGATGATGTTATACGGCGTATCAGAAGCTACACGTCATGCTGATAAGTCTACTACATACTTATTTAGATTAGTTGCTACTGATCCAAAAGATGAAAAAGGTAAAGTACTAAAGCACTTAATTGACCTTTCATCATTTACACAGAGATCAAATCCTGATGCGCCGTCTGCAGGTAGAATAGAATTTACCAAAGATCTAGTTAAACATTTATGTGCTGAGTACGAACGTATTCAGAAACTTAAAGACGGAGATCCTGCAGGAGTAGCTGTAGTAGGTGATAAAACTTATGCCGAGAAAGGATCAGAGTTTGTAATCTTTGACAAGATACTAGATACTGATACTAAGACTAAGATAAAGAAAGCTAGAACATCATCTTTATCAGAACCTGTTCTTACCGCAGAAGACCTTTACAAATATCTTAATGATCCTAAAAGGGTAGATCTAAAAAATTCTATTGAGCAACAAATAGGAACTTACCTAACAAGCCAAGTAAAAGAATTTGAGGAGTCGTTAACTGAAATGGGATTCTATAACAATCCGCAGTTATATAGTCAAGTTTTAAATAAGATGGGAGTTAGAAACCCAGAAAGTATTACAGAAGAACGTAGAAGCCAGTTATTAAAAGACATGGCTGAGGCTTATGTAGCAAATGCTTGGTCACAAAATCTTGAAGTTACTTTATTATTTTACGGAGACCCTGCATTATATCCTGGCGAAGCTGACTTCTTTAAACGTAATGCTGGTCTAGGTGCTACAGGAACAATTCCTCGTACTGATATTTACATGCAACAGTATGTAAATGCTAAACTTGCAGCTAATAGCGAAGCAGCAAGACTTGGATTTAAACCGAAGAAGTTTGGTAAGACTATGACGTCTGCTGTAATGGAAGATGCTAAAACTCAATCGGTATATTACGATGAGTATTTAAAAGAGGCAATAGAGTTTGAGACAGAGCGTCTTACAAAACTTAAGGCTTCAGAAGAGCAGATCGAAAAAACTGTAAAAGCTATAACAAAACGATTTGGCGAGTATAAGAAAATGACAGAGGGCGATGGTCAAGGTTGGATAAACTTTGATGCATACCGTGCATTACTTATGTCACTAAACAAATGGACTAATACACAAGAATCCATTTATAATAAAATTGTTAATAGAGAAGAAGTTACTGAAGATATTCTTCAATTCTTCCCTGTTAAAAAGATGCAGTACTGGGGACCTCTTAAGACAGATGGTCTTCCTGTGTACGGTTTCCACAAGTTCTCTTTGATGCCTCTTATTCCTAACATTATTCAAGGTAAGAACTTGCAGAGTCTTCAGTCAAAAATGTTAGAGCAGGGAATCGACTATGCTTTATTAAAGTCTGGTTCTAAGATTAACACTCTTACTAAAGACGGTGCTGTTGACAAGTTCTATAAGAATTCTAAGAGTAATACCGATAAGACCTTAGCAATCGAAGAAGAGGGCTTTGAGTTTACTCCTAACGAAATCTTTATGGATTACTTTAAAGATCAGTTAGAGGTACACGATCACTTTAATAACAAAGTTACTTTCTCTACTCAGCTTCGTAAACTTATCGAAGACGGTTTAATGGAGAACGGGGTTCCGACAGACTGGAAACCTTTTGACTTCTCGGATCCTTGGCAAAGAATACAAGCTTGGGAAGCGGCTTCAGATAGTGAGAAGATGTCATCTAAAAACTACAAGAAGTTAATAAGATATGAGGCTAACCTTGAGGCATTAGTTCAACTTAAGAAAGATAAACTTGTAAAAGAGATTGGTTCTGATATGAAGAGCCTTCTTGATTTTGTTAAAAAAGAACTTACAAGACAAGAGTTATCAGATCATGAGATTAACTTTATAGACTACGACGGTATTACCAAAGAGCCTAAACAAAGTTTAGACTTATCATTGTCTGCAGATAAAATAGAAAAGCTTTTAGTTTCTGTTGTACAGAAGCGCTTGATTAACCAGAAGATTACTGGAGAAACATTAGTACAAGTATCTGGTGTAGGATTTGAAAACGCTAATAACAATATGCGTAATGCTACCGAAGAGGAAATTAAAAAGTATGGTACAAATGCAGGTTTACCTTTCTATCGTAAGAAGCCTGATGGATCTACCTCAGCAATGAAAGTTAAGATTGCACTTCAAGGCGGATTCAAAAAGTTATTGTACCATCCTGATGTAACATCATTAGCTTCTAAAAATAACATTACTCCGCTTCAAGCTCTTAATACATTACTTAAAGATGAGAACTGGTTAGATAAACCAATTAACCCTAATCAAGAAATATACGCCAAAGCATTTGCTAAACTGGATAGTACTAAAGGAGATTCTAAATTATTTATACTTAGATCAGAACTAACTCCAGAATTATTAAATGAGCTTACTCCTGATACTAAGGGTGGTCAACGTGTTAAAGGTGGCGAGTACTACGGAATTAAAATTCTTGGAGACTACTATTCTCATAACACGGTTAAGTCTAAAGACGGAGAAAATCTAGATATTATAGTTGTAGATAAAGTAGAAGACGCTGAAAATCAGTATCAAGAATATCTAAAGGGCGGTGCTAAAAACTTTACAGGAGTTTCTGAAGTAGAACCTGTAGATAAAAATAGATTGTTCATAACAATGGTAGCTGCACGTATTCCTGTGCAAGGTCTTAACTCTATGGAGTTCATGGAGGTATTTGAATTCTTACCAGAAGAAGCAGGTAACATTGTAATTCTTCCAGCAGAGATCGTAGCTAAGTCAGGTGGTGACTTTGACATCGATAAGATGTTTACTATGATGCCTAACATTTCAGCTAAGTATAAAAAGATTTCTGATAAGAGTATCAAAGCTATTAGCGAGCAATTTGGTAGTGATGTAACACGAGAAGAAATAGAAGATCTAGAAGAGAAGTATGCTGACCTAGATAATGAAGAAGCATTTACTGATGATGAGATGAAGATTTTAAACTTAGTAGATGTTTTATCAGAGGAAGAGGTTACTGTTAAACTAGATAAGAATAGAAAATCAGTTAAAGGTATTGAGAATGCTTTAATTAAAGATACGATAGGAATTCTTTCGATGCCTGAAAACAGAATCAAACTGATTACCCCTAATGGTATTGACATCCTTAAAGGTATTGCTGAGGACATGGCTTATATAGATAGAGGTGAAGAACCTGGAACTAGTAAGTCGCCAACAGAAATATTTGAACTAGGTCGTAACTTATACAAACACCAGTCTAATAGTATTGGTAAAGCTGTACTCGGTATCATTGCTGTAGCAAACACGTTTAATACTTTGTTTGCACGCACAGGATTAATTATGAGCAGCGATCGTATCATCACTTATAAGAAAGATGGTACTCCTGTATATGCCGATCAAAACCTATACTTGCCTCATAATTCTATTGACGGTAACATATCTTTATCTTCTGCTTATTCTACCGACTTAAGTAACCGTGTAGCTGATATCATTAACCAAATGATTAACGGAGCGGTAGACGTTGCAAAGGATGCATGGATCTTTGATATACAAGGTAACAAAGAGGTTATACCTTCATTGTTATTCCTGATCCAAGCAGGCGTACCGATTGACCAAGCAGTCTATTTTGTATCACAGCCTATTATTAAAGACTTCTTAGGTAAGCAACGTTTACTTAAGAGTAAGTTTGCTGTACCTATTGGTCAGGAGGATGTAGGATTATTCCACAGAATAGAAGCTCGTAACCAAATTCTATTTAACGTAGAAAATGGATTTACACAAGATCCTAAAAAATACTTGAGTAGTCAGGTATTCGGAGATACAAATGTTTTCGATAAGGCCCTTGTATGGAATCTTTTGGAAGAATTTGCTCCTAACCTAGAAGATTATTCAAAAGAAGATCTTAAGAAAAATCTAAAGAAAAAAGAAGGAGAAGGTTACAACGAATTGGACAGAGCAGTATTTACTCAGTTCATCATGATCCAAGAGATGGCTGGTCAGATTACACAGCTTACACAGGGTCTTAAATTTGATAACGATAAGACAAGTACATTGCTCGATGCTCGCATGAAGATAGAGAAAATGAGTACTCTTACAAACGGTATTAGTGCAGAATCAATTAGAAGAATTGCAGAAGAATCACCTATCAGTGCATTTAAAATCCAAGACTTTATAATCGAGCGATACCATAATTTATTCCCATTACGCGATAGTGAAGAAGTAAATAACTTTGTTCAAGATCTATTCCGTAGACAAGGGGATGGTAAAAACAAATCATTTGCAATTAAAAAAGCAACTGGTATGGATGACGAGACTTTACAAAGAACATTGAGAAATGATCTTATGAGTTTCCTATTCCAAAGATCATACTATAAATTTAATTCTAATACCAACACGTATCAAGGTAAAGATGTAGAGGTTGAGATAGAAGAGTTAAAGAATTTAAAGGCTGCAGCTAGAGTAAAAGAAGGTAAACTGTATATAGATAAAAAACAGATTAACAGTTTGTTTAGCACAAAGCAGTATAGTAAACAAAGCGCCTGGCAGTTTGCTGCTCCGGTAGATAATATAATCTTTGACATGTACGATCCCGTAACAGGTAAACAATTATTTACCAAGTTCGTATTTGAAAGAGAAGTATTAAGAAGCTATCCTGAGAATTCTAAAGAGAATATCAGCAAGACAAAAGACTATGCGAAATATGTTGAGCAGTATAAGGCACAGCCTGATGAAAAGTATACAGCTGAATATAAAGCTTACGAGTCTGTACTTAGAGATAAAGCATTAGGTAACTTAAATCTTCACGGTTATTTATTCTACGGAGATAAAGCATATGGTCGTCAGATCATGCAGCTTAAAGAAAGTAATCCTAGCTTATTTGAAAAGTATTCAGTACTTGCAAACTTAGAAGCTGTAACCAAACCTTACACAACTACTACTCTTACTAATTTAAAGTTTGCTAATACTCTGTATACAGAAGATGATCTAAACATCTACCATAACAACTTACAGGATCTAGCTAACCCTAGCGTTATTAAGTCAGAAGATCCTGTGGAGAATGCAAGAATATCAGAGCTATTCCAAAAGTTTGGTTTGTTCTCTTTATTGCAGTCAGGTACAGATACAAGAAGTACTTTCTCTATGATTCGTGCAGTACCGACAGAAATGTCTATGGCTCTATTTGAAAAACCATATAAGCAGTTTACAGAAGAGTTAAAGTATGATGAGATTGAAAGTTTATTACGCGATTATCAAAATACATTTGTTACAAGCCAGTATGCAAGAAGTAACTATCTAAGTAAGAAAATTAAAAACTGGGCTACTAACCCATTACTTAAAGGTGCTGTTGATGCTAATGGTAATATTCCAGATAATGTAATTTACAATCTGGATCCAGAAGCTCTTCAAAAAGCTATGGAAGCTGCTGCTGAAGCAGAGAAAGCTGCTGAAGAACAAGAGGCTAGAAATGTAATGATAAAAGGTATACCTGTTAACTTAACACAGCTTGGTATATCATTTACACCAAACGATCAGCAAGTAGAAGCTCTTAACAATATTGCGGAATTTATCAGCAAAGGTTACGATATGACTACTGATGATGTTACTAATAACATGTATACTCTTATGGGATATGCTGGTACTGGTAAAACAAGTATCACTAAAATCTTACTGGAATACCTAAGAAAAAGAAATATTACTTACAGTGTTACAGCTACTACACATAAAGCTAAAGGAGTATTGTCTAAAGCTATTGGTATGCGTACCAAAACTATTCATAAGTCTTTAGCCTTAGCACCTAAAATAGATCCTACAAGAGTTAGCTTAAAGGACCTAGAGCTAAATGTTGTTGCCTCTGGTGAATTTCCTACAGATGTTTTAATCATCGATGAGTCATCTTTCATTGGACCTGATCTATTTAATTTCATAAAACGAAGAGCTGAGAAGAACCAACAGCAGGTAATTTTTATTGGTGACCCAGCACAGCTTAAGCCTGTAGCCAAAGAGAAAAGAAATAGAGTTGTATTAAATAAAGAAAACTCTCCTGTATTTAGAGAGGTATCTAATAAATCTGAACTTACTCAAGTTGAACGTCAGGCTGGAGATAATCCTTTGGGTCCAATCTTAGATTCTATTCGTAACAACATGAAGGAATCGTTGCCAACATTCGGCTACAAGTCTAAAGTTATTGGTAATGAAGGAATAGTATTTACGTCGTCATCTAGAGAATTTGCTAAGGATGTTGTAAAAGCTTTCCAATCAGAGGAGTTTAGAAATAACAGAAACTTTGTTAGAGCTATAACCTATGAGAACAGTCGAGTTGAAAAGCTTAACACTGCTATACGTAGAGGACTTGGTTACACTGAGCCTTATGTGGTAGGAGAAATCATGATGGGTTACAGTAACTATAAAAAACAAATGGGTACTGATGATTACGCTATTAATAATTCAGTAGACTACATTATAACAAATATTGAATACGTTCCAAGCAGAAATGTTGGAGAAAAAGCATTAAAAGAATCTGGCCTAAACTTACAACCAATGGTGATGTCAGGATATAATATTACTCTTCAGGATATATCCGATTCTAAGATTGAACCTGTTGAAGTATTTATGTTAGACAATAACAATAGCGAAGAACAGTTTAGAGAACTAGGCCGCCAAAGTGAAGCACTAGCAGCACTTGGTGAAAAGAGTACTAAATTGTTTAAGCACTGGTATAGATTTATGGAATCATTTGCTCTAAACAAAAATATAGTAGCAGATGAGATTGATCCAGAAACAGGAGAACCAAGAGTTGTTGTACTTAAAACTCTTGACTACGGTTATGCTCATACTATTCACAAGTCACAAGGTTCTACGTATACAAACATATTTGTAGACTTAGATAATATTAATGTATCTCAAGACATAGAGGAAAGAAATCAAATGAAGTATGTTGCTCTTTCCAGAGCTACGAATATTGCCTATGCTCTTACAGAAAATGCAGAAGGAGATGCACCTCAGATTGACTTTAACGGAGACTTCGTTAATAAAACAATAGTACCATCTGAAACTGATAAACTATATAAGACAGAGGCAGACATACAAACCTCTAAGCTTATGACTATCTTACAAGACAACAGTACCGGAGTTAGAACATTTAAATATACGTTGGATGCTAAATCTGGTACAGCTGGTAAAGGAGTTCTTACTGAAGAGACTGCTAGAATGATTAGACAAGATTATCCAAATGCTTTAATGGTATTCAATGACTTCACAGACCTGAAAGGAAATACTGCTGGAACAAACAGCGTATGGAGAGCATTAGGTTCTAACGGTATCGGAATTTCTACTAAGGTGGGACCTTCTCCAACTAAGGTAGGATCAGATAAAATTAATATGTCTGAGGCATTGACTGATGAAACTCTAGATGATAACAAGAAGTTAATTGACAAAGAAATTAAAGCTATCAAAGAAAAGCTTGCTGAGCCAGGTCCTCAAAAGTATCTAGTATTCGATGACTTTGGTTATGGTCAATACATGATCGGGTATGTAGAGAATGCTCCAACGATCAGCAGACCTACTTTAAAAGGATCTGCCCCACAAACATTCTTGTATCTATCAGAACAATTATATCGTAACTTTGGATACATTAATCCTCATTACTTATTACTTCCTCAAGGAAGAGCTGTTGTCCAAGAAGGTCAGCCTATTACAGATGATGAGATTATTGAACAAAATAAAAAATGTTAAACTAAGTAAAGATGAGCGTTTGTCCATTACCAAATTCACTAAACGAATTAACCGAATATGCTAAGCAGATAGGCTTAGGTCCAAGAGCTTCTACGGAAGTTCTTCGGGCTTTTATGCAGAAGAATAGAAATCTTCCTATGGGAGCAGAACCTATTGTTCCGACTAACGAAGAGTTCAAAGCTTTAATGGATAATATGGACGTATGGAATACTGAGGGCAGACAAGTAATTATGCCCGATCTATACGCAGGTTTTGGAGATAACATGAATGCTTTTCCAGAGTATAGTGTTTTAGTAAATCCTATAAAACTTGATGCACAATCTCAAGCTAATTTAAAAGCAGCTGCTACGGTAACTGTATTAGCACAAAAACTTAGTAGTAACTTAGGTGTACCTTACCAGTTTATAACCCCGGCAGAAGCTGCAGAATTGACAAAAAATGTCAATACTTGGAAGGGACAATCAGCATTCTTCTTCGGAGGAGTTGTGTACATGATACCAGAATTAGTCACAGAGAAGTCTGTGCTACACGAATTTGCTCACCCCCTTATACGTGCTATAAGAATCAGCAATCCTACTTTGTTTACTAAACTAACAAATGAACTTAAGAATAGTCCAAACGGTACAAGACTGCTAGCTGAAGCTAGAGAAGAGTATTCTGATTTAACAGCAGACGATCCTATTATTTTAGAAGAGGCTTTAGTAAAATCATTAACTGCTCAGGCTGTAGATAAAACTGATTCAGCATTTAATAAATTCATTAAGAATTTCTTATTTGCATTACGTCAGATACTAAGAAAGGTATTCGGCGATATGCCACAAAAAGTTAAAGTAGAAAACCTAGATCAGAATACTACACTTGCTGAGCTAGGAGACATGTTAATATTAGAACAGTTCGACATAAATCTAGAGGGTGTTAGCCAAGAAGATGTAGCCGCTTATATTAATGATGTTAATGAATATGTAAAAGCATTACAAGACTTTAACAAGAACGATCTGCAGCAAAGCACAAACCTTTTCTTTGAGATGGTTAAAAAACAAATCAATCTTTTAGAAAAGAATAAGGACTACGACGGGATGAAAAAGATCCTAAAGGATGCATTCGACAGACCTGACCTAGAACAACTCTTTGCTAACTTAGCACCTTACCAAGATATATCTTCTTTCCTTACTAACGAAATGAGTAAGTTAAAAAGAGATGCAGAGTTTGCAAGAAAACATACAGAGGCTTTTGTAAATAGTTTGATCCGCACTAAGTACATGATAAACCGTTTAAACAAAGAGCTTGTTCGTTTAGTAAAGGATCCTAACTCTAAATCAAACGTAGCAACTGTATTCTATTATAACAACATCATCAATTACTGGGAGAATTTCCTAGATGATTTTCAAAAGAAGCTTACGGATGTTGAGAACGGCGTTGATTCAAGCAATCCTATATTTGAATTAATGGGATCTATTGCCAGCGAAATATCAATTGCCCGAACTAATACTAGTAAAATTTATTTTGCAGGAACATCTGAGATTATCAAAGAGACTCTTGGACCAATGCAAGAAAGAATCGATCAGAGATTTAAAGATCTGATGGATGACTTAAAGAAAAGAGGAGCATCTCAAGAGATAATGGAGTTACGTCAAAAAGATTATTGGGGATTATCAGGAGATAACCTTAGAACTTTCTTGTCGTTAAAACAAAGAGTAGAGGCCGGAGAAAACCTATCAGGTTCTGAGAATGAAGTATACGAAAGACTTAGAGATATAAGCTATAAGGAAGGAGCATACTTAACTGAACAGAAAATAGAATTTTTAATGCTAGGTCGTTTAGGAGACGCTCATGCTCTTAACTCTTTCCTAGAAGGTTTTATATATAACCAAGACCCTGTAGTATTTGGATTTGCAACATTTGTCAAGAACAGAATGACCGATGTATTCACAACTGCTCAGCAAAAGGGTAATGCATTTTTAACTAATGTAAAGCCATTACTAGAGGCAGCAGGCTATAACCAATCTAACCCTGCAGAGTTTGGTAGGAGAGCTACGTTCTTAGACAAGAAGGGAGGTACAAATAAAGATACCGGAGTATTTGAAGGAAAGGAAGTACATACTCTCCTTAATCCATTCAAAGGTTATAGAGCTGACGTTGCTAAAATGCGAGACGAGATTCGTGCTGCAGAAATAGTAGCAGCACAGACAGGTAATACTGATGAAGTACTAGCACTTAAGTTAAAGAAACAAAAGTTTGAAAGAGAGTACTTCCATACAGATTTTACAAAAGAATATTACGAACGTTACGAAGTTTTCCGAAAAGGAGATAACGATATTATAGGTGCTAAGGCTGAGATGGCAAGACAAGAAATACTTGCTAAGATTCAGAATCTTACTACAGGTATGGGTAACCAAACCACATTAGAAAGACTTGATGCCGCAGAAGAACTAGATACATTATGGAGACAGTATCGTCAATTACATTCTAACTATTTACCAAGCGGTGAATTAAAAAGAAAAGAAGACCTAGAGATAGCCGAGCGACTAAGAGAGTTCCGAGCAATATCTCGTGAATTATATAGAGAGGAATTACTTCCAGATCTATTTACTAATTCGTTAGCTGCTCACGAACAGTTTCTTATTGACAGAAAGTATGAGAAAAACAGTCCTGCATTCAATCGTCTACGTGAGAAATGGATAATGCAGAATACTAGAATTAAAATAAAAGATTCTTTCTACGAGAAACAAAAACAAATTCTAGATGAAATAAAAGCTATTACGGCAAAGCTTCCTAAAGATTCTCAAATAGAAGCTACTATAAGTGAACTATACGAAAAACTTAGTCAGCTTATGAGCCCATATCGTGATGATGATATGCAGCCAGAAGCTACAGCAATGGACATTAGAAACATTGCTGAGATTAAAAGAGTAGAACAGTTACTTGATCTAGCTAAAAAGAATGTAGCAAAAGCATCTGGTCTAACTGCAAATGAGCATGAGATCCTTAGTAATTACTTTGCTAGACTTAAGAATGGTGAAGAGGTTACTCCAGCAGAAAGAATGGAAGCTAACGATCTCCTTGTTAAGAAAAGTAAAAATGAATTAAAAGAAGGAGATAGAAAAAGATTATACGAATTATGGGAAGATCTTGCTGAGTTACAGACATCAATACCTACAGACTATTATGTAGATACTATAAACAACTTGATGAGTTATGTAGATCTAGAAGAGATGCAAAACCGATTCAAGTTTAAGGATATTGATAAGACTAATGCTCATCAAATTCTTACCGAAGAATTCTTAGATTTCTTAGACGAACAAAGCGAAGAAGTTGCTGATTGGTTTAGAACAAACCATATCCTGTCTAGAGCTACTGATAAGGACGGTAACGAGTATATGAAGATCCAACGTGTTAAAGCTTGGAGCGTTACTCGACCTAAATCTGCAGAGTACTTAGAGACTCACGAGTTTAAAAACTCTGACGGCGAAATAGAAGTTCTTCCGTCTGTTCCTAATATGACTTATTATGATAGAGTTGTTAAAGATCAATATGTAACCAAAGAAGTTACTATGTTAGAAGCATTAGAGATGGGAGACCCTACTCTAGCTAACAAAGATAACAAAGGTCAATGGTTACCAAGACTTGATGCTCCAGACGATAGATATATTAACCATGAATATTTTGATGTAGCTAAAAATAACAAAGCATTACATGCTGCTATTATAGCTTTATCTAAATGGCATCTAGAGTTTCAAGAAGGAAATCCTAACCCATCTAAGTTGTATTTGGATATCCCTCGTTTTATGCGAAGCGGTTATGAAGCTAACCTGAACATGTTTACTGCAGAAGGTAAAGATCAAAATCCTATCAGTAGATGGTGGAAACGATTCCGAGCATTCTGGGGTGGAAGCGACGATGACTACGACAGAGGTTATGACTTTACTACTCAGCAGGAAATGATCAAGGGAGATATGTTCGACGATCAATATGCGGGCGTACCAATTAATGGTCTAGCCGATATTGAAACCGTTAACGTATCTATGGATCTTACTTACGGTATAATGAGATACATGATCTCTGCTGAAAAACAAAGAGCTCTCATAGAAATGAATCCTATGGCAAGAGCTTTACAAACAGTACTTTCTGACCCAGATAATGTAGTAAGACAAGTAAAGGGTATAAGCAAAGACATGCTTGACAACTTTAGTTTAAGTAACATGTTTGAGAGAGGAACCAAACTTCTTAGAAAGGGAGAGAAATCTGTAAGGCAAAAAGCTATTGATAACTTTGTAGAAAGAGAATTTGAAGGTAAACTAAACAAAGGGGTAGTCGGAGTAGACTCTGATAACGTATGGGTACATAAGCTAGCAGATAATATCATGGGAGCATCAGCTTTCGGATACTTTGCTATGGATATCCCATCAGCATTAAAGAACTCCTTTGGTCTACGTATCCAATCTCTCATTGAATCAGCCGGAGGCAAGTACTTTAATCATACTAGCTATGCAGAAGGTACTATGTTTTCAAATAAAGTTAGTTGGGAAATCAGTTTAGAAGTATATAAGTTTGGACCTAAGTCCCATAATACTCAGCTAGTTGAGATCTTTGACGCATATCAAGGAAGATTCCAAGATAAGTTTGTTGAACACGGATCTAGATCTTTAACTAAAGATGCATTAGGAGGATTAAGCTGGATGACAAGTTTCCGTAAATGGACAGAATTAAATTCAACTCTTTCCATCTTCGGAGCAATGATGCATCACGAAAAGAATGTTACGCAAACTATAAACGGCGTAACTAAAAAGATAAAATATATAGATGCTTGGGAAACAGTAGATGGTCAGATCAGATTAAAGGAAGGTGTTGATCCAGAATGGGGAATAGGAGGAACTAAATTTAAAGCATTTAAGAATAGAGTACAAGGTGTTGTAAATAACCTTGCCGGTTCCTTTGCTAAGTTTGATTACTCTGAAGCAGATAGATATGTAGCATTCCGATTTGCTATTGCATTTAAGCGCTGGTTCTTACGTATGTTTATGAACCGTTTACAGCACAGAGGATCTCTAAGAAAAGGAACAGCTCGTGCTAGATTTGACGCAGCAGTAGGAGATACAGCTATGGGTTTCCACTTAGAAGCTTTAATGGCCGCAGGAAGAGTAATAAAAACAAAAGGCGAGTATGCTATGTTTTTATCTGATACAGAGAAAGCTGCTATGTTAAAAACAATAATGGACGTAGCCTATGTTATGGCATTTAGTATGGCCATTTCTATGATATTTGGATTTGATGAGGATGATCCACAAAAGTTTGCTAAGCTACGTGCACGATCAGGACCACTACCATTCTTAGGAGTGTCTGATAATGAAAAAGAGTTTAACTTGGGAGGATGGTTCACAAACCACGCCTTGTATATGACTATGCAACTAAAGAACGAATCTATGCAATGGTTACCTATACCAGGATACGGTGCTGATAACTATATAGATTTGTTAAGTATGGAATCTGTATCTATGAATAATACATGGGATAACTATAAAAAGATTTTTGCTGGATCCGCACTTCATTTAGGTAACTACATGTTTGGAACAGACGATTCTAAAGCATACTTTGATCAACGAGAAGGACCATACGAATGGATGCAGAAGGATGGATCTAAAGTACTAACTTATATAGCTCGTTCATTAGGTCTAAGTGGGAAAACTTTATCGCCAGATATGGCAATTATAAACTGGGTTAAAGGACAAAACTGGAGATAATTAATTATATTTGATATATGAAAAAGTACTCTTACAAAGAACTAGAAGCAGAATTTGCTAGACTAGGTTATCAATGGCCAACCTTACACGTTATTGGAACAAGGTCTAAGGCTAATGAGAAAAACAAGTTTGATGACTATCTTTATTTGGTAAATGGTCCTATAATGTTTCCATATACCGCTACTACTAATCCTGGTACACACTGGTTAAAAAACTTGCTAAACCCAAAAGGTACAGCAGTATTGAAACCCGGACAGTATGTCGACAGTTGGAAGTTGGGATTACACCAAGGTAAATATACAGCATTAGTACAAGCTAAACCTGTTACTGTATACCGTGATGGAGACAAGGATGATTTAGCTGAGGAGACAAAGACTGAGGATACAGGTATGTTTGGTATTAACATCCACCGTGCTAACCCATCAGCTATCTCTAGCATTATAGATAAATGGTCAGCAGGATGTCAAGTAGTCAACAACCCTAAAGAGTACCATCATCTTATATCAGCATGTAAGGGGTCAGGTAAAAACTTGTTTACTTACACCTTGCTAAGAGAGTTCTAATGAAGAAGTGGATCCTATCCATATTAAGCAAAGACGGGGACCAGAGTTCTAAAAGACTTGTAGGCCTCTACTGTGTTCTTACAGGATCTATCTTAGCATGGATAGCTACATTCACAGAGTACAAATGCCCAGAGTACATGTATAACACAATTATGTTTATAGGTGGTGGGGTATTTGTAGGAACTATGATCGAGGGGGTTTTTACACAAAGAATAAATATACCTTTTAAACCTAAAGAAGATGCCAATGACAACACGTCAACTGAAGAAGCTGTACAGTGATATAGCTGTTATAGTAGCCCTTGTAGCTTTTGTAGCCTTTATTGTAATATTACAATATAAGAATAAGGTAAAAGATCTTAAGATAGAAGATCTTAAACGTCAGTCATATGCCAATGATATTAGAGATAGTATTATTATAGATTCTTTAAAGTTTAAGATACTACAAGATAGTCTCCATATAGTTGATATTCAACGAGTTAACCGTATAAACACTATAAATAAACAAGATGACAAAGACAAAGGTAACAGGGATATTGTTATTGCTATTATCCCTAACGCAAATGATGAGCAGCGTGACCGTATATGGACAGCTTACTCCCCAAAGAATTAAGTACAATGATACTAAAGGTATCTTCTTCACAGATAAACAAGAGGAGATCTTGCTTAAATCTATTGTGGACTACGACTACTTGCAGAAAAGTATTGCAAGAAAAGACGAGATCATCAAGACTTATGAACTCCGCATCGTCGACAAAGATTACGAGATCAAGAAAGCAGCCGATCAACTCGTTAAAGCAAATGAGAGAACAACAGATTGCCTGGATCACAATGCAGAGCTACAGTCGTACTTGGTAGAAACTCGAGATTCTCTGCATACTTCACAAAATAATCTAGGATTAGCAAAAAGAAATAACTGGATATTTGGAGGAGTATCACTTTTTTTGTTAACTTTACTTATAGTAACTAACTAATACATAATACAATGGCTGAAAAACCTAAAGTGATCGTAGCTCCAATGACAGCTTTATCACGTGTTAACGGTAAAAATTTTAAGAAAGGTGGCGCGGTAGGTAAAGCAAATGCTAAACCTAAAATGTTCATGAAGAAAATGGGCAAGAAGTAAATGGATAATAACTATCTGTTTCTTAAAGCTCAAGTAAAAGCATTTCATCCTCAGTGGTCTGAGGAACAAATAGATGCTGAATGTAAAAAAATACTAGCCGGCGAAAGCGAGGACGCAGATGACGGCTGTTTATACTGTGGATCCTAAAAAATTAAAACAATGGCAAAGAAAATTTTAAAGAAAGCAGCATTTGGTAGAGAAGTCACTAAATCTGATAGTGGTCAATATAAAACAATTGATACTAATAAAGGTACTAGAGTAAGAAGAACCGTTAAAGGTGTCATAAAAGGAGCACCTACTGTAGCAGAAGCTAATGCAAATAGAGCTGATGCTATAAAAAATCCTTCTATAGATGTTAAAAATCAAGCTAAAAGAGTTGCTAATATGGCTGCGCAGTCTCTGGATCCAAAATATGGTACAACCATATTTAAAAACAGTTATGATTCATTCATAAAAAATAACGCTGTAGATAAATCAAACGTAAAAAAATACGGAGACTTTAAAAAAGGCGGAACTGCTAAAACAACTACCAAAAAGAAAAAGTAATGGCAAAGAAGAAAAGACCCGAAAAGACAGAGAGTGGTTACTATAGACAAGGTACCTATATAAAGGATGACGGGAGTACTGGTTATGACCGTCCTGTAAGAACTGTAAAAGGAGTTTTAGCTGGAGCAGCTAAGGTAGATGAAGCTAGAGCAAATAGAGAAAGGAGAGATAATACTGTCGCACCTAAATCGGCAACAGGTTATGTCCCTACAGCTAAAGAAGCTGATCAAGCAGCAAAGGAGCGACTTAAATCATATGGTGATTTTAAAGATATGACTCCTGGAATATATAAACCTAAGGGCGTTCCGTACCTCCTTCCTGAGCCTACATATTATGAACCTCGTAATCCTGGTTTAGAAAGAGAGAGAAGAGGGGGAACAATTTCAAAACCTGTTACAGCACTAGATCAGGTAGATAGAATGGAGAAAGCTAAATTCGGTAAAACTAAAAAGTAATGGCTAAAGTAGCAAGTATAAAAAGCAATGCCCCTAAGCGAGCTAAGGTTAGCCGCCCAGGGATTATTGCTAAAACTAAAACTAGTCGATTAAAGTCGTCTAAGAATTATAAAAAAGCATATAGAGGTCAGGGTTGATCTAAGATCTTCTTGATGTCGGGTCTAAAATATGTAGGCCCTTTTAAGATCTTTCCGTCTTCTCGGTAAATAGGTTTGCCATCGGCACCTAACTTACTTAAATTCGATCGTTGGATTTCTTTAAAGACATCCTCGATTTTATCTTGGAGACCATGCTTAAGCACAGTCCCGAAAAGAATGTAGAGCTGGTCCCCCAAAGCATCTGCGATACCCACAAGGTCATTAGCACGTACCGCTTCAAGGTATTCTGAATTTTCTTCAGCTTGTAGCGAATAGCGTAACTCGCCTTGTTTAATAGGTCCAACAGTTGGGGTCTTAGCATCTTTTTGATCAAATAAGTAGTGGAACTCTGCCACCATCTCTATATAATTTTTCATCTACAGTAATTTACAATCAATAGCCTTTCTCTTCTCCAGGCTTAGTATAATATTTAACCTTGTCTATGTCATTATCACTACCGTTAGCAGCCATCTTAACAAGACCTAGCATATCAGTATTCTTAGTGTAGTCACTAGTCCACATTGATAATCTATCTACAGCAGTTTTGTTATAGAACTTATGCTTCTCATATGCTTCTTTAAGTTTACAGTGTCTTTCATCTTTCTCATTTAACATAGCCTCTAGTAAGATAAGATAGTTTATAACATCTCCGATCTTCTCAGATACTATTTCATTTTTAACAGGTACATTATCAGACACTATATCTTTTATAGAAACTAAGTGCTTAGTCATATAACTCCAGAGAACTTCAGCTGATGTGCTGTGGAGGGATAATCCCCCCGCAGCTTCATCAAAGTTTCTGAATACGTTATCATCTTTAGCATATTCTTTATGCTTAGTAAGTAGAGTCTGGCGTACTAGATCAATACGCTTTTCTACTCGTCTGCTAAAATCTTCTCTTGTCATAGATCCGGTAGTTGGAATGTAGGTAATTCTTCGTTCCCAAAGTTAAAGAATTCTTCTTCATCTTGCAATGCTTCTTCTTTGTTTTCACTAATAATTTCCTCGACATTCTCCGGCTGACCTTCCTCGTAGATTAAATCTAGAGTAATATCATCTATCTTTTCAGAGATATTGTAATCATTCATTTCTTCTTTTCTTTCAACCTCATCGATTACATCTAGTAGACTTAACTGGTTAGTGGGTTGTACATCCTCCTGTACAGATTCTTGTACAAATTCCGTAGGATAATCCATCTGTGTTAAAGTAGTTAACGCAAAGTATTTGTTAATAACTTTGTGGCATTCTGATTGATCCTCAAACCAGTTCTTAGGATGAGACATACGTAATGCAGTAGCTACACAGTTGTAGAAGTTCCATGCATTCGTATGGTCTATGTTATCAAATAAGACAACCTTGCCAATAAGACTATCTCTTACGGAAGATACTTGTTCCTTATTAAGACACTGCTTGTCAATAAACATCTCACCTACTAATTGCGAGTAAGTATACAAGCTAGCAGTCTGATTAATAAGTATATCTCTTGATGCAAGTAAGTCAGCATAGTGAGCATTAGCCATATTCAATTGTGTTTGAATCATAGCAATAGCTTCTTCATCAGCCTTACCTGTATGCTTTCTAGCATAACTAGATAAGTTACCAGCAAAGATATAGTTACCAGTCTTCGGAATGTAAACTCCAACTCCACATTTAAACCTCATAGATTTGTCATACGAGTTACCCCATATAAACATCATCTTCATATCTGGATCTGTACCCTGATCTAGGATATAGATTCCATTTGCAACATTACCGCCAATACTTGCACGGTATAATTCTGATTCTACATTAAAGCCACGAGTAGCAAGTTCTTCATGAACTTTATCTATAATAGATTTGTGGCTAATAGGAGTATAGCGCCCCCCGTGATTGGGGAGAGCTACACCTTCTAAATATTCTCTGGTAATACCAGTAGGAATTCTTTTACTCATTAGAATAAACTTAATTGTGATTTCTCTTTGTTCTTATTAACGTTCTCGATTTCTTTATAGATCTTCTCTAGATAGTAATCTTCATTAACGTTATAGTCAGACCATTTCTTTTCTTGATATTCATCCATCACGGTTTGCATCCACTTACCTGATTCTACTTGAATCTCTCTAGCATCAGCTACATTACGTTTGATAATCTTGCATCCCTTCTCAGATATATAATACCTTACAATCTTCTGCAGGTAATCATCCGTACGTTTACCTTTCTCGAAACATGTCTTAATAAACTTCCAATCTCCTTTTGCTTTAATACCTCCACAGTAATCTAAGATGTTTCTATTATCCATCATAGTTTTCTCTGGTAATACATCGTGCACAAAGTAATTGTATATAGCTTTAGGTATAATCAGGAAGCTCTTATTCTTATGTAACGCTAGATCATTAAATTCGAATCGACCTTTACACTTGACATTGGAGTACAAATACTTACCCCCTATCTCCTTAAACACGTGATGAGGATTCTTCTGTTTCAGAGTATCCCATTCTTCTTTAGTTACCTCTTTCGCTTTATGAACAGCAATATAGTTATTAACATCAGCTAGAATTATCTTCTGATACTGATCGTGTTCTAACTGCAGGCTTGTTAGTTCTTCCCACTTACTACAAATTTCCAGATACTTGTCTTTATAACTAGCTGGAATCATCATCTCAAGACCATCTGTATTTTGCATAAGCGGTATGCTTCCCGGGATTCCATCAGATAGCATCTCATATAACATAGTCAAACTTAGTTGACCGTTAATAGTAATACGCATCGTGAATTCAGGATCATATAGAAAACTATTCTCGTCATTACTCAAACCATAAGTACTATTCAGAATAATTTTGTATACATAATTCTTAGGATCCTTTTTCGGAATCTTCTTTCTCTCTTCGAAGAACCATTCATATTGCTCACAGAATTCTTTCTGCGGAATGTGCGCGGGCGACCACTTGTTTCTGATAGCCAGGTTAGGATAGAAACTAGTAACGTCAGACGTCATTATAATCATACCATCCTTAGCCTCATATACTCCAGACTTAGTAGCACCATGCAATCCGCCGAGACCATAGTCAGTCTTAACGCCCTTATGTGTAACAGAATATTTGAATCCGCCTTTAGTCTCCTTGGTATTTATAACCAGAGATTTAAACTTCTCAAATATATTATTAAACTCTCTACGTTTAAACTTTATATACGGTAGTATGATATCACCAACAATAATCTGTTCACGATTCGTTCTCAATTGTTTTAGATCATACTTTTTTATACCGGTCTTCTGACTTAAGAAGTGCAGAAACAATTCTTTAGATATACGCGGCTCTGATGCACTATACAAGTTAATATTGTATTCATTAGTAAGAGTCTTACGTAAAGCAATCTGTTCCTTACTTAACAGGAGGATAGCTTTAGTAGACTTAACGTCATTAATACAGTAGGTTGTAATAGTATCAATCTCTTCTTGTGTACGAATCATAGTACTATGATGTATAGGCATCTCTTGGATGTTATACCAATCCATAGAATACTGAATCCATTTCAAGCTAGATCTCTTTGCCGCGTTATCCCAGTGATTTAGTTTATAAACATCAATCTGAGGAACACTTAACTCCCTTTCAGAATACTTAGGAAACTCTTCGTTATTACCACGGGCAATTACATCTTGAGCCTGCAGATATAAAGCATAGGCTATACGTTCAGGATCTAATCCAATAAGATCGGAACCTTCTTTAATCATAAACTCCGTAATCTGCGAGTCGAAGTTTAAACCATTAAACGATATATGCCATTCACTATTATATGCATTATGATTTACAAATCGGAGGAGTTCTTCATAGTCATTGCGCAGTTTATGTACAACGAATATCTTAGTCTCCTCTGTTTTATAATGTTGAAACACAGCAACGAAACAGTTGATCAGTGTCTCATAGTCCATTACCCAGTGATTCATAGGGATAAAAATGGGGGATTGCTCCCCCTTTAATTTATTATTTACAGACTATTATTCCGCAGACTCCGCAGGAACATTAGCATCTTCAACTTCTACTTCCTGTACAAGATAATCATCTATTGGAAATGTAGAGTAGTTAGTAGCAAACATCATAACGAACTCCTGAATATCACGAAGGTCTTCAAGATAATATTCTTGATAAGTTTCTTGACCGCGACGCTCTTGCTTATAAGGGCTTCCGTCACGACCTGGAGTCTTGCGCATTTCTGGATCACCATTAGCATCAAGCTTTGGCAACATGTGAAATGTATCCTTCTTAAGTTTACTAATAACAGCTAATACTTTAAGCTGTGCATCATAAATACATTCAAGATATGGGCAATGTTCTGCCACAGGGATCATCTTAAATGTTTTTGTTTCCTTCCAATTGGAATGGATTAATAACATGTTTTTCATACTTTGGTTTTAAGTTTCAAATATACTAGATAAAATTAAAGATTTCAACTTCTTTAACTGTTGCATGCAAAGTTTCTTTATCGATATCAGGTTTAGAACATAACTGCCCTACCTCTTTCAATACAGATGCCTTTACCGCCAATAGATTAGCATAGTTATCGTAGAATCTTTCTGGATAAAGATAGCTCATTACGATTTCTTTACTAGCAGGCTTACTTTTAAAAAAGCCTATGACCTTTTCTTTTGTGGTACTGATGAATTCAGAATACTTACCTCTTAGAAAACAGTCAAAGTCATGCTCATATTCTTTCATGTTAAATATATAAGCGCCTTTATTGTTTTCTAATTCATAGTAGGAATCAAAGTACATATGAGATAATAAATTAGTTTTTTCAAACCGCTTGAACTCTTCGTCCTCACGTAAATTATATACACATATTAACTTCTGATCCTGTAGTCCAAACTTACCATCCCAAGAAACATAACTCTCTAAAGGTGTGGCTTCGGATCCCCTCTTTATTTCTAATAGGGGGTACATAAATATCCTAGACTTCTGGATATATTCTTTTGTGAGAGTTTTAATCATATAGTTTACAGGATTACGTTACCTACCTCATACTCATAAGGTAAGTCAAATTTTCTATTTGTATAATGATAGTCTGCAATTTTCATTATTTCATCGAGCCTGTCCATCCAGCTATTAAGTGTTACAGTACTAACTTCAAATGCATAACACTGGGTAAGCTTGTCAACCACTATGAAATGAAATTTAATCTTGTAATTACTTAAGCCATAGTTGGCTCTTACTAATCTACAGTACACCGCAGCTTGTAACCAGTACTTGTAGTACTCTATGGTCTCTGGGAAATCTTGTAGCAGTTTTCCGCTGGTCTTGAGATCATTAATATAAATCACTTTGTTAGTATGATCAATGTTAACGTTATCTACAATACCTCTAAGACCAAAATCATACTGTGTATCCATTACAAATGGTACCTCGCTCATACTAAAGGAACCCCCTATATTGAGCAAGCCTGTAATTTTCTCATTAGATCTTACGATCTCAGCATAACCTTTTACTTTGTTCAGGGTTTCTTCGTCTATAACAGCCTTGTCACCCTTTGTAGTTAAGAAGTTATAGTAACTTATACTTGCGTCAGTTATTACTTTCTCAACTCTTTGTGCATCAGTCTTGAGACTCTGATACAGATTGATCTCCTTTAGTATATCAAGAATATCAAACTCATTCTCCTCCAAAGATAAGTCAGTATGTCCTTTAACCAAAGCTCTTATGAATACTTTGTCAACAACATTCTTAATGCTATCGCCCGGCAGGTTTACCGGAGACACCACATACTTCTCATGGAACTTATCCTCCTCTAAAAGAAGACAGTGAAGCAAGCTACCTTCAATCAGGTGCTGCTCCATCTTATCTTCTCTTTGGTTCAGGATATAGTGTTTATAAAATGCACTTGGGGCAAACAATAACTTGTTAAACCCGGAGTAACTAAAGTGAAACTTCTTGCTGTAGAAGTTCTCCTCCGCTTGGAAATCTATCATTTTGTTTATTTAAAAGTTTATCTACCTTGGCTTGCATATCTGGTGTTAATCTAACATCTACAACTTCATAGTTATTACTACCTGTATAAGAGTTACTTAATACACTAGCCTTAATAGTATCCAATAACTCTTGAGTCAGTAACTTCTTCTCTATAGATACATTTAGGATGGCATCTTTATCCCAGCGGTACTTGTTATAACCAAGCCAATTAAGTAAAGACTTAAAGCCTACAGTGTTTCTATACTTGTGGTTATAGATATGGTTTCTACCAAATTCCTCAAGAAGTAATGCCAGATAGACAAAGCTTTTCTCATAGTTACAACCGGCCATAATGGTCATAGCAACTAAGTGATTGTCCTTATCCATACTAGTTAGCATAGTTCTTAAAGATTCAAATGCATCTCTATCAATAACTGTGTCACCAATAAGATTGTTGAATACTTCTTGTGAATAAACATTACTAAGATTTGAACTAGTAAGTAAGAAGTCATCTATAACAGTTGTTATATAGTCACCATAGTACTCTCCACTTCTAAATGAACTACCATGTAAGATGTTACCGTACATGTTTTTAGTAGGGTTAATGTAATTAGTTACATAGAATGATGTAATGGTAGGTCTGTCTATAATAACATACTTACCGGTATAAGTGGCTAACCGCGCTACAAGATTATGTACATTACCACCAATTCTAAAACCATCGGCAAACGGTTTTACATCAGAAGTTTTTATATAATACAAGTGCTTTGTATCTAGACCTGCGTCTATAGAATCTAGACCTGCAATAATAATATCTGCAGTATCTCTATCTCTAACAGTCTTGATCTTCTTCTCCTCCAAGAAAGGCTTGGCCTTATCTCTAGGAATACTGCACTTAGGTGCAAAGTATATTGTTTTTACATTAGTAAGATCTAGTTTCTTATCAGCAGTTGCCTGCTTAAATACTTTTTCATATTCATTCTCATGCCAGCGGTAATGTAGAAATTTTCTTTTATCATCCACTAGTACACGACTAGGTATAAGTACTAGCTCATTATTACTTACAGTAAGTGTTAGTTGTTCTTGTATCATAATCAAAATGGTATTGAGGTCTCAGGTTTAGGATCCTCTTTAGGTTTATTTTCCTCCATAAACTCTTGATAAGTCTTGGTCCAGGAAGGTGTAAGTTTTACAAACTTTCTTGCATCATCAGGCATGTTGTCTTTAACATGATCTTCAATAGTATCCATGATAAGATTATCATATATCTCCTCAGTTAACCAACCTTTCTTTAAGAATAGTTTTATAGCTGCAGGATAACTAGTATATCTAAGACTGGTAAAGTCTAACTTATCATTCATGATTTTAACATTAGCATTGCTCATAGCATTAGTCACCTGATAATAATCTTCTTTAAGAAGCTTATAGATGTAATACATAGAGGTCTCATAGTTACAATTGAATACCATTTCTGCAGCTACCGCACGATTCTCCATATCAGAGTTAAACATGGTAGTCAAAGTTTGATATATAGAATCATCTATGGTAACACGCTCTATAGAATTGAAGACTAGGTCCTCATCTATAACAGGTGTCTTCATAGATAGGATACGGTATAACATCTCTACAGTTCTTGGATGCAGAAAATTAAATTCAGTCTCCATATTATTTAAAGGTGACCAAGAATCATAATAGCGGTAGTATGCTTTAGAGAATACCATATAGTCCTCAGTATCCATTATAGTATTGAAGACACCACCTTTTAGTTTTATCTTCTCCCTACTAAAGTTATCGGACATGTTATATAGTAATACAGAACAATCCTTAGCTATAAGATTATTAGGAACTTGTTGATCCGCATTACCACTACTCATATTCTTACCGTGACCGATAAAGAAATCTGCTTTAGACGCATCATTAGTAATAGTCCAGTTATTTAGACGAGCAATATCTCTCAACTGAGCAATACTATATTTACAACCGGGTATCACGTACCCTTTAGATTTAGCAGGAAGAGAAACTAATGCACCCCCCTTGAGGAGTGCATTAATCTTTTCTACTGAATCATCATCTACAGTATACAGCCATGTATGAGGAAGTGCTTTATGCTTCTTATCCACACTGGCATATCTTACCTTTCCTTTAATAAATGGTAACTGCTTCAGCATAGTGTCTGTAACATTACCGAGATTCAAATCCATTTTCATCTTTTAATTTTTGCGTATGTAACAGGATGTATTTCTACTAAACTAAATTGAACTCGCTTACCTATTTCACTATCTCCCCTGTAATCCATAATCATTACATCATCAGGGTATATGGGGTACGCGCTCATTTCCGAGCTGCGCACCATCCATTTGTCATCTATAATTTCTAGGTAACCTACCATTACTTAACTGCGATAGCAGCGATGTTAGCGTTTAACATTAACTTGGTAAACTTCTTACTTCCATTAAGGATACCCTTGATAAGAGCATACTTCAAGTCATTAGTGAAGATGTCCTTATCAGTGATGAAGTTAGTAACACGGTCAATGATCTTCTGATCTACAGTATTATCTGTGCTATAGTGAACCGCATAGTTAGTAAAGCGCAATGCTAGAATACTAGCGATGTCTGCACGATATGCATCATCCTTACCAACACAGTTATTCATCTGACCTTTAACATACTCCCAGCTATTGTTAGTCAACATATCCTTAGGAGTAATTAACTTATCTAACTTGTTGTTAATGAACGTGGTAAACAGAGTAGCAAACTCGCTACCTACACTACCCTCACCAATCATTTGAATAAGCGGTAAGTTCTGCTCAAAATTCTCTATGCTAGAGATACTGTTAAAGAAGGTAGTAATACTACGAGCATTAGTAGTCTGCGTAACTAACTCCGGATGCATCAACAAGAAGTTAATACAACGAGAGTCAATGTTATTCTGCTCTGCCCAACGAGCCCAGCAGTCTACATCAAACTTTAAGTAAGCCGTAATAAATCTGGTCTTCTGCGCAGCATCCATAGATGTTACTTGATAGTCACCATTATCTGGATTACTAGTCAATACAATATGCCAGTTCTTTGGCAGCTCCCATGAGATATACTTCTGACGGTCAATCAATTCCATCGCCGCTTGTGTAAATCTTTGGTCAGCACGACTATAGTCATCGAGGATTAAGATACCACCTTGCTCCTTACCTTGGATCCATTCCGGAGTGGCATAACCCATACGCTTCTCTCCGCTTGGAACATACTTATTCTGAATATACATAGGCATGATGTTCTCAGGTACCCACTTGGCTACCTTCTTGCCATCATCCGTAGTCTTAATTACTTCGAATTCCTTAATAGGAAAACCTGTAAGGTCACCTAGCTCCTCGATCTGAGCAAGATTTAACTTAACTACATCTAGTCCTAGCTCTTTACCAATCTGCAAAATAGTGGTGGTCTTACCGATACCGGCCTCACCCTCGATATTCACTGCTACAGGAATCTTTCCGTCAGCTTGAATATGTTGATTATTCTTTACAATGTGACCGATAAAGGTCTTCAACTCGTCTGTGTTTAAGTTAACTTGATTTGCGCTCATAATACTTAGTTTAATTTAATTTGTGGACCAGGTAGGTCTTCGTTTATATTTCCACGGGTAGAGATTACCCACAACATTTTGCCTCTTGGCTTTACAGTACAATCACATTCTCCATCTGTTAAGTATATCAAACAAGTATACTTATCTTGGTTTTCATTATACAATTCTAATACAGGATCAAAATAAGTACCGCCGCGACCATGTATCTCAATCTTATCTCCAGCCTTGTATGGCCCGATATGACGGATACGAGTATCACACTGTACAATAGTTATCTCTGCACCTGTCTTATTAATATGATCAATCTCATGGAAGAACTCTTGTACTTCCTTATCACTAACGGAACCGCTAGTATCTACAGCAACTAAGATGTGCTTACGGAATTTAATCTTAAGACCAGGGTTATCCTCGAATCTTTTATTAAACTTACGTCTCAACTTCTTAGTAAATACTTTCTGACTACCTCCAGTAAACCTTCTAAGATATGCTTTCCAGTCAAACTTAGGCGGCTCACTACTGTTAAGCTTGTCTAGTAAACCCTTGAGTTCTCCAGGTATATGACCTCTAGACTTTGATACTTGTTCTGCAATCTCCTTAAGCTGATGCTCTACTTGCTTTTGTATAAGCTTCTGTTCAGCTTCACTTAAGTCTTTGAAATCATCCCATGTACTGTGATCAGGAACAAGATTACCATTCTCGTCAATCTTTAATCCCATAGCTGAAGCTTTCATCATCTGCTCAAAAGGACTATTACCATTTCCGTTATTCAACTGCTGTTGTAGTAGATTATAATACTCTCTACAGCCGGCCTTAACAGGAAGATTCATAGGAGCAAACATCTCATTATCGATAGTACATCCGCCGTCAGGAAGATACTGCTTATCGATATACTGATTAATCTCCAAGTCCATAGCTATGTTAGCTAACTTAGGGTCTGGGAAATCAGTATGTATAGTAAGATGAAAGAACGCTATATGTAACAGCTCGTGCTTCAACAAACCTATATGATGCTCCGGGCTCAAGCTTTCCCAAAACTCCTCGTTGATCATCAACTGAAAGTTTATATTATGCTTGCATACACCTGCCGTAGGAACTCTATTACTCCACAGCTTGTTTAACCCAATGAGAAAGAGCCCGTAAAAAGGCTCCTTCAACATTAGTTCTTTGCTAGCCTTAGCTAGACTATCTTGTTTTGTCATTTACCTTTAGGTATTAATGTTAGTTGATACTTCTCCATAAACGTAAAACCAGCAGTTTCTAATTGCTTTCCTAACTCTTCTGCAAATCTGTTAATAAAGAATGCCATAGCTACAGGATCAACATTCACATTTTTGTGAATTACTTCATACATGCTATTCCAAGTAAGGACACTGTTATAATCTAAACCAGTAAGTTCCTTTAACTTTACTACAGTATCTGAATCAAGATTTAGATTCTTATGTCCTGCTTCTTTACATAACATAAGTATGTAGGGTAAATTAGCTTGTAGATCTGAGGACTCAATAAGATTCTTAACCACAATGTGGTTCTCTTTATCTACAGACTTAGCCATTGACAACAGGTTCTTATATGTTGTCTCATCAAGTTTAAATACTTCTCCCATTAGTCTTCTATTTTTAATGTTTTTAACATCCATATCGGAGGGTTATTCATATTAGTGATCCACTCCTTTGCACTTGGTAGATAACCATTGCAATCTTCTTTTACATGTTGCTCGCCTACATAGCGAGTCATAACTTTTTTACCTACCGAGTTAACAAAGAAGGGCCCGAAGACCCTTTCACATTCAAAGATACCTTCACTATGATGCCTAAATAATCTATGCATACTATGACCATACCAGGCCTTAGTAGCATCAAACCATTCATGAATGTGCATGTACTCCTCAGGCTCACCGCCCCACTTCTTAGCAGAGCTGCGAGCATGATCATATGGATGCGCCATTATTCTCCCCAGTCTATATCTACAATATTAACCGAATCGTAAGCATCAGTAACAGATCTTACATAACCGTCAATAAGTATTACAGGCTCATCTACAAGCTCAATAGTTATAGTTCCATAACCACCATCATTATTATACCAATCCCAGTTGTAATGCTGTTCAAGTATATGAGTAGCTAGATCTTGTAGATCTCCTTCAAACTTATCATTAAGGTCAGAGCTATCTATATTATCTCCATAAAATTCTACATCTTCCACCTGGCCAGAGTCTCCTCCGCCATCATATCTAATCTCTACATTAGTTACACCAGCATCTTTTAATGCTGCAAATAAGGTTGCTGTTTTTAAGCTTGCCATATTACTTTTGTTTATAAAACCTACCAAGTATGTTTGCGTTTAACCAGAAGTCTTTCTCCAGTACCTCACACATAAATTGGTATTTAACTTCTTGATAAGAGAGCTCTGTCTTAGAGTAGCATATCTTTAGGATAGTCCTTTTGATTTGTACCCCAGCTTTATGAGCTGCCTTAAGTTTCTCATTACTGCTATAGTAATTTTGATATACAATTTTTCTTACACGCTTGTAAGTCCTCTTGCGTCTATCTGTAGACAATGCCTTCTTAGAAAGCTTGGTCTTAACATCCGCATAGAAGTTCTTCTTGCCAATGTAGGACTTGCGTTCACCATCTATGATAACATCCATCTGGTATACAAATCCTACAGCACCATCAGGAATCATATCCTCGGTGAATTCTTTATGCTGGTAGATCCAACTCATTTCTTTAATGCTTCTTTTAATAAGGGGTGTAAGAATGTTCTTACCTTTTCTCTACCATATACTTTAACAGAGTCTGACAAATCCTTCTCGAGTTTCAGATGTATCCCCGGAAAACCAAAGTTATCCTTATACTTCTTCATCGCTTTTATACCGGCCTCATCATTATCAAATAGAGTACAGATAGATTTATATCTAACCTTGTATATATCTATTACCTCTTGACGGATTGCTGTATTCTCACTGTCTGGTGCTACAACTTCTAGATTGTAACCAAACTTCTTGAGACACATTGCATCCTTAAGAGAACTGCAGATAACAAGATTAGGTACGTCAAACTTTAATTGGTCGGTACCCTGTACATAATTTTTTACCTTCAGAAACTTATGCTCCTTTACCTTAGGCTGATAGACCTTATAGATCTGTCCGTCCGCCCTAGTATAACCATATATATAATTACCTTTAATAGTAAGTTCATCTACAATTCCGTCGTCATCTTTCTCCATCTTGTAGAATTCTAATGGCAATACATTATATTCAGTAAGAGTATCGGAATCTATTCCATACCTTGACCAGAACTCGGCGTCTAAATTATTCCACTGTCTAGCAGAGTAATCGGATACCTTATAAGATGCTTGTTTCTTGAATGCACTTACGGAATATTCTCCGTCGTTCTTTAATAGGAATTCATTATAGTCTTCAGTTATCTTTCTTATAGCTTCGTAGTATTCTAGATTAAATATCTTAGATACCAAACTAATATGATTACCACCATTGCCGGTAGAGAAGTCTTTGTATAGATAACCCGAAGTGTTATAATAAATACAGAAGCTCGGAGTACGTTCTTCAGGATTGAATAAAGATTTAATCTTTACAGTTTGACCAGTTAACTTCTCATCTAATCTACAATAATATTCGAATGCCCATACTGTAGGTACATCCGCTATGTCGGATATTAAAAATCTAGTACTAATCATAACGGTAAAATTAAGGGGGAATATTCCTACTCCCCCTAGTAATTTTATTTATAATTCAAAGTCGCCAGCTACATTGCTGGTAGTAGGAGTTGCATCTCCAAAAGATTGAACCGTATCGGTCTTGCTCTTCTTGATATGAACATCAGCATTAAACTTAACTACCTTGCTCAATGCTTCTTCAACATCTGCAGACTCGTAAGCCAAGCCTTCCTTAGACCACTTTGGTAAATACAAATCGTGGTTAGTATAGCCTTGCTTATTCTGATATTCACGACCTGCTACACAAGCACGTAGATACTTACCAGTAAATGGCTTATCTGCATTAAGCTGACTTACCAAAGACTCTATAGTATCATGCTTATTATCTTGACTCTCTAACCAAGACTGCATACTCAACGCTTTACAGATGTTGTTAACAGCTTTCAGGATCTCGTCATCACGCTTAATAATAATACCTGATTTAGTTTCGCCATCAGCATATGGGAATTCAGAGAAACGAATACGTCCCACCTGACCTTTGTAACGACCCTGTGTAGGATCATCCTTGTCAATAAAGAAACCTTCGAAGTCAGCTCCCATGTCAGGACCCTCTACATTAAGGTTCATATTATAAGCTCCCTTCTTGTAAGGAACTTCGTCTAAGACAATGCTATTAATCTTAAACGTATGGACGCCCGGCGCCAATGTTTTAGGAACAGAGCTACCGCCGCTGTTCGTGTCGATGTTTTTTGTACTAATCATTTTTTAATTATTAATCTATGAATACTTTATCCCAGTTTACTACTACCTCATTATCCACGAGCTCAGAGATTTCAATCTCTTGATTACGAAGATGCTCAGGTCTTGCGCCACATGATATCTCATCAGTGGTTTTGAAACTTAATATGTTCTTACTACCTCTACGGAATAGATAACCAATCGCATCTGAATTAGATGTAGTAATTAGTTTGAGCTTACCTGTCAACGCTAAGTCTAGCGAATTAAAGTTCGACCCGTTCTTCTCCAATAGAGTATCCTTAACGTGACCTACAAGTATAGTTCTTGGTGCCCAAGTCTTGATGTAATCAATAACTTTTACGAATGCCTCCCTTAACCAGGGATATCCTGCACCATTTGGTAGGTTAAGAATGCTACCATATTTAGCCTTCCCTTCGGTTGGCCAACCTTTACCCATCGGAGTCCGCGTGTAAAGTTCTTCAGCATATGGTAAACACATCTCTTCTAATGCTGTAATAGTATCAATAGCGACATAGCCGTACGGATTCCCTGCATCTTTGATTGCTTTACCAATTGCTTTTATTTCGTCAAGAGATGTTGCCTTCATCTTAATAGCGTCAACGTAATCGCTACCGCTTTCAAGATCTAAGATTAAACAGTTCTCTAACTGTGAAAGCACGGTTGTTTTACCGGCTTTTGGTTTACTAAAAATAACCAGGTTCTTAGGACTTTTGCTAGTCGCAGGAACCTTACTTGTAGGCAACTTAATTTCCATGTTACTTTATTAAATCGTTTAACCATTTCTTTCTGCTAACAGGTTGCTTCAACATGATAGCGGCTAAATCTCTAATAGTAAGCTGATCTAACGGAGCATCCTGATCAGGATCCATTATGTCATCAAAGCCATCAAAAGATAACTGCGTCATCTTAGAAGGTTCCTCTACTGCAATCTCTACCTTACTTAATTCAGCAACAGGTACGAGATATCTTTCACTGATTCCCTCGAGCTCACTTTCGATTGCTTCGTATTCATCTGCGAAGAAAGGATTAAACTTCCATTTATAAAGAGTTCTGTTTGCATCTTCACATTCCATCTCACGACTTACGAACTCTAAATAAAGATCTTGTTTCATCTTCAACTGACTTGGAAATAAAGCAATGTGTTTGCTGTCTTTACCAACCGGTTTGTAGGCTAACGTAGGAACATATACCGCATCGGGTATACCTAACTTTTCAAAAACTTCTTGGTGAAATTCTCGGAGCTCTTTAGTACGAGCTCTTCTGTCTAACTTTTCTGTGGTTTTAATAGCCATTTTTTTACCTTGTATTAATTCGTTTTTCTTGTGTAGGAGGAGCAGGTATTTCTACTACCCTCATCTTTTCGAATTCGCATCGGAAGAAACTCATTCTAGTATCACCATTCCTACATTTAAGGAAGTGCATTACCATAACGTTTTCATCATTAATGATATACCTATCGGGACCATAATAGCGAACCTTAAAATATCCCGGTCTGTTAAGACCAACAAGTATATCGGCATGCTGCAATAATGCATCGGCTCCCATCAAGTCAGAAGTAAGGATGTAGTTTCCAGCTCTACCATCTTCATTTCTATCTGGGCTATCGATGTTTCTATTAAGCTGGCTAAGTATGATAAAGGAAATAGGATACTTTCTCTTCAACTCTGTAAGCATCTCTGCCAGGTTGTAAAGCATCTCGTGTTTATCTTTTTCAAACGGTGCTAACTTAACAAGGTAGGAGTGATCAAGAGTTACAATCGTATTTGTATATGTCGGAAATTCTCCCTCACGATTCATGTGGTCTTCCATATACATCTCGATAATAGATCTTATCTCCAATACTGTTCTCGGTTTCTCGACAACATCTATTGGGTAACCTACTCTTTGCTTTGCATAATCATAGCATGCTTGTAGATCTGTGTCTGCTAAGGTACCGTTAGCACTACACAAATATTTATACGACTTACCAACGACGCTAGAAAATTCTCTTAAGGCAGATACACGGCCAATCATTTCGAATTGAAATTCTAAAACTCTAAAGTTCTCCCCCTTATTCAGGACGAATGCACTGTTAATGATGTTATCTTTAACCAGAGTTTTACCTGCGCCTGATCTACCTGCGATCACTGTTAACGTGTTCCATTCTATACCGTCAGTACCCGCGTCATTAAACTTTTCCCAGGGAGTCTTGAGACTTTTGATAGCCCCTTCTTTCCTACCCTTCATATAGTGAAGAGCTTGGACAAAGCTTTCTTTCTGCCCCTTCCAGGGCTTAGCGATTTCTGACATGTTGTTGGTAATTAAGTCCGACTAGATCCAAGGACTCTTCGGACAGTAAAGTTATAAATTTTATCCGAGGTAAAAAATATAAATTCTAAAACTAATGAACAGACGTAGGAAATATCTGTTAGGAATGTGTCAATAAGTAACCAACAAATAACCGATAAACCTACACCTAATATAACCCTAAACATAATCCTTTCGAACTTTTGAAACTGTTCTATTTGCATCATACCACTTTCTCTTTTATGTGATTATCATCATCCTGATAACCACCGTTTAATATTATCTCACAGAACGCTGCAAGTTCTGAATCCCAAGTCTTATCAATACTTTGTTTACGAATAAAGTATTGGGAATTCTTCATGTACATATACCTGTTCTTCTCATACGAGTCAACGTAATAAGCAGTAGCTTTCAGTATTGTATCCCAACTGTAATCATAGTTCTTAAAGAACCATTCGAAGGCTTTCTTCAAATCATTCTTAGGTAATCTTGCTGCTTTACCGCTAGGTAACTTACCTTTTGGAAACATCTCAAGATACTGAACTACTAGATCATCCTCTGTAACTACAATAGCCTTAACGGAAGCTCGCATGTTACCAAATAATGCCGTAGCATCATCGATAATTTTATTACCAGCATCAGTAAGAATACCTTTCTTGGCATCTTCGATAAGATCAAGATCAGCAAGTAATCTAAGTTCAGTATGAACATTGATAACACTTGGTCTAACTTTATTTGCGATACCCCATAGAACATAAAATCCATTAGGGCTTATGCCGTTTTCGGCTAGATAATCAAAGAATTCTTTCATAACATTTCGGAATCTAAAGATACAAATGTTTTTGTAATTCCCTTCTCTTGCAACTTAGACATCAGGTTACTCCATATAGGAAGAACTCTCTTGTCTTTAATATCTAGGGCTACCTTAGTCTTATTACTACCGTGTAACATAGTAGCATGATGAGTAACCTTTTCTTTATGCATTTCGTTAACAACTCTTACCATATGCGAGTAAGTCAGGCCTAATTCATTACCTATTAGGTAACAGCACTGCCTAATAATAATAACTTGTTGACCACGAAACTTCATGTTAGTAGTAAACGGAGCATCCTCTGGATACAATTCTTCTGCAAGATCTACTACAACCTTGAAGTCATTTATACCAGGTACCAAAGCATGATTACTACCAATGTACTTATCGTATTTAACTAAACTCTTTTGAATATTAGTAAAGAACTTACCTATTACTAGGTTAAGATCATAATTCAACTGGGCTAGATCCTGCCGGATCTCCCCCCTCAATTTCTTGACGTCTCTCTCTGCCATATTTTACGTAATCTGTTTCTTCTATATGATAAAATTTACCAGTGTTAATCGATATTGCCACATCTTTTACAATATGTTTAGCTCTGTCTAGCTCAATACCAAAGTCTGATAGTGCATCATATAGACATTTGTTTGTAACTGTACTTCTTTTAGAAGCTTCTATTTCAAAATAAACTTCTCCAAATCTCGGGTCAACTATTGTCTTGACCTTTATTCTACCAGGAAATTCTGGGCTTCTCATTTTGCTCCAAGTATTTATTAATCTTATTCCACATATCTCCACAATCCCACTCTGGTTCTTCGTTATATGCAGCACTGGCAGGATGACTTACCATAATCTTATAGTTATTATCAGGAATTAAATCCGCAAAGTCTTGCGCTTTCTTTCCCATAAATACATAGATTAAGTTAGGTCTGTTCCAAACTAAATAGTCTAACACATATGCCATGAAAGGTTTCCATAGTAGCTGATGCGTACCAGGTTTACCAATCGTAGTAGTAAGTGCACTGTTTAATAATAGAACTCCTTGATTAGCCCAACGAGTTAAGTCCGGGTCATTATTAAGAGAACCGGTAGTCTTACCTATAGATTTAAACATATAGTCTAAAGACTTCTCTACTTTACCAAAGTTACTGCAACTAAAAGCAATACCATCCGCCACATTAATTTGCGGATATGGATCTTGGCCTATAATAACTACATTAACTTTATCAAAGGGACAAACTTCGAATGCTTTAAATAAATGTTTAACCTTTGGCGTGAATCTTTTACCATCTTGTGCCTCACGTAGTAGGAAGGACAGGATATCGTCGAAGTCAGATGTCATAATAAAATTAACTAGTTGGGGACCCCAACCATTTTCTTTGAGCTTTTCGTAAAGCTTGTCTTTAACTTCTTGTAAATTAACTTCTTCCATCTTATATTTGTTAAAATTTGTATAATGTCCGAGCCTAAAAAACCAGTTCAAGTAGAAGTATATAAGCCTGATACAGTAATCAAAATAGAATTACCTGTAGCTTATGTGCAACGATTCAACCAGTTAATGTTAGAAGGTATCCCTTATAAGGATCACGACCATTTTACTGAGACACTTAAAAAAGTAGAGAAAGGAGATCAAGATGATCCTTATAGCTACCATGTAACAACCATACTATCTTTTCTAGTTATGGTTGAAGAAGCTGCTCGTAAACAGGGTCATCTCAAAATGGTTGAGATAAACCCTGAAACACAAGAGCAGACGGATGTTAGTGAAGACTAAAGTTCACAAGTTCTCCGATTTCTATAGCTGCTTGTATAGCCATAGATAATTCTTCTTTACTACATTCTGAAAATGATTTACAGTTATCGTCAGTACATAGACCGGCTCGTAACTTTACTTGGAGTTTCATATCTTCGAATGAGTCACCAGTATAGTTAGCAAGTTCTCTAATGCACTTATGTAACTTACTTAACTGAGCATAACTATGATCAGCTGTCTGCACTTCGTAGGTAATGACTACTGTCTCACCTTCCTGCAAACTTTTAATAAATAAACCTAGTTTAGCAGACCCTAATGGATCTATTTCTAAACTCTTATTTACTACTTTTGCGCGTATACTTACGGGTAGTTGATCTGCCATTTTCTTTTGGTTTGTTAGTACTTCCTTTAGGTCTTCCAGGTGATTTTTTCTGAACAACTTTTTCTACTTTAGGCGTTTGCATTTCTTTTCTAGCCTTCTCAATACTTAGCTCATAGAATTTCTCCATGTACAAATCTAATAGACGAGCATATGATCCATCCGCAGCATCAATCTGATCTTTAAGACGGTTAACTTGCTTATTTCTAATAGCAATACCTACTGATAATCCGGTAACTAAACCGGTAAATAATAATACACATACTTCAAACGTTCCCATTTCTTTTTTGTTTTAAATAGTTTTCTAATAATTCAATACTCTCTTGCATCTCCAGAAAATTCATATCTGTTATGAGCTCTGCAAATTTGCTCAATCTTTTAGACATCTCTGCCATGTCTAGTTGCTCAGGTATATCCCAGAATGCTTTCAGTAATGGACCGTGTTCTTTAACCACGATATCATTAAAGTTATTTAAAATATTCTTAGTCTTATGCCTATTAAACCATTTGATATGCATGGTCTCATCTGCTGCGAACACAGCCATCTGTAACCACACTACTAGGTTAGCAATCTTTAATCTGTCCGCGTCCTCTCTCGTTAATGACATAAATGTAATTTAGCTAATCCTTCTTCCACTGTAATGTACTCTATCTTGAGACCTGCCCACTCTGGTAGGAAGGATCCCATATCTGTACCACTTGTCTCCTCACCATGCCATTCTGCTTGAGCAGTAATATAAGGTCCACCACTAGGGTCTATCATAGAGAATTTCTCTGTAGGCATGCCTGATTCACCAGGCCATCCGCCTAGACGGTACCCATCAGCAAACCCCGTCATCTCTATTACGTTATCCTTCTTCTCAAAGATAATTAGATCACTATAACGATTTCTATACTCTGTCTTCATTCCTTAAGTTGTTTAATCTTTTTGTATACAAGTTCAACACAGTCATCTATACCTTTATAAGGGTTAAGATAAGGCACAGTCTTATTACCACGTAGATGTTCCATCTCCTTGATTAGTTCTTCTAATACTTTTTTAGTACTCATAAGTCATCAGGATCAGTTGTTGTGCCTACAGTTATCGGGTCTACATATACAGTATCCTCCGGTATCTTAACAGCTTTAAACATTTGGTAGTCCTCTCTCTCAAGAGGCTTATCCTTTACAGATAGGTATAAACCTATTGTAGCAGCACAATCTAGTAGTAAGATAAATGCTAATGCCCATATGATATACTTAGTCATTGTTATTCAATTTTTATTTCTTCAAAAGATCTTAAGGTATCACAGTTAGGACACTCTAACTTAATAAGGTTGCCTAATTTAACAGCTACCCATTGATGCCCGCAGCAATCACATTTAACTAGTGATGCATTGTACTTCTTATCCATGTTAATCAGACTCTTGTTCTAGTTCAGGACGGTTGACCTTTAGGCCCCACATCAGGTTATACATAGAAGCAGATCTTTGAGCATACTTAACGGTAAGCCTTCTATGCTTACGCAAGTAGGTTACCATCCACTCCGTCCACTTTTCTTCTTGCTCAGGAGTCATGGTCCATTGCTCATACCATTTGTCCTTACGGTCTTTAATGTCCTCAAAGGTTACATCATGACCAGCTATTATAAACATGGTGTTGATTATATCTTTTACCATGTCATCGTCAGTTAGTCTCTTGCTTTTCATCTTTTACAAATATTGGTTTAACCACATCAAGGCCGGAGCCATTTTTAGGAAATTGTATTTTACATACTTTACCAACAAAGTATAACTCACTAGGAGTTTTTACATAAATAGCAAGTACTTCCAACTCATTAAAAATTAAATCGTCTTGACTGAGGTCTTTAGTTACATAAAATGCATCTCCTCCTAACTCTACATAGTCTCCTACTTTCATAAGTTAATTAGTATTACTTTATTATCTATGGTGATCATAGCTACTGGTATAAGTTCCTCATCATTTAAATAACGTGACACCTTTGCGCCTATCTCCATACGGCCAGGATCACTTGAATAAACAACTATACATTCATGACTATAATCATTACTTACATTAGTAAGCTGTAGTACAATAGTGTCTGGCTCATAGTAATCATCTATGTAACATTCTCCAGGTTTCATGGGTCTTCTATTTCACAGGTTAAATCTAAATCACCAAATACCTTAGCAATAGGCTCGAGTTTATCACGAGATCCATACTTTACCACAGCCTTTCCCTCTTCATGAATCTTCATAGCGAACTGAGCAGCTCTTGCCGAAGATATCTCACAGTATATAATGAGAGCCATAATAACCTTATCAAAGGTATTATGGTCGTCATTATACAATACAAGTTTGGAATCTTCCATAAAAGACAAATCTAGAACGATATCTTCAAGTACAATAGTACTAGTTTCTCCAATTGATCCAGTCATCATGGTCATCTGCTTCTTGTTCTTTATAACAGTCTTTACAAAGATCGGCATTATCTAAAAGTTCCTGTTCGATATCATCGACATCCCTATCAACATCTACTATAGACATAGCCATTTCTCTTATCACATCTACGTCACAATAGCGACAAAGATCCTCCGCTTGATTCCACGGAGAGTTTGGATCATTCTCTGATCCCGCAGGTAAATAATCAGACATTTTTCTTTACTCTTTTAATTTTAGAATCATCGTAATCATGTAGCGCTTGGTTTACCCATGCTACATCAACAGTATTATCGTAACATAATATATGTACGGTAGCCTTCTCATCAGGATTAAGACGAAGTAATCGACCTAATCTTTGAGCAGACTTACGCTCGTTACCATATGCATGCATAATAATACCCTGCTTTAAGTTCGGGATGTTAACCCCCTCACTTAACTGTAATACACAAGAAAGTTTATCTATCTCTCCAGATTTAAACTTCAGGAGGTTAACTTCAGAGTCCTTATTACCGCTATGGTAACTGTAATCGCAAAGTTGATCCGCCTGTTCCTGCGTATTAGCAAACAAAATAACCTTATCGGTTATATGATTAAACAGTTCCGCAGCATAACGTTCTTTACTAGGATAAGACATAAGCGCCTTCATTCGCATAATCCTGGCAATCTGGACCTCTTTAGGACCATTAGCGTTAAGAACTCTTTCACTCCAGTAATTATAACTAGCAAGTTCCGACGTAGGAAACTGTCCTTTCTTTGTTTTCTGCATAAAATTCTTACGGGTATCCAGGTCTAACATATGAATAATAACCTGATAATCATTTAGAATCCCATCATCGATGGCATCATCTGTAATGTACTTGTAGTTAATGGGACAGTAGTTATCTACCATCTCACCTTTCTCCGAGTTAGAATTTCTAGGAGGTGTACCGGTTAATCCCACGACTTTACCTTTATAGTCCTCAAGATAAAACTCGTGGGAATATAAAAGGTTATGACATTCATCCAGGTATACTACGTCGTAGTCAGTATCTTGTTTGATCAAAGAGATGTAAGTACTAAACTCAATATGCTCTTTAAGATAACCGAGACCATGCTTATCGGCCTCATCTAACCACGACTTGAATACAGCTCTCTTAGGAGCAACAACAAGGAAGCGACAAGTATCGCTATAGTGTTCTTTCATATGGCGTAAGCCGATGAGGGTTTTCCCAACGCCCATGCTGACTGCGATGCCACTATGAGACGATGATAGTAACGATTCTAACGCGGCATTCTGTATCTCTTCTCTCGTCATACCTTCCTAATATAAAAATGTTGGGGATAACTAGGACCTACGTACAATAGTAACAATTCACAGATATAGTGTAGGCCTAAAGTACTATGTGCATACATAGCTCCCGGCAATCCTTTCTTAATACTCTCAAGAGTAAACCTCTCGCTATCTTCTAACGATACGGCAGATATTTCAAAGGTCAATACCTTTTCGTCAGTATCACCATGCATTCTGCGTATAAGTTCAGTTAGATCATGAGGTATTATAAGATCTCCGCTATCTCCTCGCCATGTAGGCTCAACTAAACAAAGGTTCTCAAAACCTTCTACTACTTCAAATTTTAAAATCATGATTCTCTTGATTTACTTAGATTTAATAACTTGGCTTCCGTAGGATGAGTCTCAATCCAACCGTGACACGTCCGACAAACAGAAAGAAACTCCGTCTCATCTAGATATAACTTACCTGTTCTACCCATCTTATGATGGATATCCGTAGCATTAATACTACAGCCAGGTAATTTAGCTAGACAAAATGGATTTCTCTTCATGTAAGATTCTCGCAATACGGTATATAGAGCATCTAACTTAACTTGTTTAGAAGATCGAGGGGACAAAGGTTTCTTTGCCGTTGGTTTTTTAATACTAGACAAACCCTTAAATTGTTTACTCCAGCATGCCTTACAAAACCTTTGCTTACCCTCTTTCTTCCAAATGTTAGTTATCTCATTACAGCCGTCACACTTCTTCTGCTTGGCTTGTAACATTAGAATTTTGCATAATGATTATAGAATCACCGCCGTAGGTCAAAGCGATATGACTACCCTCGCCTACATTAGTAATAACATTCTCTTGCTTGGTTAGTTGCTTTAACATAACCTCTTCCGCTTCCGTTTCCGGAGTTAGAACAAGTCTTGTAGACCCATTCATAATAAACGTTGTTTTCATTTAGACTTCTGCTTTTTCAAAACAATCTTTTACCTGATTATAAAGAACTGAATCTGCCTCCTCGATTATATCTGCTATAGGTCCCAACTTCTGGTTGATAGACATACAGTATTTATAATGATCTCTCGTAACCATCTCGTCGATATCCTCATCTTGAAGATAACGTGTAACCCTAACCTGACCGAAGTCTAAGATATTAAGAATGTCTTCGATGTTTTTATGTTCGAAGATATCCTCGTAGGTCTCAACCCATTTGCGGTTACTAAAGTATAAGAAGAGAACTTCCTCGTTGTTCAGTTCATTTATATTCATCTTAAGCTGCTTTTAGTTGATAAAAATTATTTGGTAGCACCTTCTCTTCTATAAGTTTGTTAACAATATCCTTTTTAGAGATACCCATACCTTTGAAATCTAAAGTGCTAATATAGTCAGGATCCGTATGATCAGCAAATGTTTTTACTAAATCTTTTACTAATTGACTATGATGAAATACTTCGGTTAGTCCTTTCGCAACCCATTGATTAGCAAGTTCTTGCTTCCATAGGTTCAATACATTCTGGGCTCTCTGATGTACCTTTTGGATACGCTTCTTCTTGTCCCAATGCATAGTTGATAACTCTTCTTCCGCGTACACCGACAAACCGAATAGTGCACGTTTATAAAGAAAGTTCTGATACGAATTAAATTCGTCACGCTCATACTCCGCGTATCTCTTCTTCTGGTATTTAGAACCATAGTTTTGATACTCTCCAAGTCTACCTGTGTAGACAACTTTTTGGTAGGATGCCATAATATTATAGGATTTAAATTTTATACAAAAAAACAGGGGGCTATTACACCCCCTGTTTAATAAATATGTTATATACGATTACAATGTGAAACCTTCTTCAGTATCTGTTGAGCCTGATACTTCTGACTCGGCATTGGCTAAACGAATAGCCTCGCTGTTATCATGCGCAATCGTCTCATCTTGATCATTCCCACTTGGATTGTAGAATGTCTTACGATAGATAGGCTGACCATCTACACAACATACGATACCTGTTGTACCTGCCATCTTATAATCCTTCTCAGGATTCTCAGAGTTAAACGGAACCAAAGATTCTTTGATAACAATTTTACCTCCAAGTAATTGACCATCTTGGAAACCAAATTGCTCAAGATCTTCTACAGTACCATGCAATAAAGCACTGATAGGTTTAACTTTAACCCATCCCTTGTCAGAGATTACTGTACGCTTTTGCTCAACACGAATGTGTCCATACTTACTGTTATCTTTAGACATAACGATAACTTCTCCTGCTTCATTAGCAGTTACTTTTACTTTACTAACCATTTGATTTAAATTTTAAAAATTGGAACTAATTACTCTAGATCTGCACTGAGATCTAACTCGTCAGGATCGTCTGGGAATTCATCCGGAAAATACTCTTTGTAATAGTAGTCTATGTCCGTTTCATTCTCATCATCCTCATCATCTTCTGTGTCTCTTTCTTCTTTTAGATTAATAGAAGAACCTTTCCATGGATTATGTACATGCTCACCAATATTCATAGCGACAAGATCTCTTATGTCCTGATCTGTAAGATTCAGTACGTCGCTGATATCCAGCCAGATAGTCTTTCCATTAGGTAATTGGTAGTACATTACATCAAAGGTAATCCCCTTACTAAACTATAACAAGAAAATCAAGAAGGTATACAAACTAAAGTTTAATTATATAGCTAATGCTACGATGCTCAATAACGAACTAACCGCTGTCATAATGACTACAGTTTTCAACACCTTCTTGTGCATAACTAATTGCTCTAGTAAATCCGCATGCTTAACATGCGTCTCTTTCTTAAATCTTTCGAAGTTGCCCATATAGACAACTCTCTTATCCTGCTCACTGCTCATATTAAAAATTTGTTAAAAGTTGGATAATCAATTAATTATCCTTAATCTTGTACAAGATATCCACAATATATGAAGCTAACTGCCACTGGTAAACTCGCTAAACAGTATCTCAAGAAGTATCCTAAACTTCCTATCCTAACAATTGCTAAACTAATGTACTCTGAAAATGAACTGCACTTTAATAGTGTAGATCATGCTCGTTCATCACTTAAGCGTCATTCAGGACTAGCTGGTGCAGAAACTAGGAAGACTGTAGATCCGGAATTACAAAGACCTATAACATATAATTATGCACCATTCAATGATATACCTAAATCATACAAGTCTGGACCTAATGACTTTGTATTACCAGATGATGCTAATCATATTCTTGCTCTTTCTGATATACACTTTCCTTATCATGATGAGGAAGCTCTTGGTGCTGCTATACAATACGGCATTAACCAAAAGGTTAACACGGTTATTCTTAACGGTGATATTCTAGACTTCTACCAGTTGTCACGCTTTGATAAGGACCCATCTAAACCTAAAATGCAAGTAGAACTTGAACAAGGTAGATGGTTTATGAAAGCATTGCGTACCGCATTTCCTAAAGCGAGAATCTATTACAAGATTGGTAACCACGAGGACCGTTTAGAAAAATGGTTAAAGATTAAGGCTCCTGAATGGATAGGCATGGACGAATTCGAATTAAAGATGTTACTACGATTCGGAGAGAATCAAATACAACTTATCGATTCATCTGCTACCATCAAGGCCGGTAATCTAAATATTATCCACGGTCATGAATACTTGGGAGGAGGAACTGTTAATCCCGCGCGTAATCTTTATTTAAAAGCAAAAGCGAGTACAATATGCGGTCACTTCCATAGAAAATCAGAATTTACAACTCGTGATATCAACAATAAAATCCAAGGCGCTTGGACTACAGGTTGTTTATGCGAGTTATATCCTGAATACATGAAAGGACACAGCGATTGGGTACACGGGTTTGCAGTAATAAAAATAGAAAAGGACGGATCCTTTGCAGTAGATAACAAATTAATCATAGACGGAGTAGTATCATAACTATGGCAACATACATCAAAGCTGGGATATACCAGATACCACATACAGAAGAGCAGATAATACCTGAAGTCTATATAGATCATGGTATGATGCAAATCATTGATGAAGATGAAAATCTTATAATACAACTAACCTACGAAGAACTACGCGGTATTATGGCCATCATAGCTGCTGAACAGGAGAAGACCCATTTAAGGATCATCGCCGCTAGCAGAAATAATTAACCTACAATCCTATTCCAGATTCTTTTAAAGAACCCAACTTTAACTACAGTCTCTTCAGGATGTTTGGTAGTATATCTACCCCTATCGATTGCTTGACTGTACTTTTGGCGATATAAAATAAAGGTATCATATCTGGAACTATGAATCTTTACTTTACCTTTCCAATTTCCTTCTTCATCCTTATATAGGATGCCTGATTCTTTTAACGCAATTAGGTATTCTCCACCTAATCCTTCTGCCCTAGCGGCATAACTGGGTTTCATACCCTCATTAACGCGCTTGCATATATTAGCAAGCCTTTCTTTGGTAACTTTAGCCATTCTGTTGGTTTTTAAATTGACATAAATTGAATACCCTAACTGCACAGCGGGACAAAATCATAAACCCCCGCCATGCATTAGGTCTTATCTACTTCTCACCCTTAAAAAGCTAATAATGGTAACCATTCTTGTCTTATGCTTTCTACTTCTTCTCCCCACTGATCACGTTTTCTATTACATGTATCCAAGTCCCAACTGAAATCTATCTTGCGGTTAAGCATTCTTGCATATCTTACAAGAGCCTGCGTTTCCCATCCGATATTATTATTTGGGTCAGATAATACGTCTAATAAAACATTAATATCTTTAGCAACATCTACATAATCAGCTATTGCTTGAAGACGATGATGCTGTCCAGCAGATAAATAAGCCTGCATCTTAACTAAATCAAGATCATAGTTACGAAGCATAGGATTTGTCTTAATAATAGCTTTGATCAAGTCTTGGCTATTAGTAATCTTACCTAATAATACCTTAACAAAAACAGAATTAGTAGTACTTGAACGTAAACCCTGTTTCTCATCTAAGAACCATTCAGCTCCGAAATACTTACACATGTCCTGATACATCTCCGGTTTACCAAACATAATTTGTTTACCAAACCAAAACTTAAACTTCTTGGTCGTCTTATCATAAGTACATCCTGAATCGGAATCATTCTTAAGATAAACACCGGTCTTTGGATTCCATTTAGGCATATGCCCAGTAGATGCCCAGTACAGATGTGTATCGGTCTCGGCCCTACTGATATCATGGTATCCGATAATGGTACCGTCATAAAACTTAAATCTCTGCTCTTGTAATGGAGCATTCTTAATTTCCGCAAATCTTTCACGAGCCAACATAGGTTGGTCCTCAATATAAACTCTTGTCATAAATTGATTTTTAGATTGATAAATAAGGTTACCTCGCGCCACGGTTGTATAACAGTAATTACTAAACTTTAGGAACCGTTGTCCCTTCGATGAAAAAACTTTGTGACGCGAGGCAATATTTTACCACCAGTTAGTACCACGAGGATTATAGTTCTCGCGAATCTTTGGTTTAAAACTGTCTTCACAACTGTGCACTGTAGTAGCACAAGATGTTAACGCGGCGACGGCCACGATTACTGCAAAATAAAGCAGTATATAAAAATTCGATTTCTTCATAAGGGTTATTATAAAAGGTTATTTAATTTCTCCGGCTTCACATAGGTTATCGTCGTATCTAAACTTTCCGGTCTTTATCCATTCGATTACCTCATACTTACAAGCAGATTCGATTACCGAACTTGTATTAGTATGAACATCGTAGAGACCAGATTCATTTTTCTCGACTTTTCCTGTGAGCACATAAATAAAAAAGATTACTTTGAACATGGGCTTGTAAATTTTTTGGTAGGATGAGCCTATAAGGACGATGATAGTAAACAAAAAACAATAAACGAAATAACAATAGCCCTATGCAGGGCTACCGTATTTCATAATCGCATTGTTTAACGAGAGGACTAACTCTATTTGTTCTATGTCCATATCGTACAGTTCGTCGAACTCCCCTACTGTAAGAGGTTGATCTTCCATAAGAACCTTAATCTTGTTAAGATCCTCTATGAGGGTTATCTTATACATTCGGTTTGTCTCCGTCATCGTCTAATAGGTCTAATAGGTTTGCTGTTGCCTCCATATATTTATCCTGTGCTAACTGCAGGTCTCTTGCCGCGAGGTCATAGTAACGTTTAGCTTTATGTATAGCATGTTCTCTCGCTAATTCATTTTGCATTGCTATATACTCGGCTTCTTGTTCCTGATAGGCAAATGACTGTGCAAGTTCTTGTTCGTCCATCATACGTTGGAACTCTTCGCTATTTTTTGTCTTACTCATTTTAATTTTTTTAGGGTGAAACTTCTACGCCGTAGGATGACTTTATGATTGCCATCCTATTACACATAAAACAAAAAAAAGAAATAGAGAGTCATTGCTGACTCATCTATTTCATATACTCGTTTAGTCGATTCGTATACAATTGTATCGATCCGCACTAATAGTCTTCATCATAACCGCTAATGGCGACAGTTCGTCACCACCTAATACAGACCGAATGATACTCGGACTATACCCGCTAACGAGGGCAGTATTAATTGTGTTAGCCTTAACAGGTACATTGCCTAAACGACCGTTAACATTCCAAAAGATTATGCCCGGCATCTCATAACCGCAGTGTGCATACATATCTTTGATAGCATCAAAGTTAGTACGTATACCACAGGCTACATCAAACTCCATGTCACTGATAATCAGTAACTTGGTTGGCATATCTTCCTGTGCTACCTTACCTGCAACAGCACGGTCTAGTAACACTGTGAATGTTTTATTTAGGTCTGTATTCATACCCCAATTTGCTCTACCAAGATTGAATACTTTCTCTGAAAGAGTATTGCCTTCTATCTTGTGGAACTGTGGGCTCTCACTGAACGTTAACACCAAATCCTTGAAAGGACCTTCGTTACGTTCAGAGATATACAAACCTAATCCTATAGATACTTCCATAGGTTGGCCCATCATACTACCTGATACGTCGCAGACAGGTAAGATTCTATCCTTGCACCCTTCCATATAGTTAGGTAACGACTTCCACATAGCATCATATGCCTTTGTGTTAAAGCCGTCAACATTAACCTTGTGAACTAAATCACTTGGGAATAATACAGAAGCATTCATCTTCTCCTTACCGTCCATAACATCGCTGATATAAGACTGATATCTTATACCATCGTGTCTATGAAATGCCTGTACATATCTCTTACCTGCAACAGAAGGTACCTTGCTATACTGAATAGTTTCCCATTCGTTAGCACACATCTTCTGCTCCACGGTATTAGACATAGAGGTAAGTCTTCTACGGAATGTACCTGCTGATACACCGAGATACTTATGCATACCTACAAACCATTCTCCCTTACGTGGGAACCATTTGGCTAATAGGTTAGCGTTAGCATTCTCGTCTAGTTGGTGCTTTAGCCAATTAAGAGTATCATCACTTGGTCTTTCTATGATAAAGATATCCTTCCAATACCCAAACGTTGGGATATGGATAGCTACCTGATCATATACTTCACCATCTAGTGTCATTAGATTTCTCATAATTACCTGAAAGAATCGCTTCTCTCCCGCACCACCACGTGCATCTCTTGCCCAAAATAGAATCTTAAGAGCAGTTAACTTATCCTCGCGATATGCTCGGGTAAATGCTTTTATGATATCTTGTTCAGACATAAAACGGCTCGCACCTGCTATAAAGAACAGGTCAAGACAGTCAATACCTGCAGTACTATGTGTAACTGCGCCGTTATTGGTAAGACTATCGTTAGAAAACATCGCATTTGTAAAAGCGTCCATAGGTAAAAAGGTTTTGGTTAAACATTAATTTAGAGGGGTAGGCCACGAGTATCACTACTCGGCTTTGCACGTACGACAGAATGAAGAGAGCCTTACAGTTAACTGCTGTGGCCTACCATCTCTTGGTATGGGACTTACCCCATACCGTTAGCATTGTATTATTAGTTTTACAGTGCTGACTCATTCTTTAACGTGCTAATGTCTTTATGTTAAACAGAATAGTTGTTTAACCTTATTTAATTGTAGTTTTAATAGTGCTGAACTATCCTTCACTAACATAAAGACAGGTTGTAAAGATACAGAATGCATTTAACTTCCCATAGTTTGTTTATAGTGCTGTTAGCATTCTTCCCTTTACAATATCAATACTGAATACGATCAGACTCATCGCCGTCCCAAAAGTCGGCTTCGCTAAAACCACCTTTGTAACTATCGGTAAGTTCGCGGATAGCATCTTCGGTAAAACATTCTTCTATGTTACCTTGTCTAACATATACCAACGACTTCTCCTGTAATAGGGCTTCGTAATGGTCTATAATAGTGGCAACACAAACGTTAGGCATAACCTTGCCGTCGTAGAGATTAGTAAACTTTCTCTCAACGGCAGAACGGGCAGACATTTTATCCATAGTCTAATAGATATCGTGATAAGGTGAATAATAAGTTACTTGATCACTCCCGGGAACGTACCTTTCGAATGTCGCGGTCCTTCCCTTAATAATACCTTTGCCTGTCAGCCTATAGACTAACTTGGCTAACCACATCGGATATTCCCATACTCGGTAACCTTTCCTATAATACTCCAACATAAGGAATAGAACAGAATAAGAATCTCGGGAAGTTATCCACTCGTAGTTATTGTAGGTAGAAACAATAAAGGTTTTCTTACGTAGCATAAAGCAATACAGTTAATAGGTGAATAGATAAGAATAGGTATCATAGAAGGAATACAGCAATAGTTAAATTAACAACCTACCTGCACAATGAATACAGTCTATTGCTATATCCTTCCATAATTTACCTACCATTTTGACTGATTATCAAGAAGTTAGGGAACAGACCTTGGTTGTCTGTCCCCTTCTCTGCCTCTCGATTAACCGTTAAATGGGTTCAAATCCTCATCATCTTCTACCTTCTCCTCTGTCTTTACTGCTTTACGGGTTGTTCCCATCCCGCTGTTAGCCAAACCGAGCATATCCATAACAGCAGAGCTTACTTGATCCTTCAAGAAGTCGTTATTTGCTACTAAGTTAGCCGCTTTGCGCATCACACTTGTATCCGCTACCACATTACCGTTACTTGTAATGATTAGAGGACAAATCTCTCCGACGTAGTTCAAACTGAAGAACAAAGGAACGCCGGTATCCTTATCTTCTCTATACTGTTCAGCCTTAACTCGCTTATATTCAGCAAGTTGCTCATCAGTCCCATCGACGCCATATACGAATACGTCGACCATTTTGTTGTTCTTACCACGCTTCGGGTAACTGTTTAGATAGTTAATTTTCATTACTACTTGTTTATAGGGTTTATATAAAATTGTTTAACCGTCACATCGGCAAGCGAAGCGAACGGGAAATGAGGAAAGGGCAAGAGAAATAAAAAATGAGAGAGCAGCGATAGTTAAAATAGAAGATTTCCCGTAAACACTGGTGTTTCATCGATGGACGAATCGCACTTTGCTCGGTAGGAAATCTCGCTAAATAGACTAAATCGGGAGGACACCGATGATGACGATGATAGTAAATATCGTCAGTCTCGCTACTTTGATAAAAAATAAAGGAACAGTTCCCGATGTACTTATCGAGGAACCGTCCCTGTGGAAAAAAGAAAACAACCGATTAAGGTTGTTTTCAGGTACGAGGAATAGGGTTAGTTGAACGGGTCGATATCATCGTCCGAACCGTCTGCTCCGTTCTCGTTAACGGATACAGTCGCCATAATCTTGGCTATTTCCGCCTTACGAGCGTTAGCCAATTTATCGCGTTGGACGATTAAGTCTTCGGCATCGGAATCATATCCCGCCTTCTTGGCTTCGTTGATTTCTATCCATAACTCGTCGGCCTTGGTCCATACAGGCTTCTTTGCTCCCGTTGCCTTATCGGTAACGATGATGCGTTTCATATCGCAACCCGCAGGCACGAATTGTGAAGTACGCAAAAGTTGCAAGCCCGTCCCTGTGGACAAATCTCCTTCGCCGTCGTCGAATATAGGCTGATGGCCTGCATCGAGGCTATCTTGCTTATACTGTTCAACGGCTAACTTGTTAGAACTTGGAAGTATGTAATAGAAATGCATCTTATACTTCTCACCTGTTTCATCGTTAGTACGTGTAATAGGTCCTGTTGGTCGCTTCGCAACTCTTAACACTTGTTTGTTCTCGCTCATTTTGTGAGGTTTTTGGGGTTATTAATTCAATTAGGAAAGGGCAACAAAAATAAATAATGCGTAGCAGGCGTAGGACGGTAGGAGGACGAGGATTGATGATAGTAACCCCTCGTTATGTCGATGCATTAGCCGTCGCGTACGTAAAATAAATAGTGATGGAACAGCCCCCGATTCATTTGTATAGGAATAAGATCGAGGAATAAGATATAGGAATGAGATCGAGGAAACGGAGTGAACAATAAGACGAGCCATTACGGCCCGCCCTACTGTCTTCACCTATGATATACCTTACAGCCCGCGTCTACCTTTCTCAAGGTAATCTCGATGACTTAATGGTTTATCCATATAGTTACGGTGATTCATTACCACCACTTTGCCAACGGCTTCGTGATGATGACTACTTGTAACTACATAGCCTTCGTCTTCTTTAGCCTTAACTAAATCAGACAAAGGAATGTCTTGCGCAAGCGCTTGGTCTTCTGTGACCCAAATCTTCTTTTCCATAGGTATAGGATTAATTAATTAAAAAAGAAAAGGGATTGCTCCCTTCTCTCTGACGCCTTGCTATAGGTGACGCCTACCGCTTCGGTCCTATGTTATCAGGACTTGGACTCTTAATCATCTGCTTCCACAGACCAAAATATCAGTATGACTAATATGGCGAGGAAAGACAGTATCGCCATATATTCAGCCGAATGTATACAATTGAGATAGATATTCAAATCTCCAAAGATGATACAGCCGATTAAAGCAGGTGACACGATGATAGTAACATAGATTAGAGCGGTTATCCCAACGGCTCTAAAAAAACTTGTTAATGTTTTCATATAGGTGTTATTAATTAAAAAAGAAAAGGGCTTATTAGCCACCCTTTATGAGTAACGCTCTACGTTACAGGCTATGCATTGCAACCTTGCATAAGGGACGAGTTTGTATACAGGTATCTCGTCAACCTGTTTGCTTATTCAGCAAGTTCTGAATACGATTCCAACTCTTCCATAGAGTTTGGCTCGCGACCATATTCTTTCACGAATAGGTCCCACAATAATCCCATCATATCGGTGAATATTAGGCATTACATCGGTTAGTTATAGTCAACCGATTTAACTTAAAAAAGAAAAGGGCAAACCATATTGGTCTACCCTTTTCAGTTAGTTAACGATTACCATTAGAATGGCAAGCCGTCGTCTTCGTCCGTCATCCAATTGTAGACACGAGACTCGTTCCGTTGCAACCGCTCCCTAATCATAGCGATATGAATAGGTTCGTACCACGGATTGTTCATACGCAAACGCGTTGCTTCGGTTTCCATAACTTCCGCTCTCGCTTCGTTAATGGCATCCTTAACAACCTGTGCTTCGTTAAACACAGTCGTTGCAAATTCGTAATATGCATATGTCTTACCCTTCCTACTCTCGACAAGTCGAGAATGAAGGTTCATACGCAAATTCGCGTTGTTATCCCGTTTGTCTTCGATGAAGCATCGAAGCAAATCAAATTGGTTAACGCGCAACTTAACAGTGTATAGGTTGAAACCCATCACATTCATAGTGTCGTACCCGAAGGTGGCGGAAACACTTGTCGCCTTTGCAGTTTTTGCCATAGGATGTTAATTAAAGCAAGGAAGGGCAACCCCCGATGCAACTTTTTTTTGCTACTCTAAAAAAATAATAAATGAGAGAACAGTTTTAGCTTCGTCTCCCGTTTCAAGGGGGGTACCCCCGAAGAATTTTTGAAGCCGGGGAATTTTCAATAGGGATCCCCTACATCCTCTCCTACAATAGTTTTCCCCTACACCAGGGGGTAAGTTCGCCCTTACGTGTACCCGGGGTATGTCCCGTGGAACCTTATTACCCGGGGGTTATTTGTCCAGTTTTTTGTGTAATAAACTTGACATTCTTATATGCCCCTACATATAGATAAGCCGTATATCGAATTACTATATGCCGGCGCATGTAATTTCTGGAAAAATTCATGCAGTAATTCGGGAAACTTCCGAGTTTGTCCATGTTTTGTTACGGAGTTTGGCATTCTATAAGTCGCCAATACTCCTAGAATTTTCCAGTAATGGCGGATTAGCGCATACCCCTTGGGGATTATTTTCCACTAAAAGCCTGATTCTGTAGATTATTTTCCACAATGCTTGTCGCAAGAGTTTACTATATATGAGACAGATGTTATAAACCACATCTAACTCATACCCTTCCGGGTACGGAGTATATTCTCCATACAGGATAATGTCCCTTACAGGGTATAAAACTGAGGTTTCTTGTTTTTTATAAACCACATTATAGTATGGTATACTATACATTATCTAGAAAAACTAGGGGTTTTGACTGTTATATCATACTTTAGTGTGGTAACAATTTTACGCTAAATTTGTTACGAGACAGAACTTTGTATATATTTGTCTCAGCTAAACCAATAAACATATGTCAGCATTTAAAGAATTACGCGGTAAACGCATCCTAGTTACTAAGCCGGTTGCAGAAACAAAGTCTCTTATCGAGATCACTCCTGAGGTTCAGGCAGAGTTAGACAGAGAGATGATGAGCAAGTGGACTCGTCTTACTGTATTTGCAGTAGGTACTGAGGTTACTGATATTAAATCTGGTGACCAGGTTTATATTAACGCTAGTATGCTAGCTAATGCTGAACTTATTCAGTTAGACGGAGTTGACTACATGATGGTTCTTGACCATGCTGTAGCAATTGTCTACTAAGAGCTACCTTAACTAATAGGGTCTACTTTACTCCAAACGCTTTTTATCTCGGGATAGAATCGCGCTCGTAATGTAGGCCCTACTTTTTTTTGTCCTGCTTCTAAAATTATTGTATCTTTGATATATGAGAAATAGTCTAGCCGGAAAATCCACAGGTAAATCTAAGTCTGCTAAGTACTTTGCTGCTAATCCAGAGGCTCGTGCTAAAAAGAATGCTTATAATAAAGAGTATCATTCTGATCCTAGCCGAGTTAACTACCGTGAAGATTTAAACAGCGCTAATCGCAAAGCTAAGACATACGGTAATGGCGATGGTAAAGACATGTCTCATACCAAAGCCGGGAAACTTGTAAAGGAATCTCGCTCTACTAACCGAGCTCGTAACGGAAAAGGAAACAATAAAAGACTTAAGTAATGGCACAACCACCTAATAACTTCTTTGCTACAAATATATTTAGACAACCTGATCCGGTATCAACACCTACAGGATCACCATTGGTTATTACTATAAACCCTTTTGCGGAAGGTATTACAGACTATACCTTGAGCTGTGCTATACTAGGTAGTTATGTTACATACTTTAATATAGTAGGTCCTACTATAGGTGGTACATTTACTTTTTACGTACCTAGTGTTGCAGGTTTACTAGGTCAGACTATTACTGTAAAGAATAGTGCTGATTACACAGTTAATATAGTACCATCTACTAATGCCCTTATTGATGAAGGTGCTTATTCCAATATTGCAGTTAAAAAACCAGGAAGTACTGGAGAAATAGGAGCGGCTACATTAATGGCTAATCCTACAAATGATGACAGTTGGTATGTTGTTAACACATTTACACAGATCTAATGGCTACTATAAATAACCGTTTTGAGAACGAGACCCTTGAGCGTCTCCGCACAATATTAACCACATTAGCTACCACCTTGAACGTAGAAATAGTTGACCCAGCTACCGGACTCCCTATGACTCCGGCTTATGACTCCAGCGTAGTTGCTGTAGGAGATGCAGTAGAAGCACTTAATGAGTCTGTAATATTACTTAGAAGAATAGCTAAACTTCTTGAGCCAATGGCTACACAGGATACTAACCAAAGACAAAGGATTGTTATTGATAATTCCGTTGTACAACTCACAACAAACCCTACGTCTATGGGTAATGTTGATACAAGATTTATGATTGCAGACTGGGCAAGAACAGCTTATAACACAGGGATAAGAGCAAAATTAACTTAATATGCCAATTACTAATAACCTTAAAAAGCAAATAGACCAACCTGTATGGGAGTGGACTAGGTTTGCTTTAACTACTTTTAACTCTGCCGCAGCAGGATTTGCAACAGCTATAGACGGATCGGATAGATATATTTATTATCAATATCCAGGTATTTTCCAAAGATATGATACTTGGAGTGATACATGGGCATCATTGACTCCTCCAACTTGGTATGCTTCTGTTACAATAGCGTCAATGGTTTACTCTAAATCTCAAGGAAATAGAGGTAAAGTATTAGCAGGTGGAGCAAGTACTATAACTATTCCATCTCTTATATCAGGTGCTAAATTAGTTGGGCAAAAGATTAGAATTACAGCAGGTACTGGAGCAGAGCAAACTAGAACTATATCAGCGGCTAGTGATCCAATAACAGTTGAATCAGGAGTTCAAACAGGTGGTAATGCTAATAGTATTATAGACACCACTAAAAGATGGCAAATTAACCAATGGGTTGGATATACAGTTAGAATTGTATTCCAAGGTACTAACGTTGCTATTCAAAGAACTGTAATGTACAATGATACTAATACATTGTACTTTATAGATATTAACTTACAGCAATATGATCCATGGGATAACCAAGGTTTTCCTGCTGCTTTCTCAACTAGCACTTATTCTACTTATGAAATAGCTGCTCAAACAGTAACTGTAAGTTCTCCATTTACTATTGCCCCAACTACCGATAGTAGATTTATGATTATGTCTGGGGTTATTTGGTTAATGTCCTCAGCATCAGGGGCCCCATTCTTTACATGGCAAATGTATGATATACTTACAGATGTTTGGTATCAAAAAACAATGCCTCAAAACTTATTTGCTGCAGGAATAGGTGTAGAAATAGCCATTACCCCTATAGATGAAGTTGAAGCTGCTTATATATCTAGTACAGCAACAGCAGCTACTAATAGAACTTTGACTGATTCTACATTAACTCTTACTACTGACCAATATCGTAATTACCAAATCAGGACTACAGGTGGTACAGGTGCTGGGCAAAGAAGAAGAATTGTATCTAACCGTGCTACTACATTTGAAGTAGATGCTAAATGGGATGTTACTCCAAATGCAACTACTACCTATGAAATTTGGCCAGATACTGATCTTATACACTTTGTTGGTGCTTCCCAATCTGTGCATATGATATACAACGTAGAAGCAGACTTATGGTCTACGGGTCCTCACTTTGATTATGGTGTTGTTACAAATGCTAGTATAAGTAAAGTAGGAGAATTACCAATTGGTATTGCCTCAGCAATAGATGCTGGAACAGGTTCTGTAACAACAGTTGTTGTAAATGCGGCAGGATCAGGATATGCTGTAAATGATATTATTCAAATATCTGGAGGCGGTGCTAACTGCCGTCTTTATGTTACATCAACTACTACAGCAGGTGGCGTTACAGGAGTTGCATTTAAAAATAATGGGTCAGGATATGCTACATCTACTGCTACTGCGACAACAGCAGTATCAGGCACAGGATCTGGATGCACTATAAATGTAACTGCTATTGGAAGAACAGGTTTAGTTTCAACTAGTATAAATCATTTCCTTAAAGTAGGAGATAGTGTAACAATTGCAGGATCTTCCGTAGCAGGGTGGAATGGAACTTATACAATTTTAAGTGTTGATACCAATACTAATTTTACTATAGCAAGTACAGCAACAGCATCTCTTACAGCAACCTCTGCTAATAGCACAGTTCTTTTAGTAGATAGTGTAAAAAATTGGGATGTTAACGAACACGTTGGAAAATTTGTATTTATAGCAGCAAATGCAATTCAACCTGCGACTCAAATGAGACGGATAACATCTAATACTGCTAACACTATTACAGTACCTGCATTTACGGCATTTACTCCTACATCAGGAACAACTAGATATATAATTATTGACCCTGCATCTTACGGAAGAGATGTTAAGTTTTTAACAGATAATCAATTGTCTTGGGGATATCCAACAAGTGGAACTACAACCTCTATTGTAGATACAACTAAGAACTGGATTAGAGGTACATGGGTAGGTCACGCTGTAAGGATTACAGCAGGTACAGGGCTTGGAAATGAGTTAACAATTACTGCTAACAACAACAATACTCTAACTTTTGCTACCGCATCATTTACTCCAGATACTACTACTCGTTATGAGATAATGGACACATTTGGGACTGCTACATCAGGAGCAGGAAATACTTTAACAGATACTACTAAAAACTGGGTAACTAACCAATGGCTTGGTAAACGTATAAGAATTATAGGAGGGACAGGAGCTGGAACAGAACTTAGTATTACTAGCAATACAGCAACAGCCATAACTTTCTCTGGAGCTACTCCTGATAATACATCTAACTATGTAATTCTTGGTCCTCCTGTAAGGGGTGCTGGAACTAATCTTAAATGGTTGTGGGGTAATGGCAATCATAAATACCTATTCTCCCCACTTGGTTCAGCAACAATAGGTGTGACAAAAATTGATCTTACTACAGGTATATGTGATTACTGGTATCAGAACTCTGGTCAAGGTGAAACATTTACCACAGGATCTATGTGGGCATATGATGGTGCAGATAGAGTATATGTTCAAAAAGATGCTACAGGCCGTATATTCTACTTTGACATGGTTAAAAGAGAAATGGTTAACTCAGGAACTGTGCCTTATGGTATGTCTACTGCATTTGTAGGAAATAGAATGGAGATAATTAAAACCGAGGATGGTTTGAAGTATCTTTATGTGGCGAGACATAATGCTACAGAAATGTGGAGAACTTTGGTATTTTGGTAAACTGTTGCATAATTACCTATTCCTTTGTATATTAGTATATAAATATTTATAACTCAAACCTTTAAAGAAATGGATATCCTAAACTGGTTATTTACCCAAGATCAGAACTTGATCAAAACTACCATTAACAACAAGAATACAGACTTGATTGCTATGGCAGCTGACGTTTCATTTGATAAGCGTTCAGATAAGTGGCAAACTTATGCAATGACAGCGGCTAACTTTGCTCCAGCATTGTATGATACAGCTAACGTTACACAACTTACTAGTAATAATACAAATGTTACTGTTAATGCTCATACAGGTGTTATTACCTTATTCGGTACGATTAACACGTCAAGCCAAGCTTCATTTGGTGTTCGTAATACAAAAGTTACAGCAAACTCTAAAATCTTTTTGCAGTTAAGCCATACTGCTGGTATAAGTGTTGTAATTTCACAAGTTACCATTGAAGCACCAACAGCAGGAACTTTTGGAATTCAAATTACAAATGGAGCAGGTGCGCCTTTAACTGGTGTGAAGATCCATTATATGATAATCGACTAATACTTATTACTATGTCTATAGGGAATCTAAAAGATGAAGGTAACAAAGGTAATAACTTCCCTTGGCAGCTGAAAATGCTCCAAGGGCTTAGTGCTCTTAGTACCGGAATAAATAATTTAGTTGGAGCATTGACTCCAACACCTAATCCAGCAGTACCTGCAGCACTTACGGTAGTACCTGAGGATGTTGCAGAAGATGCTTCTTTTAGGTCTCGAGTATCTCAGATTACTACACTGGGCGATCTTAAATCTATTAACAGATACCGCACAGACATCTGGTTACAGAACTCTATAGGAACAGGTGCTGTATCTTGGGGTAATAATATTTTTAATCTTGCTGTTACCGCAAATGGAGATAGTGCGATAATTCAATCTAAGGTATCGTTTCCTTACTTTGCAGGTAAATCCCAACTTGTAGAATGTACTTTCTCTGACTTTGATCCAATACCTAATGTAAGTAAAAGAGTTGGTTACTACGATTATTTTTCAGGTGGTAGTAAACCAGATGGTTTTTGGTTAGAATCTGGCCCAAACAATACTGTTACTTTCAAATTTAATAATGCTATAGGAGGTGTTAGTTACGAATATCCTGCTTCTGACTGGACCAATAGGGATTTTGTTGATCATGACTGGGCTCAGTTTAACGTAGTCATGTTTGACTTTTTATGGTTAGGCGGTTTACGTTTACGCATGTTTATATCAGGACCTAAGGGCTTTACCTTGGCTCATGAAGTAAATTATGCAGGGCAAATGGGGGAAGCCGAACCGTTTATAGGGTATCCTTCACATCCTGTTACATATGAGATATCTACTTCTGCAGCACCAGGAGGTACTTATAGCTTTAAGCCTATTTGCTCACAAGTAGCATCCGAAGGAGCTGTTGATAACGCGGGTATAATGAGAGCTTGTGGTAATAGAAATACAGCAATTACTTTAACCGGGGCTGGTACTAGTTTTCCAGTACTTGCTGTACGTAAAGCATTTGCAAATTCTCCAGTCAAACTAGTAAGTTTTGAATTATCAGTTGCTACTGGTTCAGATAGAGTATATTGGGAAATACAAATTAATCCTACACTAAGCGGGGCATTAACGTATAATCAAATTGATGCTCAATCTACTACGCAGTTTGCAGTAGGTAATGGTACACTTACAGTTACAGGAGCAGGTAGAGTAATTGCATCTGGTTATTTATCTACAGGGCAAGCTGTAAGAACTGTAAACTTTGAGGATAATTTTTTATCTCTTTTAGGTGGTGTTAATCCTGCTATTCCTTCTTCACCAACATTTGCCCCAGACCAATACGTACTTGTAGTAATCCCATTAACCTCACCTGTAAACGTGCTTGCTAGTATGCAAGTTAAAGAATTATAAAATGGATATCTTAAACCTTCTTTATTTAAAAGCAAAGTCTTATCTAAAGACAACAGTTGATAATCGTAACCAAGACTTAGTTGTTCTTGGAGCTAATGTTGGTTTTGACAAACGCCAAGATAAATATCAGGTTTACGGTATGACTGTATCTGATTTTGCTTTACAGTCAAGACCTTATAAGTCTTATGTTGCAATACTTACACAAACCGGTACCGCTGCTCCAACTGTAGCTACGATATTAGATAATACATTAGGTGGTACTATTGTATGGACCCGAACAGCTGCAGGTAACTATACAGGTACTTTAACGGGTGCATTCACTGCTAGTAAAACTATTGGTGTAGCAAGCCCTATTGCACTTAGTGCAACAGCTATGTCAGTTGCATCAGGAGCGATTAGACAGAATAATGCTAATACCATAAATCTTCTAACATATGGTGGAGATGGGTCAGGAGGTTTTATATATGGAGACTTTAGTGGTGGTGGAGGATTTACAGGAACAATAATTGTAGACATTAAAGTATATTTATAATAACATGGGATCAGCAGACGCATGGATGTTTAGCACCAAAGATGTAATCTGGATAGCAATGACAATAGGTTCAGGTTTATCAGCGTATTACGCTCTTAAGCAAGAGCTAGGAAAGTTAAAAGGAAAAGTAGACAAACTTGCTGGAGATATGGTATCTCTAGAGGCTGATCTTACAGCTAAAGAGACTAATATCTATAACAGAATGGAAATACTAAAAGAAGATCAGAAAGCTGCGCACGAGAAGCTTGATCTAAAAATGGATAACTTAACTACTCATATGACACAGTTAAGTACTAATATTGCAGAGCTTACGGGCTATATAAAAGCAAAGAGAGAAGAGGACGGTAAACGTTCTTAGTTTTCATAGATTAGTTTAGTTTTAGGTTAAGTACCTGGGCAAACGTGCCTGGGTATTTTTTTGTTTAAATGTTGTAAGTTTAAACTTTTTATCTATATTTGTCTAAACCTAAATAAGTTAGACATGGAAAACCAACAAGTTTCAGCAGAAGAAATGGCTGCTAAAAAACAAGAATTGATCGCATCATTTGCCGAACAATCTGAAATGTTAGAAGTACAATTGAAGTACGAAACATTAATTGCTGATATCGAAGAACAACGTCTACGTGCTTTAGTAGCACAGATGCGCGCTGCTCAGATATTAGCTCCGGCTCCTGAGCCAAAAGAAGAAGGTCCTAAAGAACCTACTGCTCCACGAACTCTTAAGAAAGAGAAATAATGGCTGTAGTAAATCAGGTACGAAAAACAGTTAGAATGGACTTGTGGAGTATTGTCAAGTTCCAACTAGCTGTGCATTGCCATTTAAAGGCACTAAATGTATCTGATCAGGACTTAAGCTGTCTTACTTTCTTAGCTCTATCGGGGGAGAAAGAACTTACGGAATTCTGTGAGGCTGCTACTAAGAACAAGATTTTTGGTAGCAGCCAATCAGTTCGTAATGCAATTACTAAAGCTGAAAAGAAAAGCTTAGTAGTTAAGAACGGAAAAAGCAAGAAAAAGATATCTTTAAGCGATGACCTAAAGATACAGATTACAGGTAATATTTTGTTGGACTATAAATTCGTACACGTTGAACCCAAAGAAGTCCAACAACCTGCATAAAGATTTAGCTGAAGAGCTAGGTCTATCTGAAGCACTAGTTTCTGATATTGTTTCATACTACTGGAGTAATGTTAGAAAGTATTTAGAATCGATGGATGAGCCCGTTATAGACGTGGAGAATCTCGGAGTATTCTATACAAAAAGTAAATGCCTTCATAAAGAGATACAAAAAAATGAAGACTACGTTAGAATTATCAATCCTGCCAACTTAAAAAAATTTCAGTTTTATAATACAGCTCAACAACGTTTGAAACGATTCTATTCCTTAAAGCAAAAGCTTGAAGATCAGTTAAGTTTGAAACACCAATTTAAAGCAACTAAAAATGAAAATCTTAGAAAAGATCAAGACGGTTTGGAGCACTAAGTGGCTCATTATCGAAGGAGTTTTTAACTACTATTTTACCCGCAAAAAAATAGAGAAGATTGCATATTGGCGTAATGAAATATGTAATAGTTGTCCATTAATAGATTTAGTAGGAGATAAATGTCTGGTGCCTGGTACTCAACCTTGTTGTAGCGACTGCGGTTGTTCCCTTAAATATAAACTTCGTAGCATGTCTTCGGAATGCCCTAAGGGTCAATGGTTTGCTGTAATGACTGAGGAAGAGGAAGATGCATTAAATGCTAAACTAGGAAACAATGGCAATAGTATTTAAACCCGAGACCCATAGTTACATAAGTATAGATCCTAATGAGAATATCACATGGACTAGTGTAACAGGTATTATATCTAAACTTAAGAAAACTTTCGATGCTGATGCTATAGCTCTTGCTTCATCTAAGAAGAAGAAAAGCAAATGGTATGGTATGTCCCCTGAGGATATTAAAGAAGCCTGGAAGAATGAATCACAGAAGGCTGTTAATCTCGGCACATGGTATCATAACCAAAGAGAAGCTGCTTATACATCTTGTAATACTATAGAACAAGATGGGATTATTATCCCTATTTTTAAACCTATAGAGTCTGACGGTATTAAAAAAGCTCCGGAACAAAAGCTTGTAGACGGGATATATCCTGAACATATGGTGTATCTCAAGAGCGCTGGATTATGCGGACAGGCCGATAGAGTAGAAGTAATAAAAGGTATAGTAAATATTTATGATTACAAGACTAATAAAGAAATTAAAACTGAGGGTTATACTAACTGGGAAGGAATCACTGATAGAATGCTTGATCCAGTTAGTCACTTGGACGATTGTAATCTTAACCATTATGCATTACAGTTAAGTTTCTATATGTATATGATTCTTAAACATAATCCTCGCATGCGCGCGGGAAAAATGATCATAGAACATATAGTATTTAAAGAGGCCGGAAGAGATGCATATGATAACAGAGTTGTACTATATGATGAATTTGGTGAGCCTGTAGTAGACAAAATTGTACAATATGATGTACCTTATTTAAAAGAAGAAGTCATTAACGTTATCAAGATGCTTAAAGAATGATGCTTCAGTTAGATCCAATGCTCCCGATTAAAAGGATATCGGATAATATGGAAGGCTATGCTTTTCTTATTATAGATTATTCTCAGGAGCATGATCTACTGTTCACATGTGCTATGGATGACGGAGAGATTTGGACTCTTAATAATAAAGAAATACGCTTTTGTAAAAATATAAGCCTAGACAGAAAATGATTGTTAAACTATTTGATATACAGAATCATAAGGTGATTCCTACAGAACATTGCTATACTTTAAGTACGTTAAAGAATATTATGGATAAGTATCCAGAACAGTACTTAAAGATCTACGAGTACTTATTCTATATGACCTGCCCTAATCCTGATTTAAATCCTTTCTTTTATATTGAGGATATTCATAAGGAAGATATTATCTTAGCTGAAATTGAAGCAGACTTTAGTCCAGAGGATGATTATATCCCCGGTGCATTACAGTTCTGCAAGAAGTTATATGAAACACCAACATCGAGAGCTTATAATGGTATCAAGAAGATGCTAGATAATCTTGCAACCTATATGGAAAAAACTCAGATAACTGATGGAAGAGATGGTAATATAACAGCGTTAGTTAATGCTGCATCAAAATACCAACAAATCAGAGAGAGTTATAAAGGTGCTTATAAAGACCTTCAAGAGGAACAAACTAGTCATGTTCGCGGAGGAGCAGGACTTGCATATGATCAAATGTAATCTTAACTAATATACAATGGCTACTGAAAACATTAAGAAGAACCCGCCAAAGGGAGATATAAAGTTTGCAATAACTTTATCTGAGGAGCAGAAGAGAGCTAAAGAACTAATTTTAGCAAAGCCTTATAACTTTATTATTGGTCAAGCTGGTAGTGGTAAAACACTATTGGCTGTACAGATAGCCTTAGACCTATACTTTAAACGTGAGGTCAACAAGATAATTATAACAAGACCTACTATATCTACAGAGGACAATGGATTTTTACCAGGATCTGAAAAAGAAAAGATGGAGCCTTGGTTAGTACCTATCAAATCTAACATTAAAAAGGTTTACGATAAGCCTGATATCATTACTAAGTTAGAAGATTCAGAAGCTTTAGAACTAGTATCCCTTACACACTTTAGAGGTAGAACCTTTGAGAATGCCGTATGCATTATAGATGAATGTCAAAACTTAACTAAACCTCAGCTCCAAATGTGCTTAGGTAGATTAGGTAAAGGATCATTAATGATCTTTACAGGAGATAATCACCAGATAGATCTTAAGTTTAAGAATGACTCTGCTATTCATGAGGTTCCTAAACTAGAAAAATCTCAATGGGTAAATAAAGTAGTTCTGAAAGATAATCATAGACATGAGGCGTTAAATGAAGTTCTAAGATTACTAAATGAATATTAATAACAACATACAAATACCTACTTATGAAAACGGAGTATGGACTGTGTCTACTTTTGATACTAGAGATGCTTTTAGGGATTTTGTGGTATCTATATTTAAGGAGCCAGGTAAGTATAAGTTTAATGAGACTAGTCTTAAATTTAACGAGCAAGCCCGTTTGTTTAATCAACAAGGTTTTTATTGCGCTTCGCCTCAAGGCACTAAGGACTTTATTATTTACTGGAACGACCAAAAAAATAAATGTCGAGTAGGGGCAATTTACAAGGATGGTAAGGATACATGGTACATACCACGTGATTATTACATGTGGCTAAACTTCCTACCTATCTTTAATAAGGAAACCCAGAAGTTTGGTTTTGCTGATGTCCGTGATGCCCAGTATCATATGGCTCTTTACGAATGTCTAGCAGAATTACATTATAGACATGTAGCTATCTTAAAGAAACGTCAGATTGCATCATCATATTACCATGCGGGTAAGTTAATTAATCAGATTTGGTTTGAAGAAGGGGTTACCCTTAAAATGGGCGCCAGCCTTAAAGATTATATTAATGAGAAAGGTACTTGGAAATTCTTAAATGAATATGAGGCTTTCTTAAATCAGCATACTGCCTGGTACCGCCCTATGAACCCTAATAAGGTTATGATGTGGCAGCAGAAGATTGAGACAGTGTCCGGAATAAACAGACGTAAGTCGGAAGTAGGTCTTAAAGGTGTAATGCAAGGGATGTCCTTTGAGAAAGATCCTACTAACGGGGTAGGGGGACCATGCAAGTACTTCTTCCATGAGGAGGCCGGGATTGCTCCTAAGATGGATACAACTTTTGAGTACATCCGTCCTGCTATGAAATCCGGTTTTATGACTACCGGGATGTTTATTGCTGCAGGATCTGTCGGAGATCTATCTCAATGCGAGCCTCTTAAGAAAATGATTACCCGACCTGAAGGTAATGACATTTATGCCATTGAATCTACATTACTAGATGAAACAGGCGCAAAAGGGATGACGGGACTCTTTATTCCTGAGCAATGGTCGATGCCTCCTTTTATAGATCAATACGGTAACTCTAAAGTAGAGGAAGCGCTAGTTGCTTTAGATGAGCAATTTTCACAATGGAAAACGGAACTGGATCCACAAGAGTTTCAACTTCGTATATCCCAGCACCCTAGAACTATTAAGGAAGCATTTGATTTTAGATCTGTATCTGTTTTTCCATCACATCTTATTACAGCACAAACTCGACGTATTGAAGATAAAGAATATGCTGAGGAGCATTTAGACATTTACAGAAACGAAAAGGGCGAACCAGCAGTAACATCCACAAATAAGTTACCTATCAGAGAGTTTCCTATTACAAAAAATACTGAGGATAAAACAGGATGTCTTGTAGTATGGGATAGACCAGTAGAAAATCCAGAGTTTGGAATGTACTATGCATCTGTCGATCCCGTGGGAGAAGGTAAGACTACTACATCCGATTCTCTATGTGCAATATATGTATACAAAACATCTGTTGAAGTAACTAAAAAAGATGTAGATGGGGTTCAAACATTTATTGAAAATGATAAGATAGTGGCAGCATGGTGCGGCCGTTTTGATGATATCAATAAAACACATGAGAGATTAGAGCTTATTATAGAATGGTATAACGCATGGACCATTGTGGAAAATAACATTCCACAGTTTATTACCCATATGATTAACCGTAAAAAGCAAAAGTATCTAGTACCAAGACAGCAAATTTTATTCTTAAAAGATATAGGAGCTAATGCTAATGTATTCCAGGAGTATGGCTGGCGTAATACGGGTACTTTATTTAAAAGTCATATGATAAGTTATGCAATCGAGTTTGTTAGACAAGAGCTTGATCAAATAACTCTAGAGGACGGTAAAGTTGTTAAAACAGTTTTTGGTATTGAACGTATTCCTGATATAATGCTGCTTAGAGAAATGATGGCATATAGAGATGGGGTCAATGTCGATAGACTTGTATCGTTTGCTGCTTTAGTAGCTTTTGCTAAAGTACAACAAGCTAATAGGGGTTATAAAAAACGTTTTGAAGAGACAGCAGCGTCAAAAAACTTGGATAACACCAATAAATTCAGTAAATTAAATATGAGCCCTTTCCGTCACATGGGCGGAGGAGGTCATAAATTTTCAGGTATGAAAGTACCTAAAAATCCATTTAGAAACATAAGATAGTATGCAGATATATAATGCAATGCAGATTAAGGCTGGGGCCAAGGTTGAGTACAACAAAATGGGTACTCTTAACCAGCCTATTCAGTTTATTCCTAGAAGTGAGAAGGATACTGACTGGGCAGCCTGGAACCTAGACTGGTTAGAATGGAAAGGCTTACAGCACGTACGCCGTAATGCTCGTCGCCTGATGAAGAACTATAAACTTGCAAAAGGTATTATAGATAGGGGTGACTATATTATCGAAGAGGATAATGAATATGCGGATCTTATTGAAACCCTTACTAAAGAGGATGCATCAGCATTAGAGCTAAAGTTCTATCCTATTATTCCAAATGTTATTAATACTCTTGTTGCTGAATTTGCAAAACGTTCTAGCGCTATTACTTATAAGTCTGTTGATGAGACATCTTATAATGAAATGATGGAACTTAAGAGAAGTCAAATCGAAGATTCTCTTACTAAAGCAGCAGAACAACAATTAATGATGAAACTTGCTGAGGATGGTGTAGATGTTAATTCAGAAGAATATCAGCAAGCATTATCTCCAGAAAATGTTAAATCTTTACCAGAGATCCAAGACTTTTTTACTAAGTCTTATAAGTCTTTAGTAGAGCAATGGGCGTCTCACCAACATCAGGTAGACGTAGAACGTTTTAAATTAGACGAGTTAGAGGAAAGAGGTTTCCGCGATATGTTGATTACAGACCGCGAGTTCTGGCATTTCCGTATGATGGAGGATGACTATGATCTAGAGTTATGGAATCCAGTACTTACATTCTACCATAAATCTCCTGATGCACGTTATATATCTCAGGGTCAATGGGTTGGTAAATATGATATGATGACCGTAGCAGATGTTATTGACCGTTACGGATGGTTGATGACAGAGGAGCAGATGAATACTCTAGAGCAAATCTATCCTGTACGCTCTGCTGGTTACCCTATTCAAGGTTATCAAAACGATGGTACCTATTATGACGGTACTAAGTCTCATGACTGGAATACCAATATGCCTTCTTTAGGATACCGTCAATATACTTCAATGTGGGATAATACTCTACGCGGGGGAGATATTGTTAACTGGATTCTTTCAGATAGCGAAGACTGGTTCGATATGGGTATGACCAACTTACTACGTGTAACTACAGTTTACTGGAAGTCACAACGTAAAGTAGGGCATTTAACTAAGATCGATGATATGGGATCTGTTACTACGGATCTTATAGATGAATCATATAAGATTACGGATAAACCTCTTTATAATACGGATCTCTTTAAAAATAAGACGAAGGATAACTTGTTATTCGGAGAACATATAGATTGGATCTGGATTAACGAAGTATGGGGAGGAGTAAAGATTGGACCTAACCATCCAACTTATTGGGGAACTAATAACCCAGGTGGTATTAATCCTATTTACTTAGGTATTAACCAGAATAATATTGCGCCAATAAAATTCCAGTTTAAAGGTGATGACAGCCTATACGGATGTAAGCTTCCTGTAGAAGGTTCTGTATTCTCAGACCGTAATACAAGATCTACATCTCTAGTAGACTTAATGAAGCCTTTCCAGATTGGATATAACATTGTAAATAATCAGATTGCTGACATCCTTGTAGATGAATTAGGAACTGTTATCTTACTGGATCAGAATGCTTTACCAAGACATTCTTTAGGAGAAGACTGGGGAAAGAACAACTTAGCCAAAGCATATGTGGCTATGAAGAACTTCCAGATGCTCCCATTAGATACTACTATTTCTAATACAGAGAATCCTTTAGCGTTCCAGCACTACCAGAAATTAGATCTAGAACAGACTAATCGTTTGATGTCTCGTATTCAATTAGCTCAGTATTTTAAAACACAGGCTTTCGAAGTAATTGGTATTACTCCACAACGACTTGGTCAGCAAATTGGTCAGCAAACTGCTACGGGGATTGAACAGTCTTTGAATGCATCTTATGCTCAAACTGAAACTTACTTTATACAACACTGTGATTATTTAATGCCTCGCGTACATGCTATGCGTACAGACTTAGCGCAGTACTATAACTCCACTAAACCATCAGTACGCCTACAATATATTACTTCAGCAGATGAAAGAAAGAATTTCGAGATTAATGGCACTGACCTTCTTCTTAGAGACCTTAATATTTTTTGTACTACTAAAGCTAATCATCGTTCCGTTTTGGAGCAGCTTAAACAAATGGCTGTTTCTAATAACACTTCTGGTGCTTCCATTTATGATCTGGGTAACATACTTATGGCTGATTCGATTCCTGACGTTACTCAAATACTTAAGAAGACTGAAGCGAAAGCTCAGCAACAGCGTCAAGAGGAGATGCAGCAACAACAACAGATGCAAGAACAAATGATTCAGGCTAAGCAAGAAGAGGCAAAAATGAAAATGGAGTTTGAAGCTGCTGAAAATGAGAAAGATAGACAGAATAGAATCTATGAGGCCAAGATTAAATCTGCCGGCTTTGGCGCTGCTGTAGATATTAATCAAAACCAGCAAAGTGATTATCAAGATGCTCTTAAAGAAATCAATCGTACTGAAGCTCAGAACGAAAACATTAATCTTCAAAGAGAAAAAGAAGTCTCTAGGATGACAGAGCATCGCGATAAGATGGGGATCGAACAAGAAAAAATTAATACGCAGCTAAAGATTGCGCAAACACAACTGGACATAGCTAGAGAAAATAAAAACAAATTTGACAAAAAGTCGAATGATAAGAATAAGAAAAAGTAAGCTTTTGCTATAAAATCAGCTATATTTTTTCTAACTACTTAATTTTTAAAGTTTAAACCATAGATTTGCGTATATTAATATTGTAGAGAATTAAAAAACCAACCATATGTCTACACAGAATGCAGAAACTACCTCTATTGAACAAGTAGAGATGAACCTAGACGAGATTCTAGGAACCCCGGGAGCAGAAAACGTTATGCTTCCAGAAGAGGAGAAAAAGCCGAGCATGTTTAGCTCGCCTAAAGTAGACCTCAGTTTTGTTGACAAGGCCGACGATGAAGACGAAGGCGAAGAAAAAGAAACCGCATCTATAGATGATGTAATTGGCGAAGTTGATCCTGATTCAGATTTCAGAAAAAAAGAAGAAGCTGATGATAAACCAAAGGCCGGAAGACCTAAGGTGGACAAAAGCGGAATGGCAGAGCTAGTTAATAAACTTATAGAAGCAGGTAAGTTAGTTCCGTTTGAGGACGAGAAACCTATGGAAGAGTATACCATTAAGGATTACGAAGAACTTATTGAGGCAAACTTTGCTGAGATTGAGAACAAAGTAAGACAGGAGACTCCAGTAGAGTTTTTTGAATCTCTTCCAGAAGAACTTCAGTATGCAGCTAAATATGTGGCAGATGGAGGTCAGGATCTAAAAGGACTGTTTAAAATTCTTGCGCAAGCTGAAGAAGTTCGTGAATTAAATCCAAGTTCTGAGAGAGACCAAGAACAAATTGTACGTGAATATTTACGTGCAACTAACTTTGGTTCAGCAGAAGATATTGAAGAAGAGATCGACGGTTGGAGAGACCGTGGAGACTTAGAAGCAAAAGCTCTTAAGTTTAAACCAAAGTTGGATAAAATGCAGGAGCATGTTGTAGCTCAGAGACTTGCTAAACAAGAGCAAATGAAGAGGCAACAACAAGCAGCATCTGAAGCATATATGCAAAACGTATATAATACAGTTGCCGCTGCAGATCTAAACGGAATTAAGTTAGATAAACGTACGCAGAATATGATTTATACAGGACTAGTACAACCTAGTTACCCGTCTATCTCAGGTAAGCAAACTAATCTATTAGGACATCTATTAGAGAAGTATCAATACGTTGAACCTAACTATAATAAAATTGCTAAAGTACTTTGGTTACTTGCTGACGAGGAAGGATACGAATCGAAAGTAAAGGAACAAGGTAAAGCAGCACAAGTGGAGAAAACAGTACGTCAGCTTAAGACTGAACAAGCTAAGATGGCTACAAGTACTCCAGTTGTAGAGAAAGAAGAAACAACCCAAAGAAGAATCCCACGAAGTGGTAACTTCTTTAAACGATAAAATAACCCTTAAATAAATAAATAAAAATGCCAACTCCAGTTTTAAACAATGGTATATTTCTACGAGATACCAACTACGCCGCTAGTTCACACGTAGATTCTTACCACTTAGTTAACATGCTAAAGAATGCTGAGCCTATGGATTTAGGACCAGTAGATCTTTGGGCAATGGCTCAAAAAATTGAGATGCCTTTGTACCAGATGTCTAGCTTCGGTGGAAAGAACGTAATTAATGTTGATAATGCTCGCGGAGAGTACAAATGGCAAACGCCAGTTGTATTAGATCTTCCTTACATTGTTGACGATGTTGAATTAAATGGAGCTACAGCAGTAGGTGCTGATGGTTCTCTATTTAAAATTAAACTTTCACGTCGCGAATTTGGACATGGTGATATCATCACTTATGACAAGTACAACGGTGCTGAAATGTACATCACTGCTGATGATATCTTCCCAGTAGGTGATGGTTTTGTGTATACTGTACAATTGGTAAACAACGATAACGCTTTTGCATTATCTTCTGCTTACCTTGCACCAGGTACTAAAATCTTCCGTAAAGGTTCTGCTCGTGGTGAGTACGGAGAGCGTTTCTCTGACATCACTACACAAGCTGGTTTCCGCGAATTCTACAACTTCGTAGGAGGAGCTGAAGCGCATGTACACTATTCTGTATCTTCTCGCGCTGATCTTATGATCAAAGGCGGAATGAATGCAGATGGTACTGTACCAGTTACTGAGATCTGGCGTAACTTTGACAAGAACATTGATCCATCTATCGCTAACCTAGATTCTATGGTTTCACGTATGGGTAAGGATTACGTTAAACGTGCAATGGGTAACGGTTCTTTGTCTCGTACTTTCTTGACTACTATGGAAGCAGCTCACTTGACTAAGGTAGCTAGCGACATTGAAACTTACTTAATGTGGGGACAAGGTGGACGCGTTCGTCAAGACGGTCCAGATGATGTACGTTTGTCAGTCGGTCTTTGGAAGCAATTGGACAACTCGTTCAAGCGCGTTTATAACAAATCTGGTTTCAACTTAGATTTGTTTCGTTCTGAATTATACAACTTCTATGCTGGTAAGGTTGACTTCCAAGGTCCAGATCCTAAGCGTCAGTTGATCGTACAAACAGGTATGGGCGGTATGCGCATGGTTAACGAAGCAATCAAACGTGAGGCTATGTCTTCAGGATTGTTGATCCAAGCTGCGGATATTGGAGCTATCACTGGTAAAGGTATGGATTTGAACTTCGGATTTGCTTACACTTCTTATGTTATCCCATTCTTGGCTAACGTTAAGTTCGTATTGAACCCAGCATTCGATAACTTACATACTAACGATATTGAAAACCCAATTATCGATGGTTTCCCATTGTCTTCTTATAGCTTCATCATCTTTGATATTACCGATAACACTAACGATAATATCTTCTTGTTGAAACTTAACTGGGATAACCAATTGAAATGGTGGTACCAAAACGGAACTATGGATTACATGGGTCGTACTCAAGGATTCCAAAGTTCTGGACAGTTTAACGGATACCGCGTATATATGACACAAACAATGCCTGCAATCTGGGTTAAAGACCCGACCAAAGTATTGAAAATCGTTATGCGTAACCCAGTTACTGGTGGATCATTCTAATCTTAAATAACCTGTAAAAAATTGGGGGAGGCTAAAAATCTCCCCCTTTTTTTACTACTTTTACAAAAACCAATTAATTAAAAACCAACAATGGCGACAACATTTACAAAAGTCGAAAGGTATTCCGAAACTAAAAGGAGTCCAATCGCAATTAGACCCTACTTCGATGATCGTATCGGAAATATGGGATTAGAGAAATATGGTATGGCTCTTTACGAAGGAGTTAAACATATGGAACAATTAGCATGTCTTGAATTCAACGGAATCAAGAGATATGTAACCGGACTTAACGAGTTTGCTCCAGAGATCAAGAGTATTCCTGATCCTGAATTAAGAGAAGCAATTATTCGTGATATCCGTAGCGTTATTGCAGAACTTGAAAAAGAACTTGCGGCTAACGTAATTGACGTTGAAGACAAAGACTTCTGGGCAAAAGTTAAATTACTTAGACCGGATAACGATGACTTCTGGGGAAAGATTGAAATAAAAGCTGGAAACGAACCAATCTATTTGGATCCAAAAGATCCTTATGACTTGGTAAAACTTTACGCTATTAACGCTGGAGGTTTTAGTATTGTAGCGAGAAGCTATGAGGAAGCTAGATCAAAGATGCCTGCACCTAAGTTTTACTTAGACAAGCATGTTGAAACTGTTTCTACCAAAACTGAAAGTAAGAAGTTACGTAATAAAGCTCTTGCTGAATTACAGAAGTTGTTCGATAAGAATACAAACAAACTTCTTTATATTGCTAAAGTTGTAGATACGGCTAGTGCTCAGTACAGAAAGAGTACTCCTAATGATGTTATTTATGACAATATGGATAACTTTATTAATGGTACAGGTTCTGAAAAGAATCCTAATCGTGCTGCACAAATGTTCTTAGACGCTGCTGGTTTAGGTATGGAAGTACTTAAATTAAAGGCTATGGTTAAGGACGCTACGTTTTATAAATTTATTGTAACAAAAGCTGATGGGTTTGTATACACTGCTGAGAAAAATATTCTTTTGGGACGTAACCAAACGGATGCAGTAGAATATTTAAACAATCCTCTTCATGAAGATGTTTTGGTAGATTTGTTAAAAAAAGTAGAAAAATATTGGAATCAATAACTATCTTATATATAAATACTTAAAGAAATGAAAAATTCAGGTGCAAAAGGTATTGGTGGAAAATCCAATCCTAATAACATGGCAGTATTTAATGCTATTAAAAATTCTGCTGGTAAGTCTTCTGGTAAAGTAAACCCTAGCCCAGATGCTACAAAGAAGTCTAAAGGTAAATCATCAGGTGGGGTTAATAAACCACAACCTAAACCAGGACGTTAATGGCTATCCTTACTAAACAGGAAGCTAAAAACTTAATTCATTATAAGAAGGCCTCTCCTCCTAAATTTGCAGGGGGAGGGACTTCTAAATGTGGCTTAGTTCAATCTTCTAAAAAGAAATAACATGGCAGCTAAAAAATCAACTAGCCCTAGAAAATCTACTGCTTCAATCAGTATCTCTTCTCCAAATAAAGCGGAGATGCGTAAATGGGAAATTGAATCAGCTATGAATACTTTACGTCGTGCAGAAGAAATTCGTAAGGACGCTAAGATGATGACTGATGTAAAGAAATTTGCCCAAGAACAAATCAAGATGCTAGGAGGCATGGTAAAAGGAAAATAACATGGCTAAAAAAGAAATGATTAAACGCAAGGACGGTAGCACATCTCAAAGAGGACTTTGGGATAACATCCGTGCTAATAAAGGTTCTGGAAAGAAACCTACAGCAGAAATGCTAAAGCAAGAAAAAAAGATTAACGCTAAATCTAAAAAGAAATGATGAAGAATATAAAAAAACAAGATGCGGGCAAGAAGCCTAAATATGCTGCAGGAGGTTCTACTACTAGCAAGTTAGCTGGAATGTACGGTGATCCAAATAAAGTAACAAGAGGAGATGTTATTACCGCTGCTAAGAAAAATGCAGGTACTATGAAAAGAGGCGGTGGTGTAAAAAAGAAATGTTAATGACTAAGAAAGCTAAAGTATCTGCAGGAGGCGAGAAGCACGTAGTCTATAAAAAGACTACTAAGAGAGGAGAAGGTAAGGTTGGTAATATTATGGTTAACCATCCTACCAAAGATAAAGGCGAATGGGATACTATAGATCTTACTAAAAAAGCTGGTGCAAAGACAGTACGTGAAGGAGTAGCAGCTACAAAGAAATGGCATAAAGAAAACCCTTATCCTAAAGACAATGGCAAAAAGTCCGGCATGGCAAAGAAAAGAAGGTAAGGCTCCAAGCGGAGGCCTTAACGCTAAAGGGCGTGCTTCTTATAATAGAGAAACTGGTGGGAACCTAAAAGCCCCACAACCAGAAGGCGGTTCTAGAAAGAAATCTTTCTGTGCTCGCATGTCTGGTATGAAAAAGAAACTAACCTCTTCAAAAACGGCTAATGATCCTGATAGCAGAATCAATAAGTCACTTAGAAAATGGAAATGCTAAAACTATAATACTATGATGAAAGGTTGTGCAAAATGCGGAGGATCCTATAAGAGAGGAGGAAGTCATCCGGGATTTAAAGCAGTACAAGCAGGTATTGCAAAAAAGCAAGGAGTATCTAAAGAAGCTGCTGGAGCTATCTTAGCTTCTGCTGCTCGTAAGGCATCTTCTGCTGCTAAAAAAGCTAATCCTAAATTGAAACGCGTTAAAGGATAATGAATAACACTACTCTACAGCTTAAGATTAAGCAAAGACTTAACAAGCTTGCTAGTAACGATTACGATAATTTCGAATGCTGGCAAATTGTAGAGGCTTTTAATAAAGCGCAGATTCAATGGGTTCGTCGTCAACTTATCGGAATGAATGCCGAAAAGCAAGGAGATGAACAATCTACTCGTAAAGTAGATGACCTTCAGAACTTATTAAAAGAAGTTTCAGTAGAGCTTTATCAAAAAAATCTTTACCAGGAAACAGAGCTTCTTCCTGCAGACTATTTACAGTTTAAACGTATTGATGCTAATGCTAGAAAAGGATGCTGCGAAGATCCTCAGAGCATAACTGTTACGTATTTAGCGGAAGAACAGAACGTTCCTGTTTATCTACAGGATTACTTACGTAAACCTAGTTTTGAATGGGGAGAAACTTTCTGTACTCTTGTTGGAGATAAAGTACGTATATATAATGACAATGATTTTGAAGTTGTTAACTGTTATTTGATGTATTATAGAAATCCAGTTATGATTCAAATCGCGGGTTGTACTGACCCGTATACCCTACAAGTATCTGCCGCTGATGTTATTTGCGAATTTGCAGATAATATAATTGAAGTACTTATAGACGAAACAGTACAAGTACTTGCAGGAGATATTGAATCGATGAATCAGTATTCTATTGCTAAATCATCTGGAGAAGAAAACACATAATAACTAGAAATAATGGCTGAACAACCAAGAAATTTACTAAAGCGAAATCCTGAACCTGTTAAAAAACTTAGCAGACCTGAGGTTGCTGTAACACAGCCTAAAGAGGAGCCGGCAAGACCGCAACCTACCGCTGATACTGGAGTAGGGGGTAGTTCACTTGATAATATGACTGCTGCATGTGCAACAGAAATGATGAATGCTGCCGTAAGTTTTCACAGATTACATTTAAAGATAAAGGGTGACGGTTCTTATGCTGCTCACAAAGCTCTTGGTGATTTTTATGACGGACTACACGGACATGCTGATACTCTTGTAGAAAGTTATCAAGGCGCTGCCGAAAAACTTTTATCCTACAAAGACATGCCTATACGTACCTTAGATACTGTAGCGGATGCTGTAGCTTATCTTAGAGATATGTATAACTCTATTAGTAAACTTCAAGGCATGTTGCCTTATTCAGAGATAGTTAATAACCTTGACTTAGTTAAGGATGCTATAAACTCTGCTAAATACAAACTACTTTTCTTGAAATAATTTGGAAGGAATAAAAACTTTCCTTATATTAACTATATATTTATAACCCTTAAAAACAAACAACATGGCTTATTTTAATCATGCGTTCCAGAAAGCGTTCATCGGAACAAGCGCTTTCAACATGAATGCTAGCAGCTCTAACGTAGCACCATATGTGTCTGCGGCTGGAGCAACATCGTCCGGGACCACCATTACGGTTGGTTCAACCACTAACCTTACTGTTGGTATGCAGGTAACTGTAACAGCGGGTCTTGGTAATTTTGGCGTAGGTACATTTGTAACTGCAATTGTATCTGCTACAGTATTTACTGTTAACGTTGCTCCAGTTGTAGCCCTTTCAGGCGGTGCTTCTGTAGTTAGCGGTTTCTTCTCAAGTATGTCTCAGCCTACTGGCGGATTTACTTTTGTTGATCCTAACACTTTGCAAACTCCAATTATTGACAACGCTACCATTGCTTCACACGGTCTTAAGTGTCCACTTGTATTAGCTTCTGGTTCTGTTCACGGACAATGGACCGCAGGTAAAGACAAAGTTGGTCCTTTCCACGGTGGATATTCTGAGTCTATCAAGTCTAAGACTATTAACCCTAAATATGTTAGCAACTTCTACCGTGTAGATTCTTGCCCAGCGCAACAAGCTCAAGTAACTGTAGGTTTGACTACTAGTACTCCAATTGTTCTTACAAGTGTTTCATCTTCTTCTACAACTATTACAGTATCTTCTACTGCTGGTATCTTACCAGGTATGACAATTGCTGTTGTATCAGGAACAGGTACTCTTGCTACTTCAGTAAATGCTAACGTTGTACAAGCTGTAACTGGAACAACTACATTTACAATTTTAACTGCTCCAACTGTAGCATTAAGTTCTGCAACAATCTCTGTATCTAGCGCTCTTACTGCAACTTGTCCACAAGAATACTTGTGCGGAGAGACTTATAGCTTGCGCGTTGACCTTAAAGGTTCTCCAGCATTGCGTTTCTTAACTCGTAACTCTTACTATACAGCTTCTGCTTATACCGGATGTTGCCCAACAGGTTCTCTTGCTCCAACAGCTGTTAACCCATTGATTGTTTACGTTAACTGGGCTTACCAATTGTTGAACTCTCCTTTGATCGGCCCATTCATTCAAGTACAAGTTACTTACTCTACTGACTTAGGTGTAACATTTGCAGCTCTTGGTGACGGTACTAACTCTGCTGCTAACTTAGCTTTATTGCAAAGTTATGTACTAGGTAATACTGCTCTTCCAAGTAATACTACTTCAGCAAGTTTGACTCAAGCTGGTATCATTATCAATGGTGCTTATGCTGATACTCGTTTCTTAGATTGTACTTTCTACCCTAACGATTCTATTATTGCATTCTTGGAGCCAATTCAAGTTTATGCTTCTGAAGTAGATTTGAACGGAGATCCTTGTACTTTCTCTGGAGTTTGTGTAAACAACAGCTGTAAAGCTATCCAACAAAAAGGAACTGGTGAGAACATCATCCGTAGCGTAATCATGACGCAGGCTTATAGCCAAGATCCTTTCTACAATGGTCAAGATCTACGTATTCGTGAGATTACTAACGGTAATGACGTTTACGGTACTATTAACCGTAACTCTCAGTACTCTCGTTACTACTTACAACACAGCGTACCACGTTTCAACAATCCTACTGGAACATTTGATAACGAACAGTACTTGTTGGAAATCATTGCTCCCGCTACCGTAAGCTTAACTACTAGCGCATCTGTTGCTACTGGTGCTCAGAACTTAACTGCAAGTAACATCATTAACTTCACTACTAGCGGTGTAGTAACTGGTTATGTAGCAACAATTACTTACTTCCCTCCTGGATCAACTACAACAGCTACTATTACTGGTACTGTTACGGTTAGTGCAGGTAACATAGCAATTACAGTAGCAACAGCTGCTATTCCTGCTGGATCAGTAATTACTTTCCAAGCTGCATTTACTAAGAACTTTGAAGACTTCACAAACCGTTGGATTGCGAATGCTCAAGGAGCTTCATGTGTTGCACTAAACGTGCATAACTGCCCAGTAGCTTGTGCTGTAATTCCTGCTAACCCATAAGGTTAACTAATATTTAAAAAAAAGGGGAGGGACAAAAATCCCCTCCCTTTTTTTATTTTTACACTATATCTTTGTAACTTAGTACTATGGCACAACACCTATTATCTTTAGATATTCCAGATACGTTAACTACTTGCGTAATACGTATAGTAGACACAAGTACGTATAATATTAACGTACCTATTGAATGCCCTCGTTTAGAGATTACTTGCCCTGGTTTTACTACGGCTTCTGTATTTGAAGATCTTGGTACTGTTAGCACTACAAGTAGTTTTGATGTTAATATTACAGCCTGCGGCTTAGATACACAAACTACTAATTGTGATAGTTACAGAAACAATGTTACAGATGGGGTTTATGTTATCAGATATAGCGTAGCCCCACACCAATTAGTTTTTGTGGAATATAACCATCTGAGAACAACAGATGCAATGAATAAAATCAACGAACTTCTATGCTGCCTAGATGTTCCTAATTGTGAGCCTCAAGCTCCAATTAAAGCTAAGTTACAAGAAGTGCAACTTCTTACAACTATGCTTAAAGCAGCAAAAGCTAAAGTAGAATATTGCCATGAGCCTTCACAAGGTATGGCTATTTATAATTACGTAATTACAAGATTAAATAAATTATCTTGTGGATGCGGATGTGGAACATGCTAATTTTTTTAAAAACCAATATATTATGTCAATAGCAAAATGTTCAAACTGTGGAAACGCTATGTCTTGCGGATGTCAAAGAAGAGTAACAGCTGACGGAAGACAAGGATGTACGAATTGTATTAACCAATTACAGGCTCAGCCCGCCCCAAGGCCTGCTCAGCCGCAAAAAAATTAAAGAATGGCATTATTTGGTAAAACGTATTTAACAGGAGATAGCGGCCTTTTTAGAGTTTATAACCATTCTACTGAGTTATGGACAGACTATAGTGGCTTTACATCCGTAGATCTTTATGATGTTAAAACTGATAAGTTTTATCTAAATCCTGATTATGCTATTATATGTGGCGTAAATTATATTGGCTATACGAGTAATGCTGGAGCACTAGTTACACAAGTAACTCCACCTGTAGGTAGTATTACATCGGCTTACCAAATATCTATTCCTGAAGGAACCATACCAGGTACTACCTTATATCCCCCAGCTATCTATATAGCCGGTAGCAGAACAGCGGGTTTACCAGGAGTAATAAAATCTACAGACGGCGGCCTTACTTATACAATTGTAACAGGAGGCTTAAATATACTATTTGGTAATACTGCTAGAAGTATATATTTTTCAAGTGCTGATTATGGAATTCTAGGTCATGGCGGAGCAATTGCTTTTACAGTAAATGGAGGAGCCAGCTGGTCATATTTAAATGGAGGTTTAGTTCTTGCTGTTGGTGAAACTGTATCAGGCTTATTAATGAGTCAGGATCAGCAAACTATTATTGCAGCAACTGATAAAAAAATATATAGGAGTACAAACGGTGGAACAAGCTTCTCAGTTGTATATACCTGGGTAGATCCTGATTATTACACGGTATCTCCAAAATACACTACTCTGACGCAATATAATATTAACGGTGGCGAATTAGATAATAATTCGCACATATGGGTATCAGGAGGAAACGGTCCTATATTATACAGTTCAGACATTGGAGTAACGTGGTCAACAGTATTTCCTGGACAAACTATTGGTGATGATAATCGACAGATGTTTGGTGCAAGTTTTTATTCTCAAAATGAAGGATTTTTTACATATGATAAACCAGCCGACTCTCTAGGTCTTGTTTATAAAGCAACTAATGCGAATACATCAATTTCAACAACATCCTCTAATGTATATTTTCCAGATTATGACAACGGTTACTCTTTATGGACTACAAAACTAATAGAGGGTTGTGGATGTGAACCTGGATTCTTTTGGGATGAAGCTTCTCAACAATGTATTACACATACCCCAATGTGCCCAGAGGGTATGATTTATAATCCAGATAATGATCAATGTGAAGGCACAATTCCAGGATGTGAGACAGACATAGCGATAGTTATAGATGTATCAGGATCAATCAGCCTAACTGAAATGCCGGAGTATAAGAATATGCTTCGCGGTATTATAGACGGTCTAGAAATGGGCTATGATATTAATGGTAATTTAAACACTATTGCTAATAGTCTGGGAAGAATTACTTCTGGAGAAATTAGAGTAGGGCTAGTATTTTTTGCAACTGATACATCTACTCCTGTTGGTGGAGTTAGTTTAAATTATGGTCCTGCCGCATGGCAAGCAGGTGGAGCTAATAACTCTCCCGCAGGTACCGTAGCTAATCCTGGATCTCTTAAAGCTGCAATTAATAGCATGGGGATTCCACCTAGTAATATAAGTAATATTCCACCTGATAGTATAGACCCATATGGGATACCTTATACTGAGGGTATTTTATTTACAAACAGCTTTGCTGGTTTAGGCAGGGGCTATGATGTCGTATGGGGATTTAATAGTCGATCTGGGGCAAATAAAAAAATATTATTTGTAACAGATGGTTGGCCAAATTATATTAATCCTACCGCTTTATTAAGCAATTATGGAGTAACGCTCCCCCCTATAATAACATCCTTTGGTACAACTCCGGGACTTCCTGTATGCGGGGCAGACGGTACAAATGATATTAATAGCGTTATCCAAGCCACTTATCAAGAAAGAAGACTTGCTGATTACATTGCTACAATGGATTTAGCTCAGGAAATTAAGGCGGGTACAGCTAGTACAGCTACGGGAGCATCTGCTGGAGCTACAGATATAACATTAATAATTACTGGAGAAACACTAGAACAAAATGTTACTAAAGCAGCTTTTGTTGGAATAGACCCAACTGATTCAGGAACAGCATGTTATTTAGATACATCATCTATTTTCGGAGTTGGCTACGATTCAAATAAAGATAATGCTGGAATAGATGTTGCCTCCCCTATAAATGTAGGCGACTGTCCGAGTTGGAATGGTAGCTATACAACATGGGATAAATTCCCAAGCAATGCTGTTTCTGGCTTACCGGATTATTTCCAAGTAGATCTTATACCTAGCGCCTATGCTAATATAGGATCTTTTATAGCACCGTCTTTAATTTGTGCTACTACAGCTTCTGCTCTTACTTGCACAAATCCTTGTCAAATAGTACAGGACCCTACAACAGCCGTTTATTATTGCGACTGCGTATCTACTACGCCTTTTAATACTTGCTGCTATGATTTAATCAATTGCGCTGATAATACTGTTTACGCATCCGTAAATACTACTGGTCAGAGCGTTGATTTTATGGCTCAGTTTATAGGTCAATATATATTTATAGAAGGAGTTGCGGCATGTCTTTATGTAACGTTAAATAGCGGATGCACAAGCTCTACTACATTAAATGTTACTGTAGACCAAATTACCGCATATGTAGACTGCGTAAGTTGTAACGAAGTTGAGGAAGTTGACCCTTACTATAACTTATATAATTGCTCAGATCCAGGTACTGTGGTATTTCAGACTACTACGGATTTGTCATCTTATATAACAGATGGAGCAAATGAAATGACCCCTATATTAACTTTTGTAGAGTACCCTGATTTATGTTTTACTGTAGAACAAACATTTACATTCCTCCCTCAAGTTGATGTAACTGTAGATGTAGCTTATAACGATTGTCCAACCTGTTTATCTTATCTCTGCTGATTATGATTGTAATGTGCTGTTTAAAAGCAATTAATTGCGATACCGGAGCTGTAGTATGGATCAATATTGGTCCAGAAGGAGCACCATCATATATTGCATGGGATGCTGAAATTGGTAATAACTTTACCACAACTGATCCCTTACTACCAGGAACCTGGATAGTAGATTCAATCTGCTGCAGCGGCAGCTGTCCAGGTTATTTAACAAACTGTCAAGTAGGGGCAATTGTAATAGATCTTTCTTCTGTAACTTTTGGTGCAGCCGGTTGCCCTGTGGCAAGTATCCAATTACTTAATTGTCAAGACGGTACATCATTATTTGTTGACGGTATTGATTTTAGTTATGTAGGTTCTGTAATAACTATTGAAGAATATCCCGGTTGTTGGGAAGTTATAGATGCTGCGGTTGTACCTGATGAAACAGTAACATTCTTAAATGGATTTACAGATTGTACTTGCTGTTTAGGGGAAGTATATCCGCCACCGCCGCCACCTCCTCCTCCGCCACCGCCAGATCCAGAGATAGATCCAGAACCACCTGTAATAGTAGTAGTTCCTGGACCTGGAGCTGTAGCACAGGAAGTATCGGAACTTCAAGCAGCAACTACTCCTGCATCACCTAGATTATTTTATCAGGTTACACAAGGAGCATGTGATATTAAGGCTAATGTTAAGTTTGCTAATGGTTATTATAAGCTATTCTTAGGTCTTAAGAATGGATACGGTAACTGTTGCGATACGATCGACCTAGATAAACTATGGATTAAGAAAGAACAATCTGACTATTCCGTAATGAATGATCCAAATGCTTGTAGCACGCCTGCAGAGGTAACGCCAATTATTTGCCCAGAACCTAGCTAATTAAATAAAAATTTTGTAAATTATATATATGGCACTTCCATTAGAACCTACGAATACACAGAGAAGCTGTACGCCTATCTCTAGTAACTGCGTTACCTGGCAAGGTCCAGATATCTCATGTATAAACTTATGCAGAGGAGATAGTATCTCCGACGTAACATATAAGATGGCTGTACAGTTATGTACTCTTCTTGATGATTTAAAAGTATCAGGATTTGACGTAGATTGTTTCCCTCCTATTTCACCAAAACCGGAGAGTGTAAAAGACATTATTCAGTTTATCTTAGACCAGATTTGTATTTTACAGGGTAATACACCTACGCCTTCAACAACAACTAAGGCAAGTGTTGTAAGTACTGAGCTAGTTCCTGTTCCAGCATGTTTACAATTTCCTAATCCATTAGGCGATATGGTAGTTCAGCTACCCGTATACGATTTTGCTACGCTTATTGGTAATACTGTTTGTGGAATCATAGATGGTACAGTAACTATAAACAGAACCCTTTCTGTACACACTAAAGAGATTAGTTCTATATCACAAGTTGTATTTCCAGCAGGGGGATTAGTTAAATCTGTAAAAGATCAGATAATTATTCCTGAAGGCGCATGCACACTACCTGGTAGCACTAATATTCCTATAGTAGATTTTATTGAAGTATTTGAAGCAGACTTTTGTGCTTTACAAAATGCTACAGGAGACATTAATGCTATTAACTCGGCTATTAGCCAACAATGTATTAATCTTGATACTTCACCTACCTTAAGTAATCCTAAAATCTCTATGGCCGGTTTACCAGGATGGTTAGGCGCAGGAGATGTTAATACTATGGCAGCAGCCGTAAATAACCTATGGGTTACTTTATGCGATATGCGTTCTGCTTTACAAAACGTAGTTACAAATTGCTGCAACACTAGTTGTGATGCTGTTGAAATTAGGATGGATGCATCATTTGATAGCCCTAATATCGACCTTGCATTTACAGGATCAGTAGGATCTTTTGTAGACTGTTTTGCAGACGGTATGTTTGTTACTATTACAGATGCCTTTGGTTTGACTTACACTGAGCAAGTTTCAGTAATTCCTAGTCTTGGTGGATCTGTTCAAAGTATCGATTTATCATCTAGCCTACTAAACTTATATACAGACTATACCGTTAAACTAGATGTATGTGCTTCTAATGGAGATATTACATGTAACAAGTGTTTAACAGTAGGAGTAGAGAATTCTAATACTTGTCCAGCTATGAGCTACTCTATAGGATCACCTTATGATTACATAGACTTTAGCTTTACTAATGCTATTGCCGGAGGTGTAACATACATTGTAGAATGTTGGAATAGCGGTATAACTGCTGTAGTAACAACTGCTACTATTGTAAATCCATCGACAGGTACTGTAAGCGGAAGACTGGAGGGGCTTGCTGGTACAACATACCAGGTTAGAGTAAGAGTTATTATAGGCGGTCTTATCAAAGACTGTGATTATCAAACAGTAGTGGTCGACTAATAAACTAAAAATATGGCTTGCACAACTTGCGGTTCTAATACCGTATCATCAAATAAAACATGCGGTTGTAAGGATTTACCCCTTACAACTGCTGCTACTTTTACATGTCCTCCTGATATAACTTGCCCAGATCCAACTCCATGCTATGAGACTATTCAAGATACCTGTGTAAAACACAGCTCTCTATATTCTATATATCAGTTTGGTAATACGATAAATGATAATGGTTATTATCCAGCATTACCTGCAGGAGCATCTTTAGAGAATGCTTATCAGGCTATGTCTGTACAAAGTTGGGATATAGATTGTCTTCCTCCAATTAATGTTCACCCTAGTTATGTAGGCACAACTACTATTATTCTTAACTGGGAACTTACTGGAGCTGATTATTATAATGTAAGTTATGGTACAATACCGGGTATATGGACAACAACTTCTAACTTAACAACTAATAGTTATACCCTTACCTTACTTAATCCAAATACCAGTTATTATTTTATGGTAACAACCAACTGTGTTGACGATGACGCCAATTCTGATAGCGCTATTATAATCATTAAAACATTATAGTCCACGTTTGTTGGTTTAGCGTGACTAAACAAGAGAGACCCTCAGGCAAAGGCTTGGGGGTTTTTCACTATATTTGTTTAGTATTCAATGATGTATTACTTTTAAAGCTAGAATAAATTTCGTAAATTGTACTAAGGCGTATGCAGAATTTTAAAAAACCAGACCTCAATGCCCCGCGATATAGAGCCCCAAAAGTTAAGTTAATTACTAAACAGTATCTTAAAGACTTTAAAGCTAAGTATCCAGAACATAAAGACGTTGACTACGCGTTAACTAAAAAAATAGTAAAGGCTTTTAACGAAAAGCTTTGGAGAGAAACTATTGAAAATAGAGATGGTATAGAGTTACCTGAGAACCTAGGTTATTTATTTATAGGGGCTTGCCAGCAACCTACTAAGGAAAACATAGATTATGGTAAGTCAATTAAATACGGTGTTAGAGTTACTCATAAGAACTGGGATACAGATGGTTACATTAGTAAGATATTCTATAGTAACTATCAGTCTCGATATAAATTACGGGACAGGGTTCTATGGGGATTTACCGCAAACCGATATTTTAAACGAGCTGTTACTAAAGAGTTTCGAGATAACTGGAAGAAGTTTATAGTAATAGATAAGATGTTTACAGTATCAAAGCTCTTTGATAAAGCAAGTATGAAGAATCGAATAGCTAGACAGACAAAAGAAAAGTTAAAAGAATATAACGAATTTGATCTAGAAGATTAATTATGAAAACAGTAGGAGAAGCAGTATCTCGCGTTAGAAATATTATTAAGGCCGTAGACATGGATGATTTTATCACTGACCGTGTTATCTATAGCCTTATAATGAAATACGCAGGGATGTACATTAAGCGTCAAAGTAATCAGGGAACTGGAACAAAGTTCTCTAGTATGTTTAAACGTTTACCATGTATACCACTTATCGATGTTGATAAAGTAGAAGCATGCTGCGAACCTAGATCGGGTTGTACAATTAAACGTACACAAACTAGAATACCGAATGTAATGGAAGGACCTCAAGGACCATTATTACGTACTGTAACATCTATGGATGGTTTTACTGAGGCCTATCGGACAACTCCTACTTTATATAATAGTATGAGTAAAACATCTGCATTCAAGTATAACAAAAATACTTATTTCTGGCTTATGGATGATTATATATACATTCCTAATGTTGAATGGGAAGGTTTATCCGTAGAGGGGATTTTTGATGCAGGAGTTATGGGATTTAGTTGTGAAGATCCTTGTATGCAACGTCAACAAGAATTACTAGGAATACCTCCCGAACTTTTTGCAGAGATAGAACAACAGGTTGTTAACGATTTCCTTAAATCTGCTCAAATACCTCAAGATCAATTTATTTCAGATAAACAATCTATATATAGATCATGAACTATAATTACACTCTTAAATATAGAACTTTTGAATCACTACTTGAAGATGTCAAGCTTGATTTAAAAAGTTTAGTTACTGACGGAAGTATAGATCCTTCACAGTTAATTAAAGTAGCTACACGTATTAATTACGATCTTGGTCTACGTATATACATGACTAAGGAGAGACTACTTATTGTAGAGAAGGGCCGTGTACGTTTACCGGATGATTTTTATGTAATGAACTTTGCATTAGTATGCGGGGAATATACAGAAGATGTATCAATGCCGCAAGGTACTAATGTCCAACAAGTTACGCCAGAATGGAGACCGTGGGTAGAAGCTAACTATTGCTCAGATATATCATTACCGTCTCAACCTGTATGTTTAACTCAGTGCGGAACTGAATATCAGTTAGTACAAATTGTCAATAAACAGACTAGAACTTACAAGTTGTTTTCTCCAATTAGATTTAGAAACTCCCAGTTTGTAGATTGTGAATGCCCCAACTTACAGGCTAGCTGGGCAAGAGACGAAGCTTATATTAAAGATGGTTGGATTTATACCAACTTTAAAGAAGGTAAGTTATATATTAATTATCAAGGAACTCTAGAAGATGCTGACGGACATTTAATGGTTCCTGATCATCCTTATCTTAACGAGTATTATGAATACGGATTAAAGAAACGTATTCTAGAAAACTTAGTGATGGATGGTGTAAACGTAGCAGCACAAATTCAATTAGTTGCGCAAGAATATCGTGCAGCAAGAAATAATGCTCTTACCGTAGTTAATACTCCAAACTTCTCTGAGATGGAGAAAGTATGGTCTATGAACCGTAAAGCAATGTATGGTAAGTATTATGACATGTTTAAGTCATACCCTTATCCAATGAGTAACCTAAGAGTAAATAACGCTGTTTAAACATGGCTAAACAAAGAGGATCACAAGCTGGTGCTGCTAACCCAGCTCAGGCTAATACATCTGATATAACCGTAAACTCTTTTAACAAGGGTATGGTTAAAGACTATGATGTCACGTATGCTCCTGAAGGTACGTGGAATCATGCACGAAATGCTATTAATAATAGTAAGTCGGGAGATGTAGGTTTGATTGGTAATGAGCCGGCAAACGAGTTTTGTACGCAAGCCCCCTATACAGTAATTGGATCAATTCCTATTTATCAAGATTACTTTGCAATCTTTTCTACAAATGATACTGACTCGGAGATTGGGATATTCCATGAACCAAGTTGTACGTATATACCTGTAGTAAACGACCAGTGTCTAGCATTTAATAGAAACAATCTTATTATTGGAGATGCTAAATATAAATTTGACTGTACTTATGACCTTTATTGGGATGACGGATTAAACGTAAGTCGTAAACTAAATATCGGTCAGGTTGAATTAGACTCCTATCCTAATATATATAATAATGAACCTTGGCCGGGAGTACCTTATATATGTAATGAAGTACCAGCTGGTTCAAATGCCGACTGTATTATATGTGAGAACGTTATACCTCTTGCGTTAAACTGCGAAAAAATACGTTTAAATAAACGTATGCTAATTCCTTGTGTTTCAGTTAGTAAGGGTTTATCTGGCGGTCAACTACGAAATGGTTCTTATTATGCAGTAATTGCATATTCGGAAAATCAGCAAAGAGTTACGGATTATTTTTCTCCGTCTAATATCCAAGCTTTATTTTCCCCTAATACAGCGGGGAGTTCATTAAATATAAGTTTTGGTAATTTAGATACAGAGAACTTTACTGAGTTTCAGTTAGTTGTGGTACATACTACAGATCAACAAACCGTAGCATCTCAAGTAGGATTCTATAGTACCCAAACGCATTCAATAAGTTTTGATTATGTATCAGCTACATTACCTTCTATTCCATTAGAGTATATTCCGTTACGTACGCCCGGCTATGATAAATCTGAAGCTATGTACGATGTTAACGGATATCTTATTCGTGTAGCTCCCACTGAAAAGTTTGATTTTAACTACCAACCCTTTGCAAACCAGATAGAAGCAGAATGGGTTATGATAGAGCAACCTTGGGACTATTATAGAAAAGGTGGTAGTACTGTAGGATACATGCGAGATGAGGTATATGCATTTTGGATAAGATTTGTATATAACGATGGTAAGAAATCTAGCTCATATCATATTCCGGGTAGACAGGCGTTTGACTGGGAGTTAGAAAATTATAGTCCTAGCGATTTAGATAACATCGAGCGTTCTCAAGACCCTAACTACCAAACTAAAGTATGGGAAGTAATTAACACTGCTTATCCGACTAACTTACAAATACCCTTAAATAATGCTCCCGTGACTCCTGGTCAAGTAATTGCTTCAGGTAAAATGGGATATTGGGAATCAACTGAGCAGTATCCTAATAGTAATCCCGAAGTATGGGACGCCTCATCTAATCCAGGTTTGTTTACTATATCAGGTAATAACACATCGTATGATCTATGTGGTAAACAAATTAGACATCATAAGATGCCATCTGACTTTTTAAACTCGAATGGTAATCAATTTGGTGATTTATACGTTAACCAAAATACAACGCACATTCGTGTAGATGATTATTTTCTTGCAGCAAACGGAAACCTTACTCCATCTAAGCCTAAAGCAATTCGTTTACTAGGAGTTAGATTTGGAAATATAAAAGCACCTAGAGATAATAATGGAAAAATTATTCCAGGTATTGTAGGATATGAAATACTTCGTGCTTCAAGACAGGGTAACAAAACAGTTGTAGCAAAAGGCGCTATTAATAACATGCGTTCTTATAGAGAAGCTGGTGCGGCCACAACAAATTCAGGAGCTCCTTTTGGAATAGCTACTGGAGATAAAATTCTTTATCCTAATTATGTAGGTAACTATTTAGGTTATGATTTTACTCTAACAAACCTTAGTGAGCAAGCACCTTTTGTTAATGGTATTAGCCCACAAAATGACCCTGATACCTTTTTTGGATTTAATCCTAATGTACCAGCATATGAATCATCATATCTTACTTTCCATTCTCCAGATACAAATTTAGAATACCCATTCTTGTCGGTAAACGAATTAAAACTATACGGTCAGCTTGGAGATAAGTTTAATATGGAGGGTAAGTTTGAGGCCGTGCCTGGTCACCCCAAAGAAAAACTAATTACAAATAGAGCATTAGTTATAGCGGCCGTTGCTGGTTTAGGTATTGCGGCAAAGGCTGTTCGTGGTCAAAGAGTTACTAGTCAAGCTTTACCATTAAACGCTCCTATTGCATCTCCTGCTACAGCAACACAATCAGCAATTGTTGCGGGGGGTTTAACAGGTTTTGATATAGGTGCTGCATCAGCACTTCATTTATTAACTGCGGCTATAGGTGGTACTAACCCTGCTCTTAATCCCGATGAAAATGCCGCTGTAGCTGCTTACATATTAGCCCAGTCTTTAACAGCTGGTGTATCATCAGCTGGATTAGCACCGCCTTCTTTAAGTAGATCCCTAACGTACGGAGATTATCAATATGTTCCAACTGGAGTATTAGCCGGTAATTCTATTGTAACTTTTGCATACTACTGGTCACAAGGTATAGATAGTATACTTGATTTAATGTATGCTTTAGCGCCGTATAAGGATTTTGTTCTTCGTTCCGTAAGTCATCTTAATTTACATAAGATGCAACCTGGTAATATTAAAACTGCATTTCAAGGAAGCGGTAATACCCGAAGATTAATTAATGATATTAATTACCTAAAAGATCAGTTTCAGTTTATAGGAAACTATAAGGTTAATAACTTATTCCGACCTAAGTGTGTAGCAATACATTTAGGTAAAAATCTTAATGGTACAATAGTAGACAATCCTGTCTTTATGCAGGGTGCTTTTACGCCAACTGTATTTGATAACTCAGTTCAAACAGTAGGTAGCGTTATTAATAATACCCAATCTGCTAGTTTGATCAATAGAGGTATTAATCAGAATAACTTTACATCAGGTAAATTCTTTGCTAGCACATCCTGTATGTACGGAGCCCTTAAAATAAGACTTCGTAACCAATACGGTCAAATAGAATCTGCTAATCAGATTACTACAGGGTGTGTTCAAAGATTTAAAGCTTCTATAAATCAGGAGCTTACACAGGCTGAAGCAGGTCAAGTAGTAGTTATAAAATCTCCTGCAATATTTGGGGGTGACACATATGTGGGTCGTTATACTGAGAAGAATACCTTCTTCTATTTCTACGACTGGTTATATGATGTTCCTGCAGGAACAGAGATTGATTATACTCTAAAGTACATGATAACTTATCCTCGCTTCTGGGCAGACTTTACTAAGTTCTCTGCAAGCGAGTTTATGCAGAATGTTACAACAGGTATATTAGGTCTTACTTCTAATACCTTGCGACAAGCAATGCCTGCTGGAAAATATAATCTAGATATGTATGTTGGTCAATCAGATACTGGTGCAGTAGATGATCCTGGACAAGGTACTGGTTTACAAAGAGGAGTTCTTGGAGTACTAGCAGGAGGTATGTATTTATTCCAATCAGGAGTAAGAGACTTCTTTGTAGAATCTGAATACAATATTGACTTACGAGAAGAAGGAGAATTACCGGAAGAAAAGTTCTATAACCCCTATGGTTATAAAGACCTTAAAGGATTATTCGATACAAACATAATCAAGTTTGGTAATTACTTTAACTATGACATCTCTCTTGGAGTATCTCGTACAATGAACAACTATATAACTTGGGGATCTATGCAGAATAGATCTTACAATCCGTTAGTTGCCGAGACATGTTACCAGTATTATCCTTATCGAGTAATTTATTCTTTGCCAAACAATTCTGAGGATAAGAAAGATTACTGGCAGATATTCTTAGTAAATAACTACTATGACTTTGACAGTAGGGTAACAGCATTTAAGTCTATCAATAGAAATGGCGCGATTATTCTTCAAGAGAAAGCTACGCCTCTAATGTTTAATGCTGTAGATAGTCTGCAAACTACAGCAGGTACAAAAATTACAATTGGTGACGGAGGACTATTTAGTCAGCCTTTACAAACTTTAAGTAATGCTGACATAGAATTCCAACACGGTTCTTGTCAAGATAGATTATCCGTAATTAATACACCAGCCGGAGTATATTGGATGAGCGCTTCTCAAGGTAAAATCTTTACTGTAGCAGAAGGAATGCAACCTATCTCAGATATAGGAATGAAATGGTGGTTCTCTAAGTACCTACACTATTTCTTGTTAGACCAATTCCCCGACTTCCCAATTGTAGGAAATCCTGTAGTAGGTATCGGTTGCCAAGCTACATTTGATAACGAAAACCAAATTATATATTTCTCTAAAACTGACTACAAGGTTAAAGAAGAGTTTGTAAGTATGGTTACTATTCAAAAAGGAGATCAGTTCTATTACGGTAATAATCCAATCGAACTAGGAAATCCAATCTACTTTGACAACTTATCTTGGACAATAAGCTTTGACCCTAAAATTAAAGCTTGGTTATCTTTCCACGACTGGCATCCTGAATTAGGAATCTCTAACATCAAAGGTTTCCTTACTACTAAAACTGATGCTGGAATTGGTAAGATATGGAAACACTATAATAATACATCTAAGTTCTGTAACTATTACGGAATAGACTATCCATTTGAGATAGACTATATCTCAGCTACCGGTCAAACTGTAACAACTACACGAAGTGTAGAGTACTTACTAGAATGTTATATATACGATCAGGATGGTATTGACCGCTATGAAGTTCTAGACTTTAACTTTGATAAAGCTATTGTATATAACAATGAGCAAGTTTCTGGTAACTTGAGATTAAATCTTAGTCCAAAAAACAATGCTCCAGTAATTGTAAACTATCCACAGGTAGACCCAGCAACAGGTATTATAAATATCCTATTCTCTAAAGAAGAACAGAAGTATAGATTCAATCAGTTCTGGGATTTTACAAGAGACCGTGGAGAATTTCCAACAGGAGGTGTTTTAGTACAGCAACCTATTTGGAATACAGAACTTAACGGTTATATTCGTACATTAAATAGTAACAACATTAACTTGAATAAATCACCTTTTGAAAGAAAGAAGTTTAGACATTACGCTAATCACGTTGTGTTAATAAGAACTGTATCTGATAATGTAAAGATGCTTCTTAAGGTGACTAATAATAAATTGCTTAACTCTCCTCGCTAATGGCTAAAGTTTCGACCAAAGGTTACAAAAAAAATTCTAAGGATAAAGCGGAACCATCTCTTAGAATACCTTCATCTATTATCACAATGAAGGAAGATGACGGAACACCATTAAAGAAAGGACCAATACTTGGTATTGATAACTTAGGTAACCAGCAGATGATGTTACCGGGTATGGACTACCAATTTCCCGGCAACTATGTAGATGAAATACCTATGGCTAAAAGGGGAGGAACTAAAAAGGTCAAGATAGATAGTTTACCTAAGGCACAGAATGGAGAAGAGGTTACCCCTGAATATAGTTTTGTTCCACCAGACGCCGACAGGTATGGTATGAACAAATTTATACTAAAGGGCGATGATACTCAGTATGTAGATCCGGCATTGTTTCAGCAAGTACAAGATCTACAGAACAGAATCAACCCGCTTGCCCAAAGTAGTTCATCTTCTAGAAAAGAATATGAGAGAAGAGTTTTGGAAGCAATCAATAGGGTTGAACCACAAAACTACGATGTAACAACATCAGGATACATTCCTGAATCAGTAAGACAATCGGAAGACGTTAGAAGGAACGGATTAAATGGATGTATCTCAGGAGTTTGTTACACACTAAATGAAGCTGGTGAACCTGTAAGATATTATTCAAACTCGATGTTCCAGGATGCTATAAAGGCTGGTACTGAAAAAGATTGGGAACTTGATTTCGATACTAAGAATATTAGCGGAGGAGATATTGTGCAATTTACAGGAGAACGTGAAGGTCCTCATCATGGGGCTCTAGTTGTACCTAATAGTGTTGTTAACAATGAAGATGGGACAATTACTTTTGAAGCGTTTATGAATTCTGGTACAGGTCCAATGTACAGAAAGACTTATACACTTGATCCTAAAGAAGACCGAGTGGACAATTTTAGCAATGAAACTATTCAGTTGATTAAACGTAAATCTCCATCTGATTTAGATAACCTTGTTGCACAAAGAGATCAATTAAAAAATCAGATAGAAGCGGCGGATCCTTCAGCTTTTAAAAAAGGACGTGCTCGTCGCTGGAACACATATATGCCTGGCGCATTTACAGAGGTAGGCGTAGATTACAGCAGATTCGATGGACTAGACCCCGAGCGTTTAGTAGCAGGTAGTATGATGCAGAACTTAAAATTAGAAGATGCAGCACGGTTGCTAAGACAAAGTACTATATCTACTCCTAAACCAATAGACGGAATAAATATAAAATTTGATTCAAAATATGATATTGACTATGATGCCTTACGTAAAACAGGAGGCTTTGAAAATATTCTGAATCAGATTAATGATCCTGAATTCAAGATGAATTTCATGAAAGACATGAACATTACTAATAGAGAGTATAATGCTCTTGTATTAAATAGTTTTGGTCTTTATGGTCAGGAAAGCGGCTTTGGTACTAAGACTGGGGGGATCGAGGAAACAGATGTTGCTAGAAAGGCGGACTCTGTTGCAGAAGATATATGGTCTCGTGTTACCGGTAAAGGTGCATTCAGACGAGATGTTGATGAAGACTATAGTAGAGGATTAACTCAAGTTAAATTAAGAAACATTAAAGGTCAGGACAGAAGACAATATGGTATTGATAAAGAATCCGTAGAGGATGATCCTACGAAAGCATTTACGGCAGCAATGATTGTTAATGCACAAAACCTACCAGAGCTAAGGAAGCTTGCTGATAAAGGAGAGACCGATGCGCTAAATATGAGTAACTATTTAGACTTCATTCCTTATATGTATAACCAACCAAACCGATTGAGAAGAGGGGATAGAAAAACTATTGAACGAGCTTTGGCAGAAGGAGAAGATCCTGCTCAAGCGTTAGTTATTGATCCTAACTCTCCAATGGCAAATAATGAGTACGTTAAAAATGTACGTACCTATTCAGACCTACTTAAATTTATGCCGCTTGCTATAGACACGGTTCCTAAAAAATTCGGTGGACCTTTATATAAAGCACAGGATGGATTTAATTTTAGTTTTGATCCTAGTAAATCTTTTGCTGAGAACACGGAGCTCAATAAAAGAGCTCAGATCATGGGTTGGAATTCCGTTGCAGAATATGAAAAATCGGGATGGGGGCAAAACGAAGTAGCTTTAAAACAAAGAGCTTTAATCAACAATCCGCAGGTTCAGCAAATGGCTAAAACGGCTGCAGAAATGAATCCTGAATTAGCTAATGTACAAGCTAGACAGGATCAACTCTACGCTAATAAAACTAGTAACACCCAAAAAGCAGTTAACCAAGCTTACTATACATTAAGTAATCCTTTAGATGCTTTAGGTCAATATTCAAAATATGGGTATATACCTCAAGGTAATGTTGGTAACTATGGTTATAAGGATGATTCTGCTGGACCGGTATCACTTGCAAATACTACATTTAATCCTTTTGCATGGGGTAATGCAGCCTACAGATTTGCTAATGAAGTTGGTAATGCTGATTCCTGGACTACAGGAAGAGGTGCTGTAAATATGACAACAGATTTTCTAGAGGCTCTTCCATTGTTTTCTGAGGCCAGTAAAGCCGCAGAACCTGCGCTTAAATATATGGGTGAAGGATTGAATACTGCTGCAAAATACCCGGGACAGTTATATAATAATGTAGCTACGGGTAACAGCTTTATACCATATGCTTGGAAAAGTCCTGCAGTTGGGTTATCACAAGAAAAAAGTGCTGAAATGTTTAAAGGTCTTTTAAACAGTGGTAAATTAACACCTGCCGAAAATGCTTTAATAATTGAATATCAAAGTAATAGTAGACCGTTTACAGGAAGATCCACAGTTGGTGCAAATGTTTTAAATACAGAAAAGAGAGCAGCACTGAATGATATAATTAAAAAATATAACTTGGATGTTAATAGCGATGCTATATTAACAAGAAGATTTAATTTTGATCGGGGTACCCTTGGCACAGGAATAGAAAATGGTAGGATGAATTTTGGGGATAGACCTACATCTTTTAGTGCAGGAGTTGGAACTGAGGGATATTCTGGTGCTCCAGATAGACTAGTTATACCTAATAGGTATGTTAAAAATATGGGTAATAATCTTTTAGCCAATCCTTACGGAAAAGTATCTGATGAAACGTTAAGTTTTCTTGAGGGTTCTGCAAAAGACTTTGCTTTAAATGCACCTAGTTTAAATGAAGCTATTATTGGCGAAAGAGAATTAATAGGTACAGGACTAGACTTTAAGCAAATAGGTAAAGTTAAAAATGATATTGGTGGATTTGACTATGTGGTTAAACCAAAGAATATTAAAGGCGGAACAAATATTAATAGTGGTGATAAAACATTTAAGTCTGAAATAGATTGGGCTAAATGGAATCCTGAAACTCCTAATCATCCAGAACTTATTAATGAGTATAACGCTATAGAGCAGAATACAAAAATGAGCGGGGATTGGCTAAAAAGAATAGATGGTAAAAAATGGAAACCTAGTGCAGAAGCTAAAAAAATGGGTTTGGTAGAACAGGAGTATATAATGCAATCAAGTGATAGATTTAAAAAAGCATATCCTGAAGGATTCGAAACTACTTATAGAGGACAAAATACGGGTACCGAAGTTATGGGAGGTGGTGATAGAGGATATGACCCAAGAATTGTTTTTACTGGCGATAAGGATGTTGCTTTATCATACGCACAAACCCCTTTTAATGGTAAAAAACATTCTGGAGAATTATTTATGCCTGGTATCTCAGATCCGAGCCAACCTGCTTTCTATAAACTAATGTATCCTAAAACTAGTAAAAGTAAGACACTTACAGCTCGTAATGGTGACTGGCGATTTATAAAAGATGCTGAAATTGCAAAAGCTGTTAATCCCCATTTTACAAATACTCTTAGTACTGACGATCTTACCAAGTACTTAAGTAAGAGTGATTTAGACCTTATAAATATTAATGGTGTCAATGACTATATGGTCGGCTCAGATTTAAGAGACTTTGCTAAAAATTTTATTACGACAGGGAAAATATTTCCAAATACAAAAATTATAAATCAATCACCAGGTAGATATTTAAAATCAGTTATAGGTAATAACGGTATGTTTGACATGAACAACCCTAATATATATAAGACGCTGCTACCTCCAGCCCTTTTAATTGGAGCAGGAGCTATCAGTCAACAGAAAGATGGTGGAGAATTACCTAAAGCACAAAATGGCAGAGACATATCTGTGCCAGATCTAAGAAGAGTTAAGATACAGTTATTACCTAAAGCGGAGAATGGTAGTAACTTTAAACCTAGTTATGATTGGAGAAAAAGTCCTGCAGAAAATGCAGAACTCAATAGACGAGCGCAAGTTATGGGATGGAACTCTGTTGCTGATTATGAGGCATCAGGCTGGGGACAAAATGGTTATGTTAAAGTACCTGAGGTAATCCGTCAACAAAGAATTGATAAAGGGATTCCGGCAGATCAAATACCCGAGTACGAAAAGATAGAGGAGAAGAAAATTAGTCCTGAACTAAAGTCTATTATAGATAAACAAGAGGCTAGAAGTACCGCAGACAAAAATAAAGCAGCTAAAGAAAAGTATGATAGAGATATAAAAAACTTTAGACCTGCGCCTGTTAATGATCCAGCTGGTTTACCTAGTGTACCTATTATTGAAGCAGCGCTTATGGCTCCGGTGGCTCTTGGAGAAGCCGGATTAGCTGGACTTGGCGAATTAGCGTTTGGTGCAGCTGAGGCATCTCCGCTTATACAGAGTGCGATAGCTGGAGGAAGAGGTTTATTAAATGCTGCGCCTTCCTCAGTACCTTGGCTTAATGCTGGTAATGCATTAACATATGGATTTGGAGTACATGGTGCAAACGCTATAAGAACCGGAGAAGTTGCTAAACCTTGGATACATGCTAATGCTACAGGTAATCCAATGGACTACGGAAACGCCTTTGCTGAAAATTTAATGACTGCTTTAGAGGTAGCACCTTTTGTTGGACCGACTGTAAAAGGAACATCAAAAATAGTGCAATCAACTGCTTCAACTTTTGCTGATAACTATAAAATCAGAGCAGAATTAGCAAAAATTCAAAATGAAGGCTTACAAGCAGGATTAAATGATTTTGAAATTGCCTATAGACAACTTAACCAAGTAGGTATAACATCTAATCAACGTAAAGGTTATGTTCCAGGAGTTTCAGAATTTTTCCATAAGTATATAACACCTTTTGGTTATACTGGGGCAAATGAATCAAAACTTGCACAAAGTTATAAAAATATTAAAGCAGGAGGATGGGAAGAAGCATATAGACGTGGTATTGGACCAAAACCTAATACCACTTCACAAGCAATGTTAGATTATTGGTACAATAAACATGCTAAACTAAATACTAGAGATGATGCTTGGAGAATGTATTTAGGGATGCCTCAAAAACACGGTACATTTAGTTTGGCTGATACAGCACCTGTAATGCACCCTGCTTACAAACCTGGATCTTTAGCAGGAATGGATATTTATAATATCCCTAAAAATGTAGTATTTGAAACAAAACCGGTCGACCTTTTTAATAGTAATAAGAGAAAAGTAGATGGATTTAGTGAAGTAACTAGACGGATGGGTAGTATACCAGAAGAAGGTATGGGGCCTCTGGATAAACCAATATTTCTAGATCGTGATATGGTGGTTATGGGAGGATACAATAAAGTATTAACTAAAGATGGATTACAATATAATGATATATGGGATTTAGATCCGACAATTAACTTTGAAACTCTAGTACCAGGCCGCGTTAAAAAAATGATGCCTGGAAAATGGAAAGAAAAACTTTTTTATAAAGACGTTCCTATATCAAGTGCCGCATATCATCCTAGTCATACATCTAGCGGCTATATTAATCAGCCAATGCAGGTTACTGTACCTAGACAAGTTACAATTCCAACAAGTAAGTTTTTTGGAAAACCTTTTATGCTTCACGGTAATCTAGATTATACATCAGCAGATTATACTAATGATTTATTAAAAACACTTCAAGCGGAACTGCAGGAAATTGCCCCTTTTGGTTCAGCCTCTCCATCAATTGGACGTGACTATAGAAAAGCTCTTGACTTAGAACAAAAGATAGAGTTATTAAAAAGTGGTCAATACCCTAAGTATAAAAAAGGAGGTAAGTTACCTAAAGCACAGGACGGAACCTTTGACTACTATAATGCAGCAGCAAAACTTAATACTGAGAAAAACAGAATAGCTGGTATGAGAAATCAGATTATTCCTATTGCTATTAGTCACGATGCTACTTCAGATAATAGACCTTTTCATGTACGCCTTCCTGAAGGTCAACCCTATTGTACAACAAGAGCATGTGAAGCAGAACGTGAAGCGGGTTTTCCTATAAAACAAGTAGCCTCAGGGTATAAACTTATGAATGAGGCAACTCCGGAAAATGGATGGTATCCTACATCATATGATAAGTTACTTCCTGGAGATATGGCACAGGTTGTAAGAAATAGCGGATTTGGTCATACAATGTTATCTACAGGTAATGTGTCTAATATGCCAGAGGGTTGGAGAGGAGATGCTGATCCAAACCAGAAAGGATTTTATTGGGATAACGGATCAGGCCAGGACTTTCAATTTGCTAGTCCTAAGTCGGAAAATCAATTAGCTGGGTGGATGAATAATGTAAAGAGGATGAACTACTATACCTATAAAGGTAATCTTCCTCAGTATGAAAAAGAATATCAGCAAGCTATACAAAACTACTTGCATGATACTTCAGAAGGGGATAATGGACCTATGGTACCTATTGATGCAATACCTTATAAAAAACAGGGTGGTGCTGTAAAGAGAGTAAAGATAAACGGCTTACCTAAGAATTGGAAAAGCCAGTAAAAATCAGTATCTTATAACTATAATGCTTATCTTAGCACATTATGAATAAAATGATCAATCGATATAAGTCTAAGGAAGGGGGTACAATGATACCTATGCGTTTCCAAACAGGCGGAAGTAATTTATTCTTAACCATGCCTAACGGAGGGAACGTTGGCCCTATGGGGTCATCTCCTATGGGACTTCCTGAATACAGAACGGGAGCAAACTACGGTTATCCGTTTATGCAAGAAGGCGGCGGCGCAGATATGGACGGCGATGATCAAAGCTTTTACAGCGGCCGTATGAATACTTTTATTCAAAAGATTCGTGATGCTGCTGAGAAAAATCTTGAGACTGCTATTATGGAGCAAGACCAACAACAGCCTATGGCAGCATATGGTATGAGTATGGGTAGCGATCCTATGAATTCATATGATCCGGGAAACTTAGGGATATTTGCTAAGACTGCTGACTTCATGAAGAATGCGGGTCAAGGAGCTCTATCTGGTTATATACAGCGCATGGGAGCTTTGGGTCCTAATGACTATTACTATAAGGAGAAAAACATCTATAAAGATAAAAGTAAGGGAGCACCATTAGGTACACAAACTTTTACCGATGCTGATGGCAATCAATCTAGTATCTCTCCAGAAGAAGCTTACAATAGAGCTAACTATGCTTTATATACTAAAAAACATGGAGGAGGATTATTAAGAGCTAAGGATGGTTTAACAGGTGTGTTTGCAGGAGTTATGGATCCAGAGTTATACAGAAGAGCTTTGGAGATGGGTCATGAGAGCATAGAAGATTATCAAAAGTCTGGCTGGGGATATGGAAAGAAACATCCACAGTATAAAGCACCTAGCTATCCAAGTCGTGTACGTATTAATGATCCACGTACTATTAACGCTACATCAGGTAATCCTATTAACCCGAATGTAGATTTAAAAAGTGGAGATTACCATACTGGCGTAATCGGAGATATTGCAAGAGCTGCTAGAGAGTACGGTGTTGATCCTCAGGAGTTAATAGCAATGGGTCTTCAGGAAACAAACTTAGGAAAGACTGATCCAAACTATGGTCATGTTTTAAATTATCAGGATCCTGCAAATAGAGGTGCTGCTTATGATATGGCTTTTGCTAAAACACAAAAAAATAAACTTGCTGATGAAAAAGGATATTCAAATGACGAGGTCCGTAGAATTCAAACTTATAATGGGTTAGGTACAGTATATCCTTGGACAGAATTAGACTACCACGGATTTCCCATGAAAAGTATTTATGGAGTACCTTTAACTAATGCTGGAATCAACATGGTTGAAAATCCACTTTACGGAAAACGTATCATGGATTTACGAGACAATGTTTTAAAGAATCCTAAGAATGCTGAGTACAATCAATTTTTAGATAAGTACAATAGAGACTTGGCTAACGAAGAAGCTGTTTCCCAACAGCAACTAGGTATGTATGATATATTTAATACATTCGGTCCTCAATATGGTAACCAGTTTAGAGATATGCTACAGGGTGCTTATAATGATTCTATTAATAATTCATTAAATTCTGAATACATATACCCTGATGGAGATTTAAACCTAGGATACTCTGTACCTAATTTAGATAATACAAGACAAAGAAATGCTTTAGATAGATTTAATCAAGGTATAGGATATGAGCAAATCCCTTATAGAAACGGGGGAGCCCTAAAAAAGTTTACTGGGGATGAAGATGGCAGTACTACAGGAGATAACTATTGGAGCGCTGATGAAAAAGCATATTTAGATGCTCTACCTAAAGCCCAACGCGATGCTATTATATCTAAAGGAGATAAAGGACGAGAAGCTTACACAGCTTACAGAACAGCTAATGATAAACCTAAAGCATCGCAACAATCTACTACGGCTAATAACACAGGTAATAATACAGCTAATAATACGACAACACAACAAAAAACTGTTACAAATGGACCTGAAGTAATAGGTGGGAACGGAGATCCAAATATGCTTTATAATGGTCATAACTCAAGTAATGAGAATACAACAGTAATTAACGGAGTACGATATGCTGTAGATCCTGTCACAAGGGAGGTTCTAGGATATAATCCCCAATCTTCAGCAAGAACTCAGAATTATGACAATTACAATCCTTATGGTGCATATAATCCATATGGTGAATATGGAAGAATGAGAGGTAGAAACTTAGGAGTCATATCTAAAAATAGACTTACTCCAGAGTTTAGAGAAAACATGTTAGCTGGTAGCTACGATAATCCGCAACTACTTGGGGTATCAGAGATTAAAACTCGTAGGGCTATGGATCCTGGTAACAGAGTTAAGTCTATTACTTACAGCTATGGTCAACCGATACCAGGAGGACGTACAACTATAAATAAATCTCAGCCAAATAGTTCTACACAGACTAACAGCGGTTCTAGTAGTACTACGCCTGGAAATGCTAATAATCCTACGCCTGGAAGTTCTAGTAGTACTACGCCTAATACTTCGGTTAATCCATCAGTTAGTACGCTTACGCCAGAACAAAAAATACAGCAGGCTATGGACTTTACATTCCGTCCAGGTCAAGGTCCTTATAGTACTCCAATAGATTTTCCAGGACTAGAAAAACCAAAAGTAGGACCTTGGGCAGATTACGGTGATGATCAACCTGTTCCTAATGTACCAGGGGCTATACCTAATGTTCCTACAGTAACAAATAATAATACTGGTTACACTCCTCCAGCTTTTGATATGAATAGATCTTTTGGTCAGATATCTAATAATGAGCTGAACTATTTTAGTACAGAGGGGGACATGAGTAATCCAGATTGGAGATCTCAAAGAATAGATAATTACGGATCAACACAATACGGTAGTGCTAAACAGGTTGGAGATAAATGGAATAATATTAAAGGTAAACCTGTTAATGATGATAATGATATTGGTAGGAAAGGATTAACTAAGGATCAAGTTGCTAAAGAGTACGATAAAGTACCAGCACCATTAAAAGATATTGCTATGGACCATTTGTTTAATGCAAGTTCTGATCCTAGAATATTTACATTAGCTGCTGCAGGAGCTATTGAAATGAACGATAGTTTAATGTATAAAGATAATCCTAAACTACTTGAGGATGCATGGGCTAAGAATATTGATCTTATAAACCAGCAATATAAAGATGATCCGCAAGCATTTACATCTGCTGTAAATGACTATAGAAAAATTATCTATAGAAAGTCAAGACAAAAAGGTAAAGATCAATATGGTAACGATATAGATACAAAAAGTACTACTGGTCAGCCAGGTCTTCAATATAATGCATGGGAGGGAAGAACAAGTAATACAGGAGACTATCTAGATCGTACTTACTTTAATCCAGCTAATGGTTATACAGCTCCACAATACTTTAAGAAACATGGCGGAGCATTAAATAAGTTTATTAGAAGGTACGATGATGGTGGACCACTTAGCGTAAGAGATATGTCTGTCGCAGATATGCCTACGACTGATGAGATTAGTATGGACGAAATTAATCAGATACTTGGTGAAGATGCATTCAAGCCTTTTGAAATGACAGATGCCGATAGAATCAGAGCTGTTGATAAAGGTACTGAATATGAGCAGTTAGAACCAGGAGATCTTGAAGGAATAGCTCCAGCATTCGATGTAACAACAAAAAGAAAAAAGAAGCGTATCGGTAATCCAGAAAAAGATCTTGCCGCTATTAATCTTGCTACTAAATTTTTTAAGGGTAGGGACGCAGCATATGCTGAAACGGAATTACGTAATCGTAGCCAAGCATCTCAAGTATTTAATCCTATAAGAAGTACGGAAGGAAACTACGACATCTTATCTGGGGATTTCCGCAGAGGCAAAAGAGCAGCTGATGGTAATGATGCATTCCATTCCGGATTCGGTACTTATGCTCAAATGGGAGGTAACATGCTACAGAATTTAAAAGAAGGAGATGAAGTATATTTGACAGAGGATCAAATAAACGATATTTTAAAAAGAGGTGGTAAACTTTCATATCTATAAATATGTACGGTAACAATAATAACATTAGAACGGGGAATCAAATAGCCCCGTCATATATTCCAAACACGCTTGGTAAAAAACCACTTAAAGTTCGTGATTCGTTAAGTGCTGTACCAAGAGAGGTTGCTAACCTAGAAGCAGAGGGAGGAGAAACAGTTCTTATTCCTAATAAACAGGGTGGGCCTGCTCATTACCATATTAAAGGTAAACGTCACTTCGAAGGAGGCGTAGCTTTAGCTGTTCCTGCTGAGTCTTTTATTTTCAGTGATACTAAATCAATGAGAATTAAAGACCCTGTGTTATTAGCAGAGTTTGGATTAGCAGAAAGAAAAGGAGGATATACCCCAGCAGAGATTGCAAAGAAGTACGACTTAAATACTTACCGTAAGATTTTAGCGGACCCTAATTCGGATGCGTTACAAGTTAATACAGCAGAGATGGTGATTGCTAACTATAACGTTAAGTTAGGTAAGTTAGCTATGATTCAAGAATCAATGAAAGGATTTCCGGGAGGAATAGCTACAGCATCAATGCCTTACATGGCTAAATATAATCTGGAGCCTGATATGTTTTTACCACGGGATATGAATCCACAACCTGAAGGAGCTCCTCAAGCCGGACAAGAAGAAATGATGGAAATGCAACAAGGAGCTATGGAAAACCAACAAGCAGAAATGATGCCGCCACAAATGCCTATGGGTAAACACGGAGGACAGTTGAGCCATCTAAGACAATATGCACCCGGTGGAACAACAGGAGAACTTGATCCTAATCAAATTGCATATAGTCCTAGAATGCAAAGAAAAATGCAACGTAGAGCTCGAAGAAATGCTGAACGCGAATATTACAACAGATACTATTCACAGCTATTAGAGCAAATACGAAACGAGCCTGAATACCCTGTATATGATAAAGCTCCTAGACCAGACGCAAGTACTGGTATATATCTTCGTAAAGACGCAAATGGTAATACTTACTATGAAGACGGTAGAGGTGTTCGTATAGATAACCTTACAACTATGTCAAGTAATAGTAATCCTGACAATTACGTATTGCAAGAAGGAGAAAAGATTGTAACTAAAAACGGTAAGCGATATATTGTAAAGAAAGTTACTAAACCTGCCGTAGCTGATGGAACAAAGATTAAATCTAAAACTGATGCAACGGCAAAAGGAGATATCTATGAAGAAGGTGGTAAGTATTACCAAGTTCAAGAGTACGATGTAACTAAACCTATTGCTTCAACTAAGTCTGGTAAAACTAACTATACAGGAAACCTTGATGAGGATAAAGTAAAAGCTAAGGCAATTCTTGAAAAATTACAGAAAGAAGGTGGGGCTGAATATCATAAAAGCACCTGGAAAATAGGTAATGATACCTATAAACCAGGGTGGCATATTAAAGAGGATGCTCGCAACAAAATGACTACTGCTGAAAAAGAATTTCTAACTAAATTTTTGTCTTATGGTGCAGAAGATAATGTATTAGGTGTACCTGGGGAACAGGAATACCAAGTTGCTTTACAGTCTTCTGGAAATACAGGTTTCTTTGGTTATACCGATCCTAAGTTTTACGAGTACCGTTTCTGGAAAGCTCGTAATCCAAATGGTACTACAGAAGAATGGGAAGCACTTCCAGAAACAGCTGAAGGGGATGCACCTAGTAAAACAAAGAATAGAAAGAACATGTTCTACTCTTTGGGTATGGATATAGAGGATCCACATATTAAAGCTAATATTAGTAATCCAGATAAACTATATGATCCAGCCTTTGTTAAAGGCAACAAGAGGGTTAAGACAGCCAGAGAGATTAAGGACAAAGATGGTAACATTGTAAGCAATCTTAACTATGTGGACGCCGTAGAAAATTTCTTTAATCCTGGTGAATTCCGCCCAGGATTAAGCGATGATAAAAAGTTAGGATTAGAGCATGCCGATGCATTTACATTTGATAGAAAAGTAAATCCTCTTGAGCCTACTGTAGAAGAAACAGAAAGACTTCTAGACGAGGATATAAAAAAATACTCGCCTACATATCAGAAAGGACGACCTACTCCTGACTTTATACAGGATCGCATCTTAGAAGGTAATGCTATGAGAAATATGTATAATATCAATAGATATTATCCATCTCTTCAGTCATATGAGCCGATGCTGCCTGAGCCTGTTCCTTATAACCCTGAACAAGAAATTCAAGCCAACAACGCTTTACTTACAGAAGCATCCGATGCTTTTAGAGGTACATCTGGATCTTCACAAGCATTAGGAGCTAAGATTGCGGGAGCGTCAGGAAGTTTAGCGGATAATGTTGCTAAGATCATGGGACGATATAATAATCTTAATGTTGGTACAGCTAATGAGTTTGCTTATAAGCAATCCGATATTATGAACGATGCTCAGAAGTTTAATGCTGGTCAAATGATGGCTTATGTAGATAAAGTTAATACTACTAACCAAAACTACGATAATGCTAAACGTGAAGCTCGTGATGCATATGCTCAAGCTGAAGCTAATAGAATTACTAACAGAGCTAAAGCACAAGTACTTAATACAATGTATCCTGAGTATGGAATCAATCCAGCAGCAGGTGGAGAACTATTCTTTGCTCCAAGTAGAGAAATAGTAGCTAACGAGAATGCAATGCTTGCTCATAACGATGCTCAACAATTTGCTGAATTCCTAAGAGAGAATCCTGACTTAGCACAAAACTATGCTGGAGCCTTAGCAAACGTTTGGACAAAAGGTAAAAGTACTGCAGGTATGGGAAATCCTATGGATGCTGCTTTCTATAATGCTTATAGTGGAATGATGCCAGGTATGGCGGAAACACCTCCTGGAAACAATCCTAACTACTACATGGAAGAAGGAGGGAGTATTCCTTTTAACTACATAGTTGGTTTACTATAATAAATTTAAACTTAAAAGGTTTATTAAACTTTAAAGATTTTTTCGTATTTTTACAATAAGATATGGCTACCTACATACAAGGAATAACAGATTACATCCCGAAGCTCCAGCCTTTTCAGCCGGACTTTAACTTCTTTCAAAAAGCCCTAGAGACTAAGCAAGGACAGTATGATGCTGGTTACGCTAAAATTAGCTCAACATATGGTCAACTACTTAATTCTCAATTACTTAGAGAACCTAATAAAGAAAGAAGAAACGAATTCTTTACAGGGATTGATAACGAAATTAAACGTCTATCAGGCGTAGATTTATCTTTACCTGAGAATGTGAATCAGGCAAGTAAGTTATTTCAGCCGCTTATTGATAATGATTATTTTAGAGCTGACTTGTCCTATACTAAAATGTACGGGAATGCAAAAAAGAAAAGTAAAGGTCTTAGAGATAATCCTAATCCTAAAGACGACGTTAAGTGGTGGGCAGAAGGAGATACAGCTTTAGATCTTCAAGCAGAGGATTTTTCTAAGTCTAGTGATGATGAGTCACTTAGATTTTCTTCGCCGAGATATGTACCAAAAATAGATGTAACAGAAAAGCTTTTTAAGTTTGCTAAAGATAACGATATTAATCCGGAGACTCTATCTCAAACGGGACGATATAACATTATATATGCAAATGGACAAGCAGCTATCCCTAAATTACAAGATGTATTTGGAGCGGTTGTATCAGGAGATTCTCGTATTAAAGACATGTATGCTACTCAAGCTTATGTAGATCGTAAGAATGCTATAAAGACTAATGCGGAAAAATTTGGTGGAGATGAGATAGCAGCAGAAAAAGATTACTTAAGAGGTAAAGTAGATGAAATAAATAACTACTATAGACAAAAAAGCGTAGACACAAGTAAGTCTGCAGATAACGCTAAGACTACTAAAAAGGTACTAGAGAATAAAATTCGTACAGAGGGTGTTGATCCTGATTTAGATAAAGATCTTATTGCATTATATCAAAATAGTATTGCGGACGAACAAGTAATGTCTGCAGTAGAGGAAACAAATAAAGAAGCCTTATCGCAAGCAGATGTTATAAGTTTTGATGATACTGATATGGAAAGTTTACGTTATAGAGTAGACAATGCCATGAGCTACTTCTTAATGGATAACATGGTTAATCAAACGGCCATATCTTATGCAAACGCTAAGATGAAGATCTTAAAGTTTGAGGCAGATCCGTATGCAGTTAACGCCCAAGAACATGCTTTCCGTGTATCAGAAATGGCTACTAAGTTTGGTTATGATAAGCTCCTAAAAGAAATGGACATTGCTTTAGAGATGTTAAAAGCAAACGGTGGAGTATTAGGGGGGAAAGCACCATTTACTCAAAGTGAGTTTTCGGGATATACATCATGGCAAGATTTTATGGGCGGAGGTCAGGTAACAGGGGATGTTGCTGTAATGGAGAAAAACTCTTCTGCTCAAAATTCTGTAACGCAAACTGGTAAAGCCGGTACGGCAATGAATGCTAATGAGTATGTTAAGCTACAAAATAGTAGAATAGATGCGGCTAAGACAGAAGAAGAAAAAACTATGATCCGTCAGCAGGTTACTGAAGACTTAGGTTTATATAATGAAGTAGTAGAAAAAGGATATACATATACCGAAGATGCTCCGACTGATTGGGGACGAGCTCTCAAAGGTTTAATTAAGTTTGGTTTAGGAGCTGAAGCTATAGGAGCAGGTGTTGCTGGAGAAATTTCTAGTTTTGGTTTAGCTACGCCTGTAGCAGTTGCAGCTGCTGTAGGGGGTGCCGGTTTAGCCTATTCTGGTAGTGACGACATATACCAAGGTTTAGCAGGAGATAGAACAATAGCGGTACCTGATAAAGTTAAATCTAAGTCAGGACTCGTTAGACAAACAAGTGATGGTAAATTTCAATTAGTAGATTTTGAAAATTCAATAGGTATAACAGATCCTAATAGTGGAGATTACTGGCAGAAAGTAAATGACCGTATTGTTGCAAGAACATCAACTATAGCTACTACAGATAAAAATAATCCAGCAGTAAATAACACTCTTACTTTTATTGCTGAGAACAATCAGAAAATACAGACTGCAAATAAGGTTCTTTCTGAGATGCAGGAAATTACTGTAGAGAATCATAAGAAGTTAATTCCTGCTTTAGCAAATGAGTCAGGAGTTGATATTTATAATTCTGGACAATTGTTTACTGCAGATTTATCAAGAAGAAAAACACAAGAGGAATACGTAGCTGATTTTATTAGAGCTTATAAGGATGATGAGAAATATTATCCTAAGACTAAACAAGGTGGTTATCAAAGATCTCAAACATATGAAATATCAGAAGAAGAACGACTTGCTGATATGCGAGAAGATGCTATAGATAATTACGAGGATCTTACAGATGCATACGAGACTCTTTCTAAAAATCCTGATGCAAGTGTAGGTATTACTACATTTAATGCTAATATAATGAAAAATGCCGGAGGAGTTAACAAGTTAGCCGGTACTGCTCTTAGTGCGCCATTTGATCCAGTCTATTATGATGAGCTACCTTTTAAGGATGCAATGTCTTTATTTAGAGTAGACATGGGACCGGCAGCAATGTCTGAGCAATTTAGAAATCAAAAGGGCGCTAAGTTTATGTATGGTAATGGACAGAATATTACCAAAGATGATTACGAGGATACCGATAATAGTGCAACTGCCGCAGCATCAATGTATTTTGCTATGCAAGCCGCATCTTTAAACTATGGTGGAAAAACAAATCAAAATACGGCTCGTCCTACAGGAGAATGGACCTACTATAGTATAGCAGCAAATGATCCTAACAAAGTAGCAGCAACATTTACATTTAATCCAGAGTTTGTTCAAGCTAATGCTGGAAAAGATGGAGCACCTGGAATTACAGCAGAGTTAGCAGCAAGAATGTCAAAAGGTGAAATACCACAAGTAACATTCTTTATTGATTCTGATAAAGCAAAATCTGCTCCGTTTACAAGTATGGAAACTACAATGGAGGAGTTTTTATTTGAACGAGGTAAGTTAGAACTTAACTATCCTGATGGTGGTAATGTTAAATTCTCTAGAGATGCTTTAGGTGGAATTAGTATAGACGGTTCTATTCCTTCAATTAATGCTAAAGGAGAAGTTACATATACTCCTGTTTTTGGTACTGTATATAATGAAGACATTAATGCTGTGTATAATACCTGGAAAGGATCAATGTCTAATATAGATCAAGTGAATAAACAACAGAAAGCAGCACTTTCTAGTTCGAGTACAAATAAAATAAAAGATCCTAGCTATTTCCAACCTCAACCTGAACAATAATGAGATTTGCTTCCGACGTACAACCAAGTGTTCAACAAGATCCTATTGATAGATATCTAGGTGCTTTAGCTAGTACTAAAGCTTATCTGGATCAGAATCTACCAAGGCTTGATGCGGGTATTAATCAGATATTAGGATCCTCTACAGGTAAAATGATCCCTAACGGAATACCGCAAAACTTAGGAGCTAATGCTTATAACCCATATAAAAACGGTTACGCAAATTTTAATCAGTCTCCCCCTAATAAATCATCTGGTACTTCTGACTACGTTAATCAAATTATTGCTAATAACTATAGACCAGGAGCATATCCTAAAGTTCAAGGTCTTGAGCAGTCAAAAGTTTGGGGAATAGAAAGTGGTACTGGTAAACAGTTTAACTTTGATAGATACTATTCTCATGGTAAGTTTAAAGAACTAGGGTGGAATCCATATATAGATAATGAAGCATACTATAATGCTAACAGTACTTGGGTAGATGATTTTAAAAGAGCTGCTGGTCAATGGTGGGGTCTTGCCGGTATAGGTCTAACTCAGACAGCTGGTAACTGGGATGATTTATTTTCGTTAAATTCAAGTGGAGATACTAAAGCTGCTAGAGAGATGTCAAAGGCAATGGGAATTGCAGCATCTACTAGAGGAGGTATAGGAGGATTTGTAACTAATCAATTTGCAAACTCTGCATATACATTTGGAGTTATTGGAGAAATTGTAGCAGAAGAAGTAGCACTATGGGGAGCAACTGCTCTTACTGAAGGAGCCTTAGGTGAGGTAGCATTAATGCGCACAGCAAAAAATTTAGATAGGCTTAAAGATGCTGGTAATGCTGCAGATAAAACCGCAGATGTTATTAGAGAAGGTAAAACTGTTGAGGACGTTGGTGAAGCATTAGGTACAGCAACTAATTCACTAAATGATATTAATGGAGCACGAAAGTTTTGGAACGGTATAGGTAATTTTATAAACCCGTTTGATGATCTTACACAAACAGTAAAGAACTTACGAACTGGAGAGAATGGGTTTGATAAGATGACTGACTTTGCTAAAACCTCAAAAACATTTGGAGCATTCTACAGGGATGTTCGTATGATGAATACAGCTTTAGCAGAATCACGATTAGAGGGAGGAATGGTTCAGAATGAAACTTTTGATAAGTTAGTTCAAGATCATATTGGTAGAACAGGTCAGGCTCCAATTGGAGATGATCTTAACAGAATAATGTCTCAAGCTAAATTAGCAGGAGTTAATACAACATTAGCTAACGTACCAGCAATATTCTTTTCTAACAAAATTGTATTTGAAAAAGCATTAGGCGGATTCAAACCATTTAAAGAACTTACAAAAGGTGGTCTTGGTACAATGGTAGAAAACGTTGTTAAGAAAACCGGTAAAGATAGATATGCAGGATTTATAGATACGGCTAATCCTAGAAACTGGTTTACTAAAAAATATGTTAAACATACAATTAATCAGTTTAAGCCAGCAAACCTAGCTAAGAACGGAATGCGTTATATGGCAGCAAACTTATCAGAAGGTTTGCAAGAGTCATATCAAGAGTCTATCTCTAAGGCTATGACCGATTACTATGTTAATACATACATTAGCCCAGAGATAGCAGGTACAGCTTACTATAAACAAATGTTATCTGAAGGATTTGGATCACAATTAAGTGGTCAAGGAGCTGAAACATTCTTATCAGGTTTCTTAATGGGAGGTTTGGTACAAGGGCCACAATCCCTTCTTACTCAAGCTGCTCCCCAATTAGGTAAAGATCTTTATAA